ATTTCGATGGGTTTAAAACCTTGGATTAACAAATAGTTATACACAATGCTACGAAAGTGCAACCACTAAGCAATTTCAGATTCGATAACTGAACCAATTTCATGTTCATCCAAAGTATATTTACCTGGAAATGTTTTAATATCCAAGGGATTTACTTTTTTCCATATTTCTAAATCTTCTTGATACATCTCAGCATAGCAACTTTCAGATACAATCTTATTTTCTAAATGTTTTAATAAGTATTCATGTGCTTTTGTTTTGTTTTCAGCCATAACGAAAAATTCAGCACTATAATTGTTTGGATTGTAATAATACATTTTCATAATTTTAAAAATTTAATTGTTAGTAATTTATTAAAGGCATCGATTTCGATAGGTTTAAAACTTTAATTAATAAATAGTTATACCACATTTATCCAATCGTCAGCATCTTCCATTAACTCAATCTGTCCGTTTCCTTGTTCTATTATTTTATTTAAAACACCTAACCCGTAAGATGTCGCTGTTCCATATCCTTTTTTGTGACACTTATAGCAACTTCCACTAAATCCAATAAAATAATAAAAGTTTTCGTCTTGTTCTACTTTACTAATTCCAGAATTTAATCTATATCTGTCACCATATAAATAACCACCAGCCCAAGTTCCAAAAACTTTATAGTAATTATTTGGTAGTTTTAATATTACCCATTTTTCGGGTGTTTCGCTTATATTTCTTTCCATAATTTTATGTTTAAAAACTTGAATTAACAAAAAGTTATAAAATATAAAAATTATTTCTTTACGCCAACATTAACCATATCAGGTAAATCTTTACCATTTCCATATTTCAACAACTCAAAATATTTTTCATCACCTATTACACCATCAATAGTCCATTCAGTTTTCACACCATTCTCATAGATTGGTATTGAATATTTTTCGTTGTTTTTTACTTCTTCGTTTTCCATAATTTTTACGATTTTAAAACTTTATCATACGCATCGTAACTATACTCATACCTCCTCCCATCCTTTACACCACTTACTGTAATTTTAAGTGGATACTCCTTCTTACATTCTCTTATCCTTTCTTCCTTCGTACCTTTAGTATTGTAAAAGTAGTACAACCAAGCCTGCCAATAATAGTTACATTCAATAGGTGCAAAGATTAAAGCAATCTGCCACTTATAAAATGTAAATGACCATATAGGATTATACTCGAACCTATAGTCAGTATCTGACCACTTTGTCTTATAACCTAAGCCTACAAGGTCAAACCCTACTTTTTTACGAGAATAAAAGTAAGGTACTCCAATAGTCATCCTACCTATATATAACTTAGGTAGGAATGGCTTAAATGGAGAGTTATAGACTTTTAAGAAAGTGAACCTATTCATAAGTTTTTTAATCTTGATAGTTCTTCTTCCAAATTTTTTATCTTCTCAGCTCTTTGGACTGCTACTTGTTCTTGAATCTTATCTTTTTCAGTTTTAAGATATTTTGAAAAGTTATTATATAATTTCTCTAAAGTTTCTGAAGTGGCAGTAAATCCCATTGCTATTCTATTTGCATATCCTGCAACCTCCACTTCGCCATCGAATTTCACTGAGTAATCTCTTCTACTGTAAGTGGATAAGTATACCCCAACCTCCCCATAGTCTGTCTGTAACCAGGTGTGTCCACTTGGGAAATCTTCTTCTATGGCATATTGGTAATACTGCTCTGCTAATTCGATTAAGTTTTTAATTTGCTTTTCCATAACTTTTTTTATTTAATTGTTAACTAATTTACAAATAGGAAATCCATAAAGCATTCTAACGGATGGAGTAACAATATTATTGTCTACTAACCATCTATATATACCTTCATTCTCACTATAATCTTTAATGGCTAACTCATCAGGTTCTAAACCTTCAATCCAACTTGTTGCTACTGCTACTGGTGAATGGTCCTGCTTATCTATTAGATAGATAGCATCTCCCCCATTTTTGTACTGCTTAATCTCAATCTGTACATCAAAACCTTTGTAATTCATTTTTGTAACTTTTAATTAATTAATATTTTAAATACTTTTGTTTTATCACTAATTACTAAACTCAATAAATTGGTAATCACCATCAGTAATAGCACCTAATTTATTATATATTTTAGGCACTTGTTTTTTATTAACCCTATTTGGTAAGTAAGAATAAACACCTTTAACATCATTTGCTGAAAAATCAAATAGAGCTTTGTATAACTTTGTGCCGTACCCCTTATTTCTATATTTATTCTCAATTTCTATTGAACGAATAGATAAATAAGTACCACTTCTATCTTTAAAGTTCATTTTACTCTTCCAAGCATCTATGTACCCACGTTTAACCCAATACTCTTTACCTTTCACATCTTCTTTATGCCATAAAGTTACATATAGTGCATCATCTTTATCATCAACAGCAATCCTAAAAGCACCATCATCGTAAACAATTTGTTTCCCGTGTCCATCAACAAACAACACTTTCCTTGACTTATCACGGTTAATATCTTCATTTACGAAATCTTCCCTAACTGTCTCTAAAAGTTTTGTAAGTTTCATTAGCTTTTACTATAAATATAAACGAGAGTATCAATCCTTTATAACTACTGTCCATCCCATCTCGGATGCTAAGTTACGAATTATTTTTAAATTTTCAAATAATTTTATGTCTGCATCAGTAAAAAGACTACTATTAGTTACCATAGACTCTATCTTATCTCTTGTCTCTCTGTCTATCTCTGTGTAATCTCCTGGGTCAAACCAATTAAAATATCCTTCAGATATATCAAAATACTCCAATGTATCATCTATATACAAAAGTTTGGGAGAAGGCATTCTTAATACTAATATAGTTTTAGATTCTCTATCTACATCTATATATAACTCATTTAGATCATACCCTATACCTACATTAGCTTTTACTTTAACTACCATCTTCTTTCTGAAAGGAGATAGATCTAACTTCCAATAGTCTTCTTTAGTATATATCTCTGTAAAGTTTGCTTCTATTACTGTTAGGGAGATTACTTCTCGCACAGAATTTAGAATGACATCGTGAGAGACTTGTTCTGTTTTAGGTTCTTCTCCCACACTTTTTTGGGCAGACATAAAGAAATAAAGAAATACCAAAACAAAAATAACCATAATGGCTGTAACTGTGTTTTCTACTATTTTCATAACTTTTTTATTTAATTTTTAAAGGCATCGAAATAGATGCTTTTAGAGATTGGGTTAAGTAATAATTTAGCACCAATACTATGAAAGTGCTTCATAGTAACGTTGTAAATCATTTTCATTTTTAAAATATTTAATATCCTTTGGGGTGTAGTTAACCATCTCTCTACCTTTTATTATAAGACCATCATAACCCAACTTTAACATTTCATCTTCCATAGTTGTATTTGATTCAAAAAAACGAGGACTATAATCTTCGTTATGTTTTTTACAAAAATCATTAATTAATTTTTGTCTTAACAATTCAGCATTATTTAATGAATCAACAATTTTTGGTTTTCTTGGTATCCCATTTACAACAAAATATATTTTACCATATTGTTTTGCCATTGCTTTATTACTTAAAGGTACTGTATATAATCCTTTTCCAAAAGAACCATATACTTCATTTGCTTTACCTAATTCTTTCATTCCACGCAAAGTTACATTTTTACGTTTCCATTTTGAATAATCTTCAATATTTTCATTTAAATACCCTCTTGCAATGGTTACTAAAAGCTTTCTCGAATCTTTCATACCTTTACTTTATTAATAAATAGTTGCAAAACATAGCCAGAAGCATATTGGATTAACAAACAGTTATATGCAATGCTACGTTTCATCTTCGTATTAATTTTCATCGTAACATTCTTTTTGTTTTATTTTTATGGGTCATATTTAATCTCATCAATTATTATATTATCGTCATTGAATAATATATAATCGTGCCAATTTTTAGTTATTTTATTTAGTAACCCATCTATACCATTTTTAGATAAAAACAAAGATGCGTTTTTATCACCACCTAAAATTCTTGATAACGTTTTATAAAACAAAAATCCATTATAAGCAAACTCAACAACTTCATCAGATTTTTTGTTATAATGATTAAGTGCTTCTACAATCCTATTAACTATAAGTCCTTCAACTGGTTGTTTTAAATCAATTAAAACATACTGTTTCTTATTTTTAAAAAGACTTACTTGATATAAATAATCACCATATTGCGTATTTGGAATACTGTTTGAAAAATATAACCCCCACCCATATCTCTGTCTATTACTGTCAGAACTAACATTTGACAATTTAAAATCATAAAATTTTTTGGGGCTTCTATGATATGCTATTATCCCATCTATATTATGATTTAATTCTTCACTCAAATATCCCTTTGCAATGGTTGCTAAAAGCTTTCTCGAATCTTTCATATCTTTACTTTATATATAAATATAGTAAACAAAAAACAAGGAGGCTTTGGGTGTTTCAGGGTTTCTTGTTGAGTGCAATGAGGAACGTCTACCTACTACAAACCCTTTTTCGGCAATTAATCCACTCTACCTCTCAACTAAAGCGTACTCACCTCCTTGTTGTATTTTTATGGTTATACCCCTAAAAACTTTTAAGTCTAAGTATAAGTTTAGGGTTATAACCCAAAAGCTATAATCGTATTTTTAAATGGATTGCCTTCTATATCAAGAACCAAATCTAACATCTGCTGTGCAATCTCTTGTATTTCTTTTTGAGCATCAGGTTTATTTCTTAAAGATAAGAAGTGGTAAAAACTTCTCCAATTAAAAGAAACATCCATAGTAATCTGACTATTAAATGTCTTAAAAAATCTTGCTGATTCCTTTGCTCTTTTCCTACCAAGTATTGGCGTAAGTTCTTCCAGGCACTTATGGTATAAGTTGTTTGATGCTTGAGAAAACACCTCTAACTTACCTTGCCATTCTTTTGGAAAGTCTTGAGGTATATATGTTTTATCTTCTTTAAGTTCTTTATACCTTGCACTCTCCCCATTGATGCTCACACCTATACGATGTTTTAATAAATGGATATGAGATGCCTGGTCGACAGTAACTAAAAAGTGTAGTGTACTTTTTTCAAACGGAGTATGATGTCCATTTTCTGCCAACATTTTAAGAAGGGCAGGAACTCTCGATAACTTCTCATCACTCAAATCTCTACTTGTACTGGTCCAGGCACTTTGTGCGTGGGTTAAATCACTACCATAATACCCAATCAACTCTACTGTATTCATTTGTATAGATTTTTTGAATTACTTATCATACACATTAAGACACTCAAGTGCTTTGTCCAGACATTTTTCTTTCATTATATCTCGTGCAGGTGCTACATATCTTGCATAATCTTGGTAATGTTCCCAATCTGTAAAACATTCTATGCTATCGTATTTATACGTTCTATGCTCTACACCCTCTGGAAATAATTTCAACATTTCCTCCCAATTATTATCCCTAACTGCATTGATAATATTAAATGCCAACACAATGTTTTTGTCTTTACTCATAATTTTTTGCTTAATATAAGTTATGTCGAAATTTTATTAAATATTCATCATCTATAATCAAAAGATGTAGTTAATATAAAGTCTAATTTTAACTTTTTAATCTTTGTTCTCTTTTTGTTAGGGTATGCCTCTACTCTAAACCCACCTGTCATAATAATATAAGGTATGTCACGACTTGTTTTTTTACTTTCTAAACACCTACCACAAGCCTCTTCTAACAATTCTTGTGCTGTACTTTTCAACTTAAGTAAATTTGGTACTTCTTTAAAATACCAAGTCCAATTTAAAAATGTCATAGTCTTATGTACTTTTTCAAAGTCAAAACTACTAAGTACCTCTTTTATTAATTTTTTCATAGTCTATAGTTAATCTTCAAATAAATCACAACACCAGATAGGAGTCTTTTCTCCCATATAAGCTCCACTTACATTATAAGTAAAGTACTCCATAGCATCTATCTCATCCATATCAGTCTGTAAGATCTCTAAACACTTTTTAACTGAATAGATAAGTCTCATAGAGTTTTCTTCTACTCCTATAATAGCATCATCAAATCCATCAGCTTTTAAGAACTCTTCTTCATAGTAATTTTCAAGTATAGATTCTAGCATATATTTGTAATTTAGGTTATAGTTTTATTACTTCTCCCTTAACTCTCATCCAATAAGATATAGTACCCTTCATATCAAGTTCATAAATATTCTCAACACTCTGTAGTTCAGCAATCATATTATTTAAATGTATAAATACAATGTGCTTAACTTGTGAAGCGTTCAAAGATGCTCCTACAAACGAATCGTGACTAATACTTACAATTAATTCTTTTGCTTTTTCTTATAATTACATTTGTCTTAATTCCATTTTTACATCAATCCAATATTTAACAGCCAAATCATCTGCAATCCAATTAGCTACGTCTTTATGAGGCACTCGCATCAAGACTTCATCTGCACATATTAACGCATTCTTAATTGCTATCGAAGTGCAAAGTATTTCATTACCACAGTCAGTATCTTCAGCCATTAATATCATTCTGAATTGGTTAACAAGGTCTTCTGCTTTTTCTTTTGGTGTCATTTACATTTTATTATTTCTACACATACTCCAAAATGAAGCCAGGTAAAGTTTAAAGAATAATCACAATCCTCCTTAATATAGAAGGTTGGAATAAGATAAAAGGTATTTGCATTTGTGAATGTTTGTATCTTCATAGTTAAAATTTAAAAAGGAGAGGCAGTAGTTACCTCTCCAAAAAGTTTTTCATAGTGTTAATTGTGCATTCTTTCTATTCTTCTATCTAATCTATCAAATTTACGTTTGTTCTTTATAAGAAACTGGTATCTTTCATACGCCTCTTCTTCTTTAAAAGTAAGACCATTCTTAGCGTGTATAGCATCACAAGCTACCTGTATATAAAGCTTCTGTCCTGTTGCTTTAGTTATTAGTTGTCTGTAACATACATTAGGATATAGATACTTTACATTAAAGATAACGTTATCTTCTTTGGAGTGTGCTTCTTGCCGTAATTTTTCAAAGGCTTGATCTTCCAAGCCAGTGTTTATAGTTTCTAAGATCTCTTCTAAAGAGACAATATCCTGGCCTTTTTGTGAATACCCAAGATATGCTGATAACAGTAATACTAAAACTAAACTAATTCTTTTCATAACTTTGATTTTTTAATGTTGTAAACAGTTTTAAAATTGTGGTGGTATACAGCCATCTATGGTAACGACATTGATGTCGCTATGTTGTAAACAGTTTTAAAATTGTGGTGGTATACAGCCATCTATGGTAACGACATTGATGTCGCTATGTTGTAAACAGTTTTAAAATTATGATGCTAAAGAGACACCGTTTGTAAATACCTTTCAAATTGTGGTGGTATACACCAATATAAGGAGTACTACCTTCATAACATAAGTTGTAAATACCTTTCAAACTGTGGTGGTATACACCTCTGATTTAACTTTGATACTATAGGTACTAGTTGTAAATACCTTTCAAATTGTGGTGGTATACACTGAAAGTTTTTCTGCTTCTTCTTTTAGATCTGTTGTAAACACCTTTCAAATTGTGGTGCTATACACCTACATCTTATTGTGCATCGTTCTTCATTTGGTTGTAAATACCTTTCAAAATGTGGTGGTATACACCTTCAGCAGATAGTAGGTAACCTAAGTTTTCGTTGTAAATACCTTTCAAACTGTGGTGGTATACACCTTCAGCAGATAGTAGGTAACCTAAGTTTCCGTTGTAAATACCTTTCAAACTGTGGTGCTATATACCAAGCTATACTTATTTTTTTGTCTAACATTAGTTGTAAACACCTTTCAAATTGTGGTGGTATACACCCTAACTATACAAAGGCTACAATTTAAAAGATATTTCGTGTGTTCTCACACGTTATGTCTTTCGACATTAGCCGCCTAGCGTCCTCTCGGCCTCTCGCTTTCATTTTAAAGAAAGATTTTGAGCGACTTTACCACTTGCGTAGCAAAGAAGGGGTTGACGCTATATCTGCAAGCCTTTAAACCCGCTACACACGGGCGATTATTTCAATGAACTTACTTAGATCGTAAATCTACAAACCTTTTATCTAATATCCAAACTTTTTTGAATATTTTTTGCAGCATTTATATCTCTATCGTGGTCAACACCACATCTAGGACACGTCCACTCTCTTGTATTAAGAGTTAAACTGTTCTCTATATGTCCACAATTACTACAATACTTAGTTGTGTTTGCAGGATTTATTTTATTAAACTCTATACCTCTTACCTGAGATTTAGATTTTATCTTATTAGTTAAACTTCCCAAACCTAAACGAGTTGCCGATCTACTCATACCAAACTTCTTCTTCCTTTTTTCTACCATAAAATTTAACTTAAGATCTTCCATCTGAATCTTATTATACTCTCCTTTGGTAAGAACATGAGATACATACTCGTTATAATTAGCTCTTATGTTATTTATCTTTTTCTGTATTCTGTACTTCTTCTCCAACACCCTACTATAGTTATTACTCTTCCAGTAATTCTTTTTATCTAATCTTTGTTTCCTGCTAATAACTTTATTTAAAACATCTATCTTCTTCTCCAACTTTTTTATCTGCTCTACTGGAGGGTGAAATTTTACCCCATCAGAAGTAGTAGCTGCGGTTTTTACACCCAAGTCTATACCTAAACTATTATCTTTAGGTACATAAATTTTATCATACCTATCTATTTGCGGAAGCTCCAAACCAAAAGACACATACCAACACATAGAACTGTCCCTCATAAAAGAAACTCTTTTTATTTTGCTATTATAAAACTTCTTGTGACATTTTATCTTAAAAGAATCACTAATACCTAATCTTTTTAATGTTTTCGTAAAACAATAATATCTATTGTTGTCATAGTCAATAGCAGTGCTTCTTTCTATAGTTGAGTTATTAGACCCAAAATGCAGGTCTCTATAAGACTTTTTCTTTTTAGGGGGACTTGTTTTTCTAACTGTAGCATAAGGATCTTTCTCTAATATCTTTTTATTCTTTTTAATTTGAGTATAAAAGTTATCAACTCCTTTAATAAAATTATTACAAACATTATACAAAAATATAGAAGGAACATCATCTAACCAGTCAAACTCTTTTAAATAATGTCTAAGCCTATTAATCTCCTTTAAAGAAGTTCCAGGTAAGTTCCTGGGTTTATCTGGATTTTGGCAGAACTCTTCTACCAGTTTGTTATAAGCTCCCCGACATTTGTTGCCTATCTCAGTTAACCACTCCTCCTGCTTCTTATTAGGATACATCCTATATACTATAGAAGTGCCGTAGTAATAAGATTCTTCAGCATCACGCTTTACTTGTTTTCTTTTTATCTTATAGTAGTTCATAACCTATTATTTATACGAGTTAAAAGTAATATTGTTAAACTCAATAATACCGTACTGTCCAGAAGTTCTTAAAGTATCTAAAAAATAGAACCTCCCATCTGTAGCTACTCCTTTTACATCTACTCTCTTTTGTGTAGTATGCCCTACAATTTGAATATAGTCTTTTTTTATAGTATGAGAATTATTCATAAGACTTCTAGGACGTATCCATATACAGGACTGCTCCTTATTATCTCCAGAAGCATCTTCACAATCTTCATCAAAATCAAATATATGAGGATTACTCAAAAATAAAGTATTAATAGAAGAATCTATTGTGTCTCTACTATAATTTATTTGTGCTTTTAGTAAGAAATTATCTGAAACTCCTGCATGTGTGAATAAGTAGTTACCTTGTTTATAGCACATTGTAAGATTGTTTAAAGTACTTCCTACAAGTTCCTTTAACACATCTTCACTGTGACTCTGAAAACCACTTATATCGTCTGTGTCTATGTAAGGAAGATAATGAAAGTCGTGATTTCCTACTAGCATTATTATGTCTGCTCCGCCACTTTTTTTAAACTCTACTATTTTATTGTAGTTATTTATTTGCTGAGAAGTACTTACTTCTGTAGAGTCGAAATAGTCCCCTAAGAAAATAACTCTATCAGGAGATTCTTTAGCTACTATTAACTCCCATACACCTAAACCGTGTATATCTCCAAGAACTACTGTTTTCATAAATCTCCCTCAAATTTCTCACAGTGAACAAAACCTAAAGAAGACGTACAGTGCTTGTCTAAATTCTCAGAAAGTTCGTGAGAGAGATCACTAATCTCTAACTTATTTTTTGATAGTTTTTCTAATTTATAAGATAACTGCGAGTATCTGGAGTACGCTTTAACGTGGTCCGTATACTCCTCTAGATACACTTTACCGCAAAGACTTGCGTATATTGAATATAACATAACTTATTTTTTATTTTTCAGAACAATGCAAGGAAGGTCTGGATCTACTTTTTTAACTTTTCTATCTAAAGAGTACATCTTTATATCATCTGGATGTATAAGTACTATAGTCGTAGAGCCATCTTCTTCTCTTAATTTAGCCCATAAAGCAATATCGCCAGCATTTATCTTTCTACCAGAGTGGTATATAGGGTTAATTAAAACCCTAATACCTTGCTCTGTTGCTGGCAAATTATTCTTAATTTGAGATTCAAAAGCTTTGCCTATTGTCACAGTTTAACATTTTTCATAAAGTCATCTAAATCACTAGTAGCTTCTTCAGTTACTACCGTAGAATCAAATTGAGGTCTAATTTTAGTTTCATATAAAGAAACCCAAAAACCTTCTTGTGCAAAATTTAATTTAACTTGATCAGTAGTAAGTCCCCATTGCATAATCTCATCATCCTTATAACATACAATACTAGGATAGTTCTTCTTATCAACATAAACTCTCATCTTTAAAACAGAACCTTTTAGGTCATCAGAATTTGACATTCTGTTAAGAATCTCTTTACCTACAGAGTTTAAGTTAACTCTAACTCGTGCAAGAAAATCTCCTAAATCCATATCTAAAACTACCTGCTTTTTATCTCCATACTTATCACTAGTTTTGGTTAAAACTTGTACGTTTTGCAAATAACCAGCGATCTCGTTAGTCTTATCCGTAGTTTGCCAGGAATCGTCCACCTTCTCCTTTAGTTCAAAAAGAGGGGGCAAGTCTTTAATGTTCAATGTAATTAATTTTCTCCCAACTCCGTTGTTAGATCCAAATCCAATTTGTGACATAATAATTATTTTTAATGATTAAAACTTTTACAAATATAAACTATTTATTCGTCTTTTACAAATACACCATTAACTGTTTTACCTGTACGGTTTCTTATTTCATACCAGGCTTTAGACAAGCACTCATTAGGTTCATATCCTAACTGTTTTGCTAATATAATTAAAGTTACAAAAGAATCTCCAATACCATCTTTAATAGCATCTTCTTTTCCTTTGGCCAATGCTCCAGCAGTTTCTCCTACTTCTTCTACTACCTTTAACATTTGCTTAGTGGCATTTTCTTTTTTTATTAAATCCTTTGCTTCTGCCCAACTTATTACATGATCCATCAATGTATCAAATTCTTCAATCATTTTGTAAATTATTTAGTTTATCTAATATCTTTTTACATTTAGCAGCATACTCATATAACTCCTCACTAACAAAGTAATCTAAACTAGTCTGTAAACTCTTACTGTAACCTTCTTTAGGCAGCTTCCCTTCTATAACATAATCGGTACTAGATATAAAAGTAAACTCAAGAGTACCGTATAATCCACTTTCTATGTTATCGGATATATTTTTTAGTAGGAACTCATGAAACCTTCTCGACTTGATTATGAAATCAGAGTCCATAAATTCATCCTCTATAAAAAAAATATTATCCTCTTGCATATATTTCTATCATTATAATTTTTATGTAAAGGTTATCTGAGTCTCCTTTCTCAAAAGTAAAAGTATGTTTAGAATTATCTATAACCTTATTTAACATAGTAGTGTATACTAGCCCACATACTTGAGTGTACATCTCTTCTTTAATACCTTCTGAGTAGTTATATAAGGCATCTAATATACCTTTCTTAGAAAAGTCTGAGTTATCTATAACTAATTGCATTATGCTATACTTGTTGTCTTTCTATTATAGGAATATTTAACTATATGAAGTTCTGCTATTCTCAGCTCCGCCAAATTTGTGAGAATTTCTACATCGTATTCTAAATCTTCAGATCTTTTTGACACGGCCTCTGCAATATCTAATAAGGTCTTATAAGTATGTTCATCTGCTGGATCTTCTCCCCTATACAAAATACCTTCTGTATAAGCATTAATGTAGTAAACTACTAAAGCATAACATACTGTCATTAAGATGTCATCACTATCTAAAGAACCGCTCTCTAGATTCTCTGTAGTAGATTTAAAAATCTCCTCTAACTTCATAGCTGATTTGAAGTTTTCTTCTGAGGAGTCTAGTGTTAAAAACAAATTAAATGGATTCATAATAATTATTATTTATTAAAAGTAACAGGTATTCTTATATTAGAAGTAGAACGTTTACCTCTAATGGATATATTAAAATCTGTACTAAGATATCTATTAGATGCGTTTACGTTTATTCTAGAATCTACCTTATCAGAAAGAGGAACATTAAAGTTACTGCTTAAAGATGGATACACAGAACAAGATGACATAAACATAACTAATGATAACAAAAATAATAACTTTTTCATAAAATAAAAATTTAATCGTGTAAAATCTGTTTTCCTTCTTTCCCTTCCTCCAAAATCTCTACTAACTCCCCTACCAATTCTATAGTAGGATAGTTTTCTCTTAACTTCTCTAAATGCTTTTTAGCAGACTTAACATCAGGTGCTACAATATTAGGACCAGACCATTCTGTAAGATCATTAGGTGTTGTATACTTAGTTACAAAAGTTTTCATATACCTTCATTTTGGTGATTATCTAATAGGTACAAGTTATATTGAGTTATAACTTGATATAGTAAGTTCTTATAGTTATTAGAGGTAGCATAGTTTCCTTTGTCTATAGCATCTAACCAATCTTTCCAATCTCCTTTACCCACATACCTCATATAATGAGAAGGCTCGTTCTTAGTCCCTACCATAAACTTGCTATGATACCTAAAAGAGTGCCAGATACCTTTAAACTTTATAAACTTACACTTATCTGGACAATCATCTTTTGCAAGTACATAGTCATTAACAAAAGCCAAATCTTCCCAATTGTCTACTCTTTTAGGTATATTATTACCGTAATACTTTATACCAAAAGGGTTATTACCTTCAAAGACTAACCTGGATCCGTTAGGGTTTTTCTCATCATAACCTCCTTCAACTAAAAACTGTGCTAGTTTAACTGATGCAGGAAATCCGTATAAGTCTTTTTCTATTAAAGCTAGTTTAGCATACCTATTAATATAGTAAGCATGAATACTATCCTTCTCATAAGCTTTTGCTAAAATACTGTTTAGGTCTTGACTAAAAGTACTTTTTACTTTTATGTCATTTACTTTTTCTATGTAGTTATCTTTTGGTAGGTCTTCTCCCCCAACTTTTTGAGGAGCTACAATAGACATAGTAGTTGTAGGTTCAGAAGCCACACTGCTAGGCATTCGTGTATAAGAGCCTATTAAATAGCCCATAATGAATACGAACAAAGAAAATATACTTTTTGAATATTCCATAACTTTTTTATTTAATCGTAACTTTGGAGTGCAATATAGTAACATTTTTTTACAATTCAAATAGATTTCTTTTTTTTGCAAAAAAAATTAGAAAATAAGTTAAAAGATTTAGTATCGCTTTTAACTTCTGTTTTAGTATTTAGTATGAGTATCTTAGGATCTAAGATCCCATACCCTGACTTTATGTCGAAGCTAGGATCTTCTATGTCTATAGTAGATTTAGTTATAGTCTCATAAGTTAGTTCTATTCCTGCTTCCTTCATCAAAGCTAAACAGCCAGTGACAAAAGGTGCTGCCATAGAAGTGCCAGATAGAACTGCATAACCTCCATTTAAGTGCGTACTTAGTATTTTTGCGCCTGGAGATACCACATCTAACTGGTCTCCAAATGTTGTAAAATAAGCTACTTGAAAACTATTATCAATAGCACCAACAGCTACACACTCTTCATAAGATGCAGGATAAAAATCCTCATCCTTACCTGTATTACCAGAAGCTACCACTACTATAATACCTTTATCTTTAGCTTTTTTTATCAGTTTATGCAGTGTTTTAGAATCAGAAGGAGTACCTAAAGACATATTTATTATATCCATTCCAGAATTTATGGCTGCATCTAAAGCGGACGTAATACTCTTTAGATTCCCACTGCCTCCATCAAGTCCTTTAAATATATGTATCTCAGAATCTGGAGCTACACCTAATACACCGTGATTATTGCCTTGTGCTGCTATTATACCTGCAACATGAGTACCATGACCAGAAGAGTCTTCAGGAGTTCCTGACCCTGTAAAATCTTGCGAAGAAGCTATTTTAAGATCAGGATGAGATAAATCACAACCAGAGTCTATGATACCAATCTTTACTCCCTTACCTGTATATCCTTTTTTATGTAAGTCTTCTATACCTAGTTTTTTTAATCCCCAATCAACAGTTTGCGAAAAAGGAAGTATAGGGTTAAGTACATTTATTATATAAGGCGGTACGGATACTTTATTAGACATGTTTTTAAGTTTTAGGTACATCTATAAATATACCTAAAAAGAGAAAACCTGCCAAAGTGTGCTTCTATATCCTTTGGCCAAAAGAACCGTTTTACGAGAGGCATGGCAGGTTATATTCAAAGTAGTTTAAAACTAGACTACTTATTCTTGTAAGGGAATATTTGATTCAGTTGTTCTTTTCTTTTACCGCAACCGCAATCTTCTTTTCCCATAGCCTTAGCGACACTGTTAGCAACTTTGTCCATACCAGTTGCTTTAGCGATTTTTTCTACAGTGTCTCCTAAACCTTTTGCTTTGTCATTCATATCTATTAAATTTAAATTAAAAAATTATTTCCATTCTTTTGCATTGCCTGACTCCAAAAGATACATATTGATGTCATCTCCAGTCTCTGTAAAGATAGTAGCAATAGACCTACCAAAGGAATCAACACCGTTAGATTTAATATAGAAAATACCTTCTGGATTTTCCTCTAATAGTTTTAATTCTAAAATATAAGCAGTCTTTAGTCCTGCTTCTTTCTCTTGTAAGTCTTTAGTTCTAATTTCAGGAGCATCTATATCAGCTAGTCTCAGGATTACTTTCCTCCAAGTATAGAAACCTAAATCAACATCGCACTCAATAGTGTCTCCATCAATTACTCTAAGTAATTTACATTTATAGTTGTAAAGTTCAGATTTTGGGTGTGTCATATTTTAATTAGTTTTTTACATCTGATAAAGTAACAAAGTCAAACATCTTAATGTTCCCACTAGTGTCTATGCCTATATTATTTGAGTGAACATCTAAAAACTCAAATTTATCGAATAAATCTTTAGCTATATTTTTTATCTTATAGATATACTCTTCTAGTTTACTTAAAACATTTAACTGTGAAGTAGGTAAATTCTCTTTTATAAAATCTATAAAATCAGTATTGCCGTCTTCTACTATTTCCTCATACATACCTCCTAAAAAATCACTCCTATACCTATTATATAAACTCTTATAAGGCTCGGTAAACTTTAAAGTAGATGTATTGTCTTTAATTATTTTTTTTATACTACTCTGAAGAGCCTCTATAGCTTTTGATATCCTAGTTGTATCAAGTTTTTCCATAACAACATAAGCAGTGTTAGGGTTTTTACTGCCAGGCCTGATTCTATATACTCTTGCAAACAATTCTGGGTACTTGCTCTGAGTTTCGTATTTAGTCTGAAGTCTTCTTAGACCTCCGCTATAACTTCCTAAATTATATAACTTTATAACACCACTTGGAAGTTTACCTGATTTTGTAGTAAAATCATAAACATCTCCTTCTGCTCCAGATCCTATATACTCTCTTTTCTTAAAATTTACTTCAATTATTAGCATTCTTTAACCTTCTATTGTCTTTCTCTAAGTACTCTAACCTTACTTTATATTCAGCTAGTTGTGTTTTTAAGTCTGATATTTGGTTTTGTAGTTCTTCTTTCTCCCGCTCTTTTTCTTCTAATTTACTCTCTAATAGAGAAACCCTTTCTCTCAAATCTTCTCTAAACAAAACACCTTCTTTGACATCTAAGTCTCTTATTCTACTTCTTAGTTTTAGTTTAGACTCATAAAATTTCCACGCACCCGCAGAACCTGCAACTGTTATAAGAGTTATTAATACCGTATATAAGTTCTCATCCATTTTGTTTTTGAGTTTTGGAAGTCTTTAAATGGTGCAAAACCTCTAATGTACTGCATCTCCAAGTGACCCAAAACAATGCTAAAAACTCAACAAACAATATTATGTACATCTGCAAACCTGTAAAACCATTGTAAGCAGATATGACGATTATACCTAGAATAACAACAAAGCCTATATTAGAACTCCACTTCCTAACCTGTAAACTTCCTAACATATTACCAAAAAGCATACCAGCTCCTGACAATGCTCCTAAAAAATAATAATACTCTGGCAGTATACTATGCCAGCAGAATATGGAAGGAGAAGGATGGCATAACTGTCCTATGAGAACAATAGCTAAAACAATTTCTAAAGGTTCAGTATCCCCGTACTTTAGTATTTCTATAAATTTTTTCATTGTTTATCTATTAGTCTATTTTTATAGTTTTGCCATTTCTTCAAACTAGATATAATATTACGTTTCTTTTTAGGATCTTTAGTTCTCTTTAGAGTAGCCTTAGCTCTGTTTATCATTAATAGAGTAGCTCTTACTTTATGAGCGTAGTTATCAAGATCGTCTAAACCTTGTATGCTTGCTGTAGTGTCGATAGGATTCTTAAAGCCTATATCTACACTAGCATCATCCCCAGGTCTATTAAATAAGTCTATCTGTTTTTTAGTCAACTTTCCTCCTTCCTTATCGTATAAGTCTGGCTCATCTTTTACTTCGTCTTCTTTAGGTATCTCCAAGAACTGGTAGACTCTTTCCATCCTGGTCATATCACCCAAAGGATTCCCAATATCTTCTCTGGTACTATCAGATAAATCGACAACAGAACAAGGTCCTAATAACTTATCATTCTCTATAGCATCTATAGCCATAATATGAAAGTCCTCTCTATCTAAAGGTATAAACTTATTTTTGTACTGAAATACTCTGGCAAGTCTACCTTGGTTCTCTCCCTTTGCGTTAAGTACAGATTTTCTTAGTATCTTAAATGGAGGATACAAACTGCTTATTCTAACATGTTTCTCCGCCCCTAACTGATCCATTAAGTTCTCCACTCTAGCTTTCTCTCCTCTTAGTTTATATTTTTTCTTAAAGTGTTTTAATAATGCTAAATGAGCATCGACAAAAACCAACCTAAACTCATTAGGGAACGATGTGATACCTTTAGGCATCTCATTGGCATCTATAGTAGTAGACTGTATCTTAGAAAGATTCTTCTTAAAAAGATCCTTATCCTGTAAGGCTTCTTTTACTATTTTCTTTAAACTCATTTTGTTAAACGTATCTACTATATAAATAGTCAAAACAAAACTAAATAATGCTCAAAATTATCTAAAAGATTAAAAAAAGTATCATAATCAATCTCTAACTGTACAGCATCGGCTTGTGTAGGGTTTTTAATAAACCAACTATACTCACAAGTACCTTCATGTATGTACCTTACATTATTCAGCCTTGTCCATATTGTCACCTTCATCTTTTATTTTTTTAGCTTCTAGTTTATCTATCTCTAATAAAATAGTTTCTTTAGTCTCTTGTAGTTGTCTTAAAGTCTCCGTATATATGGTGATGTTATACTCAACTACTCCTAGTTTTCTATATAAGTCAGAAATATCTTCCATTACAAATCTTCAAATTTTTTCATATTACCATTCAAGTTACCTACCTGTAGGAAGTAACAGTTATAGCATAGTAACTGTAAGTTATCTAGTTTATGGTTTGTCATGTCGCCATCTTTCCAGTCTAGTCTTAAAGGTATGCTATTATCTTTTATCCTCTCCTCTGGATTTTTGTTAAAAGTACAAAGTTCATTATAGCACTTAGCTTCTAATAGACCGTCCTGTAGTAGTTTGTCTTTTAGTTTTCCTGGAGGGTATTTAGGAAATTTACCTTCTATTATCTCCATAGAAGTTACATGGCCACCCTGGGGAGATCTTATACCTTTTCTTCCTCCTTTTAGTCCTATATTCTTATGAAGATCGTATAGAGACTTACTAGTCTCCTTGTCGATATATATGCTTGCGTACTTTTTATAGGTATTAAAAGCAACATTCAAAAAGTTGGCCGCCTGTCTATTTGACTTAGTATTAGCCATTGCATACCTTATTTTAGCCTCTGACAATTCGTATGCTTTGCTATTATGCATAACAGTTTAAATTTTTATTATATCACATTTAACATTTTTACTCAAGATCTTTTGGTATTTTTCCAAATCAGATTTACTATACCCTGTAAAAATCTCTATAGATTTGTTTCTGTTTAGTAGCATTGATATTTGTTCAGCTTGAGACTCTGGTACAGGAAGGTATGTACATAGTACAAGAGTCATAACATTAACATCTATCTGTTTAGAAGTTTCCAGTCTCAAGCAGTAACTACTCATAAAAATAAGTTTAATGTTTTAGAGTATACATATAACAACGGAAACCAAAATAAAGAAAACAGATCAGCACTAACTGGTCTGCCACTATTTCTATCTACTGTATATAGGATACACACTTTACTAACGCCTAACGTTATTACTGATAGTTTTTTATTAAAAATCCTCTTCTTCATCGAATCCTAGTTTTACAATTAAGTTTGATATGTAATTACACATATCATAGTTTTCTATATGCTCATAACAATCTTTTAAATCAGATAAAAAATAGTACTTATCTTTATCTGAATATCTTTTCGGCCAAGGTATGTCCTCTACACTTATTATCTTGGACATATCTTTCTCTAAAATATCTTTTACTAATTCTGATTCTGTCATTTTTTAGCGAATTTTTCTGATGATATAAATCCCATACCAGATAAAACAATCCACATTAACCCGTCAAAGATATACTCTGAGACTTTAAAGGACGTAAACAAATCTAGAAAAACACAAAAGACTATCAACAAGAGAGTGGTTATAGTAACCACCCTCTTTGATGAAATAGATCCTTGTGAATCTTTTAAAGGTTCTGAAAATGATCTAAACATTACTGTAGTATTTCTTCTATAGGACTCTTAGAGACAGAGACTATCATAAACTCAATACCATGTTGTGAAAGATTTTCAGTTGTCTTTGCTTCCGCATCTCCCACGCTTACTGCATTGACCAAGTACTGCTTTGTACTCCATTTAGGTCCTTTGTCGGTGTCGTACTGTTCTTTAAACTTAACTAAATAAAATTCCATAAATATTTTATTTTTAAAAATTAATAACTGGTACAAATATACTAAATTATATTCAACTATGGTAAAGTATAATAAATTATTCGTAAATATTTGGATTAATTTTACCGTAATGTCTTAGTAAGACTCCAGCCAAAGAATTGGCCTCATTTTCCTGGGGAGAACCAGTCTCTCCAGCTCCAGGGACTAATTGTCCTTTACCCATCTGCTTATGGTGTACTAATTCATGTGCTATAGTTCTAAGTATATCAGCTAAGTTTCTATTATAAACATATACTTTTAAAGTATTATCCTGTGGGGAGTATTGTCCAAAGGTTCTGTACTTCTTCGCAAAATTTTGAGAGTTTACTAACTTCATAGTAGGTCTCTGTATTTTAAGTTCTTTTGTACAGTAGTCTACAAACTCCTCTAATATATTTACTCTCTCTTCGGTAAGTTGTTCTAGTAATAATTTAAGTTTCATCTAATAGTATTATTTTTCTCCTTTCCAAATTTTCCCTTGTCTGCACCTAACAACAGCTCCAGAAGCATAAGCAGAAGGCCACTCTTCATACTTTCTCTTTGCTATTCTAGTGCATCTATCATCCTTCTTCTCGTTTATAGAATACTCTTTATTTGTTAAGTCTACTTTCAACTTAACAAGACGTTCTATCTCTCCTAATCTTCTTAAAGACTTAAAGACTAAATTCTCATAGGAGTACTCTCCCCCTTTCTCTAAACCAGATTTTCTAAACTTCTTTATTTTATCTTTAAGCGAGTCTATTAAACTTATAATAACTTCAGGATCATCTTTAGATTTTTCTAAAGCATCTATTCTTTTAGAGTACTCATTAGTCTTATCGTAAACTTTTTTAGAATCTATTGATATTTCTTCTGCGGAAGGTTCTGCTATCCATTTATTATCAGTTACAGAATATACGCCAGAAGCTGTATGTACTTCATCTATATCTTGAACATAAAGTTCTACATCATATCCTTTTATTTTAATATCATAAGTATCATTCCATATAGACTTTTTAGAATCAAAGAACTTTTTTAATAAATCTGCTTTATCTGAAAGTTCATCAAAGTCTACTATTATGTGTAAATCTACATCTGAGTAAGTAGACCAGTTAAAGTTAGCTAAAGATCCTGTAAGTCTTATATCTTTAATCTCTAAAGGTATCTCTAAATATTTTACAAACATATTAGCAATCTCAATAAGTCTAGTTCTTATAGACTCATGCATTACCTTACTATTATCAAATATATCTTTAGATAAAGTATCATTCTGGTTAAAAGAATTAAATACAGGATCGTTAGGAGATACTACTTCCTTTCTTACTTTAGCTTTTTTAGTATTAGAAACAAACTGCTTTCCTTTCTTCCCGCCCTCTTTTTTCTTCTTTGCTGTCGCAGCTCGCTCACTTTTTGATAGGCTATTTGCCTTAGCTCTAGGAAGACATCTACTAGGTTTACTCTTATCCTTCATAGTACCACAAGGACCAGTTATTTCTCCAGAAGTATTTATCCTTACCCAATCTTCTTTTTTAAACCAATTGTGAAGACTTGTGCTACTCTTGCTATATTTTTTTCTTTTTTTTTCATTCAAATGCCCTGAAGGCATACTATCTTTAGTAGCAGGTATATCCACACTCCTGTAATAGCCTGGTTTATCTACCCCGCCATACTCTAACTTATAAAGCTTGCCATTAAACTCAAAATAAGGATCTGCATCCTTATCCCCTCTTTTCACAGCTTCCTTATACTTTTTCATAGCAGCTGCAAATGCTTTTTGAAAGGGAGTCTTTTCTTCTATAAACCCTATAGTATTTTTAGGCATCTTAAAAGGATCGCCAGAAGTCACAGGTGTTATTTTATAACCTTTATCATCATACTTAATAATCGCCACCACTTCTCCAGGAGCCTCCGTTCGTATAAACTTATCAGCCACTCCCTTATTATATAATGTCATAGAAAGGGCGTTCTTAAGCTCATCACTTAAAGTCATCCACTTTTTAGGATCTAAAAAATGAGAATCATCTACTACATATCGCTCTTGACCTGTATTTTTAAACCACTTTTCATACTTTGCTGGGTACTTCTCCTTAATCCAGTCTGTGATGTCTACATTTTGATTGTCCTTATAATAGGAATAGGCTCTCATAATAAAGTTTCTCAACTTATCTGTTCGAGTAGGAGGCTGTACTACTTCAGTCTTATCAGGATCTTTTACTGGGGTTTGAGCCTGTGCCTTAGATATGTAAGGCATAATAGATAATGCTGCAACAGTTACTCCTGTTACTATATCTTTTCTAGATATTTCATTTAGCTCAGCCTCATTAAGCAGGCTGTTCTGGCTGCTCCTCTTCTGCTCCAGTAGGCTCTTCAGCTGGTTGTTCTGTTTCATCTCCAGCAGGCTCTTCAGCAGGAGCTTCTTCTCCTCCCTGTTGCTCGGTATCATCTGACTCATTATCGGGTTTTTCTAATTTTATTAAGTCTTCTTTAGACATTATAATACTTCCTATCATAACGTGGTCTATGTCCATATACTCAAACTTTACAGAATCTCCCTTAGAATCATAACCTATCCCTACCTTATCGTTTATTAAATCCCAAGGATCATTCACTACTAGATAGTCACCATCAACATAGACCTTAAACTTAAGACCTAAGTCAAGATAATCATCAATCATATTAATATCAAAGTATTTAGACATAAGACTGTTTTATATAAATATAAGAATATACTAGTTAATTTTAGGAATCTCTAAGTTACTTAATATCTTTAGATCTTTTGTAGGAACAAGAACAATAACATCATTTCTACCTTTTCTTCTATACATTCTATATATCTCTGGAGTGTCAACAAACTCCTTAAAAATACTAGATTTTAATGAATCAATCAAAGCAGTCCTGCTGACAATAAGCCACTCTGTTAAAGTTTCAAAAGCTATATTATCTGCAAGACCAAACAACCAACCAGCATCTCCATTTACATTTTGAAGTTCTACCCAATGTATAGAATCATCTACTGAAGGGTCGCTTCTCCGCCTCTTTTTTAATGCCTTTACATCTACTTTACCTATAAAAGAATCAGAATCAGTCACTTCTAAATCCCAATGGCCGTATATATCTTCATACTCAGTAGCCTCTGTAATGTTACATTTATCTTTAAAATAAGATAATACATCTTGCTTAAATCTATTTTCTACCTTTTTATACTTAGTTACGTAGCCCATCTATAGTTTTATTAATAAATTTTCATAAGTAGTTAAATCATTTACATATACTTTAATATTACCTAAAGAAAAAATCTGTCCTTCTAAATCATTAGAATCTTTTTTAGCATTATCAATTATCATAGAAAGTTCTTGTATGCCTAAAAAATCTTCATCAGAAAAATTATGAGCATCTACTGTAAGAAAAAGTCCTTTTACAGATTGAGGAATCATACTATTTATAGGATATACTCTTTTAGACATATCAAAAGAAGTATTAATTTGTTCAGATTTAACATAAGATTCCCAGTCAGAGAAATCTGTAAATATTTTTGAACACCAAGGTTCTAAAGCAGATAGTAATTTTATACTTGTACAGTTAATAAGTTTTATAACTACCATATATTTAGAAGGAACAATAGGCATCATATATTCATCATGCTTTACAAAATGTCCCCACTTTCTAATAAAGTTTCTTGAACTCTTTATATTCTGCCTCATCCATTCATCAGAAGCTGTACCTACCTGTGTTATAGTAGGATTAAATCTAGAACCTCTACAAGTCATGTGGTATACGACTCCTCTCCAAGTCTGTATAAATTTTACATTATTAAGTTTAAATCTATTAAAGATATCTGAATCTTCTTTGGACTGTGGAGCATATAATGGATCATGACCTCCAATCTCTAAAAAATCTTTCTTGTAAAATGCCCAAGGAGCAAAAACTCCAAAGGTAAAACCTTTGTCAGATTTAGGAGTATACTTATTAGACAGCCAATCTAGAAACATATTTTCATTGAAGTCTTCAGGTTCTGTTCCAAAATCAACAAGAACCTTTTCTGGCCCATCTGGGTGTAAAGGAGGCTCTACTCTTGTTAAGGAAACAATAGTTTTTTCTTTAATATAACTTTCTATTGCATCTAATGCACCTGGAGCAAGGTACATGTCTGCGTGATATATCATACAAATATCGTGAATTGCTACCTCTTTGATCAATTTATCATACAAAATAGTATGTCCTAATCTCTTAGGTCCTTCGTTTCGTATCGCATTGAAGTTAGAGTCTGTGTGCATTATTTGCATACACCACTCCCAAGTTCCATCTGTAGATGCATCATCTGCCACACAAATCTGAACATCATGTTTGCCTTGGTTCTTTCTTATAGCATTATAAGACCACTTTAAATATTTTAAATTATTCCTACTTGGCTGTATTAGGGAAATCTTCATAATCGAATTGTTGTTTTAAAATATTATTCCAATTTACTTTGTACGCTTCTTCCGAAAAATATCTCTTGTAATTATCTTTAGCAGTTTCAGATATTTCTTGATAGAAATCTTTGTCATCTCGCAACTTTTCTAAAAGCATCTTAGCACCTATAATATCTTCTGCATCCATCGAAAGTTCAGGAAAACACATTCTTTGAGTATCAGCATCTATATTCCCAATACAAGGTATTCCTAAATAAGCACAGTTAAGATTAAAAGTTCCTGCAATAGTGTTAGGGTTCATATGAACGGCATATTTAAACTTATTAAGGTTATGTACCCACTCAACCCATTCCGTGTAAGGAAGATGCTCTATTTGAGTTATACTACGTTCTTCAGGCTTCATCCTACCCATTTGAGGAGCATACACTTTATCCGCAATATGCAAACCTACAACTAAAGAATTGAATCCTCCATAGTAATGTCCGATATTACCTCCTATAATAACCCCCTCCCTTTCTACATTAGATATGTCTTTTATAGAATCCTCTATCATTAGGGTAGGGTTAATGTATCCTTTTTTCTCCAAGAGAGACTGATAATACATTAAATCTTTTATGTTATGTGCTAAAAAGAAATCTGCATTTACCATAATGTCATAGTAAAGAAAAGTTTCTCCTATGTGTAATTCTTGGAAATACCAAGAAGCACCTTCTTGCATAAAGGCATACTTTTTACAAGTTCTCCTTAGATTCCCGATAATATCAATATTAGCATAAGCAGCTAGTTTTTTTGGTATGATTATAATACCTAAATCAAAACTATTGTCTTTAAGTTCTGGTAAAGTAGCTATATTATAATGGTGTGCATTTTGAGCAACATACCAAGCATACTCTGTACGCATATTAGGAAAGTCCCTTGGTGTATTAGAACTGTTAAACCCTGCTTCAGAAAACCATGCTATTCTCATATTTGTAAATTTTATTTAGACCAAAGCTCTCTATATGCTCTTTCCAAAAAATAATCAGTATTCCTATTTAAAGAGTTTTTAGGTATAGAGTTAAAGTGATATACCCATCCTTGCTCATAAAGATTCTCTAAACTATCAGCAGGCCAGGGTTGACCTAAATTTATTAGATTCTTTAAGGATAGACTATGCAAATTAAAAGTAGCTGGAAGAATTTCAACTTTAACCCCAGACATCTGCGTTAAATAGTTAACGCAAGTTTGATCAGTACCCAATCCAGCTTTCTGTTTTTCTAGTAAGATACTCTTATTGGTCTTATAAAATTCTAAAACAAGTTTAAAGAACTCCTTATTAGATTCATTTACTATTTGAAATCCTCCATTAAAATAATAACCTCTTTCCAACTTAAAATTATCAAATAAATTGGCATAATGCCTTATACTTCTACCTGTCCATTCCCAACATCCACAATCCATAACTGCACTATAATCTGTTGTATATTCAAAAAAGTTAGGCGTATCTGGGTGTACTATAGTATCAGAGTCTACCATCAGAACTTGATCATAATCTATTTTATTATTCTCAAGCATATCAAATAGATAATATCTCTGCCAAGGTATAGTCATTTCGCTCCAAGGATATAAAGCATTTTCCCACACAATAACTTCAGAATTATTCTTATCTGCCCAATTTTTCCATGACTGTATGCTATACTTATAAGCATTATGTCTATTTCTCCCCGCATCAATAGCTGGTATAAATATTATATTTTTACTCATAACTTATTTGTGATTATAAAAAAATACCTAAGACCTCTCCAAGTTAATCCGTCATCTTTGATGCCATCATTAGTAAGTATGTCAAAATTATATTTAGTTCCTATAAGTTCTTTGTAATCCTGTAAAGATCCAGAAAAACAATCTACCTTATTGAGAATTGTATCACATATTGGACTATACTCTATAATACAAATACCTTCAGAATTGATACAAGACATCCACTCATCTAAACATTCTGCTGGTTTATAAGAATGGTCAAAAGAATTAGAATATACTATGTCATAATAGGAACGCCAAGATTCTTGTGACTTATGGAAATCCCATTGAATAGTGTTGGGGTAATCTTTAGCATTGTCGCTTATCTCTGTACCAAGTATATCTATATCTTTACCTAAAAACTTCTTAAAGTATTCCTGCTCTAAACCTCTCCTTGTACCATGACAAAGAATCTTATTAGCTCTCCTACCAAACCTATTACTATAATAATCTATTAAATATTTTATAGAGTTCTTATCTACATAAGAATTTTTTATCTTTTTCTTATTTGCTTCTATTTGAGAATCTCTATAGTGATCGTAATCTTTGTATTCGTATATCTTCATTGTTTACTTTTTACCTGTATGTTTACCCATAGATTTAAAAAATTCATTATCTCTAGAATCTCCTAATAATAAAGAATACTTAAAATTCTTCTTCCAACATATATAATCAAAACTTAACTGATCTCTCTTAGAATTGTACTTTATTTCTTCCCACCAACTTTCCATAACATCAACCACCTCCTTTTCTTTATGCCGCCTTAATATTATAGGATTAGTAGCAAGACCGTTATTGCTAGGATACCCTTCTTTTAAGTACCTGGATACTTGTTGTGTTATTAATTTAGGATTATCTTTATAGTTTAACTTACCTCTATGAGGAGTTATTCTCATATTCTCTTGCCCTTTCTGTAGTATAGCGTTAGCTTCCTCGTATAAACAGTTTCTAGCATCTAGGATAGTTTGATTATGATCGAAGACTTTATGTAAAGAATCATCTATCAGTTCTCTTACATCTCCGACAACTTTTATGTTACCGTCTATCCATATACTATACTGATAGTCTTTTAAGTACCTATGAGGAAGTACCTTATACTTTTTTGCATTCCTATTAGCATCATTATATATAGGCAAAGATTTGACTACTCTCCAAGTTCTTGATTTAATATCAGCATCAGTAAAACAAATATAATCAACGCCATCTAACTGTAATTGATCTTCTATTAAATTGTCGTAATTTCCGAATATGGACGTATATATAGCTACTTTCATAATACTTTACATATTATACCCTCAGAGTCTGCTAACCTTTTATCTTTAGTAATATTTTCTGACTTACACATATAGAACTCTGTAGACATAGGATGACCTACTTTTAACTCTACCTGTAAAATAGATCTGTCAACATACTCATCTACTGCTCTTTTAACTTCTGGTATTAAACCATAATCGTCAAAAACTAAGTAGATAGGCTTAAGTTTAAGAGCATTCTCTATATCACTTTTAACATGCTTATAATAATGAACACAGTCTATTATAATCATATCATGATACTTAAAACCCCAAGCATCTCTATAAACATCTTTTCTATAACATACGACACTATCTAAGTTTTCACATAACTTATTTATTCTATCAACTCTAGACCTATCAAGCTCCACACAAGAAAACGTATCTACAAAGTGACCTAAAAAATAAGCTGTATGCCCTACTGAAGATCCTATCTCTAATATGCTTTTGACACCATTCTTCACTATAAAGTTATACAAGTCTGTCTTAAATCTCTTAGAAGTAGTCGTCTTTGAATCAAATTTATCTGGAATAGTATCCAAGATAGTTTTAGGATTGTACATTAAAAATATATTTGAGAATTTATAATATTGGAACCTAGATCACCTCTAGGAATAGTATAGGTAGGAGCGTAACGTGCTATAGTATCGTGTACTCCTGTTTGATTTCCTATGTTAAACTTAGCTTTAGACTTTATATACATCTGTACTCTTATATCCACATGCCTTAAATCTAAAGCTTTTTTAAAGTTTAAATTAATATTAGGATTAGAAAACCAGTAATAAGCAGGATAGTTAAATGTGTTTAACTCATTTATCTTATTTTGTATTATAGGCAGCTCCTCTTCCTTATACCTATTAGATATTAATACTGTAAAGAAGTCATTAGTTCCAGTGTGTTGGTTTATTATAGCATCCCCCAAACTTTTTTCTTCGTCTGTCCAGTAAATCTCTGGATCTAAATCTTGCATCTCATCTTCTCGAAACTGCCAGAACCTAAGAATCTGCTTTAGTAAAGGCTCCTCTTCTTCAGTATAAATTCTATAATGGTCATTAAATACCTCTTCAGAAAAGTAATCTATAAAGTCGTCAACGTATGGATTATTCTTAAAGACTACTTCAGATACGTTAAAAGGGTTATCCCAAGAATCCCAATTATCTTTTAAGTGTACAAATAGATGAGAAAGAAGATCCTTATTAGGAATAAAAACTTTACAATTAGGATATTTTTCTTTGAGCTTTCTAGGCATTGCAGAAATAATGCCCCAATCCCCAACTCCCATACAGGTCCTTAATACAATAAAATACTGCTCTTCTAAATAAAAATTTGGTATATAAAATGGATCTTTTATAGAAAATCCTAACTTATCCACATGTTTAATAGGATGTAAAGCATTACCAAAAGTTCTCCAAAAAACCATATTATAATGTATTATAGTAATTATTCTGCCTTTCTTGTCTATCTATATCTTTAAAGTGAAGTATATCTAAATCATTATCTACAGGTATTCTGGCAAAGTTGTTAGAGCCTACAACTCTTTCATGAAGTTTGCCATCCCATTTTATCCCTTCTTTATTCTTGTAAAGTCTAGTCTGATAGTCAGGATAGTTTATTATAGGACAGTAATACCTAACTACATTAATATTATCAGCGTGATTATGCTCAGATATTATAAAGCCGTTATCCTTAAGAAACTTATAAGACTCTGAAGAAGTATCGTACTCATCTGAGTCTGCGTAGTTCTCGTCTCTACCTATAAACCATCCCCAAGAGTCTATATGCTTTTGTGTTATACCTTTAACTATATTAACTCTAGGTATAGCTATAAGATCTATATTAGAAGGCTCATTTACATTTATAATATTGTGAAGATTAGTATATAAGTGTAAGGACAGGTACTCGTCTGCATCTATTTGGAATATCCAATCATTCTTACATAAACTATTTCCGAAGTTCTTATAATCTGAAAAGTTTCCTTTAAAGTCAAAAGGAAGATAGGAATACTTATCTATCTTATTATCAAAATTAACAAGAATTTCTTTTACATCGTCTGTTACTTTATTAGAATCGTAGACTACTACTATTTCATCTCCCGCACTTTTTCCAGTAGAAAGCTGCTTTAGTAGTCGATCTAACTCCCTAAACTCGTCACAAACTGTAACTAGGAAACTTATAGTACTACTCATCTTCTTTAGATATTAACATAAACTGATCAAAAGCTTCCAGAAACTTATCTTTATCAAAAGTAGAAGCATTCTCAAAATCGACTACAGTATTGTAAAACTCTCCTGGCTTATCTGGATTAGGATAGTTTTTAGACTCCTCCTCATTAAGCATCTTAAAAGGAACTACTTGCCATTTATAATCTGAAGTGTTCGTGTCTAATATAGGGAACATACTAGCCTTACTAGTAGAGTTCATAGATAATACCCAGGCATACCCTTTATCATATTTGATTAATTCGTACACAAACTTAGGTATCTTTTCCTTTAACTCTTCTAAAGTCTTTGAGCCTTCTACTAAAAAAGAGTTAGTAGTATAACCAGACTCTGTACATAGTTTTGACCATAATCCAGTAGACGAATCCTTATCTACTAGAACACATAAATTATTAGTTATAGGAGATATTTCATCAAAAGTAAATCTATTTTCCATTTATATCTTTTTTAATTTAGGAAGTGTTAAAGGAACTTCTTTAGTAACAGGAATACTGTCAAGTATATGATGCAGTTTACTTGACATTTTATCAAAAGTAAAGTTAGATAGCGTGTGCTTTCTCTGTTCTTCAGACCTCTTTAAAACCTCAGAGTAATTCTTTTCTATAGACTGTAATATTTTAATAGCATAGGCATAGTTAACAGTAAACCATCGTGCCTCTTGCATAAACCACTTATTGACTACAGACTTGTGTACTTGAGTTAAATCTCCTGGAAGTAAGTAGGACATATTACTGTCTAAGAAATCCATTTGTCCTGACCATCCAGAAGCAATAACAGGCTTACCAGTAGCTGTAAACTCCAATAAAGGTCTACCAAATCCTTCACCTTTAGTAAAACTAACCATCGCTTTTACTTTATGATGGTTATACAAACCATTCATTTGTTGGTCTGATAACTGTCCATGAATCAGATACACAGACGGACAGTTATCTACAGTATCTCTTATAGCTTGTATTTTTTTATTTATTTCGTACCTATCGCTAACTGAGAATCCAGATCCGCTAGTTTTTAATATAAGAGCAGGTCTTGTTCTAGAAGGTTTATTTTTAAAAGCTTCACAGAAAGTTTTTACTAGCATCCCGACATCTTTTCTATCTTGGCCTAAATCCCCTTCTAACCAATGTCCTACGAATAAAAAACAAAAATCTTCTTTTATAGAAGATAGCTTATCTTTTACTTCCTGGTCTATTTTAGAAGTCTTTTTAAATATATCAGTGTCTATACCTTCAAAAAGAACTTCCGTTCTAAGACTTTCTTTTAAGGCTACTGACCCTATTATCTGATTAGTAGTCTTATCTTGTTTATCGTATTTCGAGTTCTTTAAAACAGATACAGAGTGTTCACTGACTCCTATAAGCATATCCATATTATTAGCTCCCTCAATCCATTCTGGCTTACATAGATCAGTCTCTATACCAGCTGTCATACCTATATTATACTTACCTAATCTAGAAAACTCATTAGGTATAGTCAATTGTATAAAGATATCAGGATTGGGTGTAGGTCTTTTAGTAATACGAGACTCAATAGCTCTACCAACTTCAGTAGTAGTGTCTAAACCATTCCAAGAAGTATTTCCCCAATTAGTAGGAAATATTTCTAAATCATAATCTGAATAGGATATAATACATCTTGCAATGTCTCTAGCGTGGTCTCCGTAACCAGACCTTGTCTTAACAGGTGCGTACAATAAAACTCTCTTACTCATATTTACCAAGTTATACCTATATTTTCTGAAAAAGAACTCTCAAATTTATCTACCTTAGTAACCGTAAAGTTCTCAGTAGGAGTCCAGTTCTCTAATAAAAAATTAATATGTTTTACAAATCTATTACACATCTCTTTAGATGACATACCAGATTCTTCACTTACCGCCCACTTTCTTCCTTCAAGGCCTAGCTGTTTTCTTTTTTCAGGTTTTATATAATACCAATACCCTATAGCTTTTGACACATCCTCAAACTTACATCTATCATCAAATATATAAGGAGTAGGTACAGAACCTTGCAAAGATCTGTTGCTAGGGTACACAGGCTTTACCCAAGTCCCGTGATTTGTATAGTGTCCTGTATGATTAGAAGTTATAGTAGAATCAAAGTTTATCCAGTTACCTTCACTGTCCTCAAACCTACACTGGTCTTGTAGTCCTCCTGTAACATTATTTATGATAGGAGTCCCTGCCATAATAGACTCAGCCCCACTTAAACCGAACCCTTCATTCGATGCTATATTTAAAGTAACATCTGATAGGTTATAAAAAAAGTTTAACTCTTTAGAGGAAATCTTTGCATCAGAAAAAATAATATTACAGTCAGGGCAGACTGCTTCTTTAACTGCTTTTAAATTAGTTCCATTCTCATCAGAGACCTGAGTGTGCATAAACAGACCGACATGCTTTGCCTGTTCCTCACTCAGAGTGTTTGTAAAGTGCCTGAAAGATAAGATAACGTCTCCAGGCTGCTTTCTTCTTATGTTCCTATTATTCCAGAATACAATAAAGTTCAAATCATGTTTAGAAAGGAACTCATTCTTAAACTTAATAAAATCTTCGTAATCTTTGTCCCCTTCTACGATAGGCCTAAAAGCATTTTCGTTTATACCATGTGGGACATAGGCTGTGTAAATAGTTCTATTGTTCATCTAAGTCTATTACTTTTTGGTTATTGTTTCTTAAAACATTATTATGAATATTGTGGGATTGCTTACTAATCCCCAATATCATGTCACAAGATGCGTAAGATAACCAATTGTAATTAGGGAACGGAGTATCATCCCATATAGCATAATATACTATAGGACATTGCTGTCTAATCTCATGTTCCATGTGATATAACCACTGCCAAAATCTTGGATCAGTAAAATGAAGTATAGCATCTGGTTTTACAGTCTCTAACAAATATCTTAGTATTTGCGGGTCTCCATATCCAGACCAAGGCATTACTTTAACGTCTGCATGGTCGATGCCTAACTCTTTATTAACATCTTCAGATACATCAATTATCTTACCTTGGTCAGGATGTTTTATAGCTGCACCTAACTGAAACCAATCAAATTGTTCAGCAGTGCCTAAAACAAACTCTCGACTCATAGTACCTACACCAGAATGTAGTCTTAAGTCATCTGATAATAGAAGTATCTTCTTTTTAGTGGGTCTAGGTTTTACTAACTTAGGTAACTCCATTATATTATATTTAGAACTCTATGTATAAATATATTTTTTATTGTTTATTATTCTCTAAATACTTTCTGTACTTAGCAGGAGTCAGTCTTTGCTCTTTAGGACACAAGTCATAATTATCTTTGAACTCACAGAATTTACAGTTTTTAGACCTCTCCCCAGGAATTGCTATAAACTCATTATCTAAGTTATAAGATCCGTCATCATTAAAACAGTAGTCTATAAAACTCTGAATGTTATCTAACGCACTCTGTTGAGCTTCTTCAGAAATAGGAGGAGTAAATATTTGTACTCTATTATCCAGTTTTCTGATAACTATAAAAAATTCAACATCAATCTTATCTATAGGGTATCCGTATTGTTTAGAAAAGTAATGTCGGTATAAGTATACTTGAGATACTTTTATCTCATCTTCTACCGCCCATTTCCCCCAACCTCTAGTAGATGTCTTTATGTCAACTATTTTAACTCTGTCTAACTTCTTATCGTACAGAACTATATCTACAAATGATAACATATTTACTTTATCATTAGTTTCGATAGCTTGCAGAAATAAAGGAGCCTCGATCCCTAACATACTATATCTTTCTGGATCAAAGTATAAATCCCTTCTATAGTTAAGAAAGTTTATTATATCACAACCATCTTTATAAAATTCAGCTAATTCTTCTGGAGTAGAGAAGTGCTTTCCGTCTACATTATTAAGCTCAGAAGTGTATACTTCAAGCATCTTATTTTTAAGATAATCTTTTAAATCTATAGACAAAGCTTCAGATTTTTTATCTTCTAAATATAGTTGTAGAAAGTTCTGTAACGTTTCATGAAACGCTGTACCGAAGGCGGTGTGTATACTAGGTAAATAAGTTCGTAATCCTTTTCCGTAAGCTAACTCCCAACTCTTAGGACACTTAGCAAATAGACTGTATTGTGAGAAGGAAATTCTGCCATAACCTTCTTTAGTAGTTTCTTCTTGAAATGATTTGTCTATACTTTCCTTAAGTTCTTTTATGTTCATTATTTTTTAATTCTTGTAACACTTTTTCTATATATACAGAAGCATCTAGTAACTCTTCTTGTAGATGATTTATCCACTGTAGTAAAGTTAAATCATTTCTTTCCATAGTTACTCCATACTTCTTTTCTCCTGTCTCTGCTCTGCTTCTTATCTTATTAATAACAGATTCCTCTATCTTACTCATCTCCTAAAAGTTTTGGATCTGGTAAAGACTCCTTCAATATCTCTCCACAGCTAGCACACCTAAATATCTGAATAGGCATCATCTGGTCTGTGCTAGCCCCAATGACTACCTTACTTATTTTCTTAATAATGAAAGAAACATCAAAACACTTATCTCCACAAGAAGAACAAGTTACGGTAGGATGTTCTAATGGGTTGATCTGCATTTGAACTTGTTGAGGTTGATTAGACTGTTTTCCGTCTAAACCTAAAATTTTACTCATAATATAATTATTTTAATTAAGCAAATATAATAAATTATTTGTCTATTTCATAATCTACAATGTATATAATTAAACATATTATAAAAAAAATATAAATCATCTAGTGTCCTTCTAAAAAGTTTGAAGATATTTCTGGAGGAGACTTTAAGGTAACACCCTCTAACTTAACGGTATTTTCCATTATATGTTGAACAGTAGGCATAACTTGCTCTACTACATCTTCTCTTACTTCTATTATTAATTGGTCATGAATCTGAGCTACTACTTGCCCATCTATGCCTAAACGTTTTAACTCTAAATTTATTTTTAAAGCAGCCCTATTAACTATAGAAGCTGCTAAAGATTGTATCTGAAAATTAAGAGATGCGTTATAGGAGTTTTTTAAATCTCTATATAAGTTTAGTACTGCTTCTTCTCCCAAATTTTTTGCTAGTTCTTTTCTAAAACCAAAATCTAAAATCTGACTTCCATACTTATCAAAAACCTCCTTACCTCTAACTAAATGTCTTGCTCTACCTACTTTATTCTTTATTACCCCAGTTCTTTCAAACTCCTCCTTTGAGTCCTCTATCCACTCAGCAACTCCTGGAAATCCTTCTAAGTAAGCTTCTCTTAACTCTTCTCCTTCTTTAGTAGGTATGCCTAGAGACTTGGCCAGAGCAAACCCAGACATACCGTAAGCAATACCTAAAGCATACGCCTTTGCTTTCTGTCTCTTTGAAGGATTTACTTTTTTAAGATAGTTATCTGCTTTTTTATCAGGAGACACTCCCTCTAACTTTTCTGTTCGTATAGCTACCGTACTATAAAAATCATGACCTTTATTAAATATCTCTTGTAGATTAATATCATTAGATATACTAGCAAAGATATGAGGCTCTAATGACTCGTAATCAGAGTCTATAAACTTATACCCAGGCCTAGAAATAAAGAATGCTCTAATCCTATTATTATACTTAATAACTATTGGATCATCTTCCCCGTCTTCTTTAGGCTTAGGCAACTGTTGTAAATCACTTCCGTATCTTCCAGTCACTGTACCGTGTTGTTTGAAGTACGGATAAAAAACTCCATCATCACTCTTCTCTAAGAGTCTATCAACATAAGTAGACTTTATCTTTAGAAGCCTATTATATATTCTTAACTTATTAGCCCACTCAGCATCTTCTGCAATCTTTTCTATAACAGCATCATTAACTTGTTTAGCTCCTTTATCAGTGACTGATATAGCCTCGTATTCTAAGCAGTCAAAAAATATATCAGATAAATGTTTTTTAGAACTTATGTTTATATACTCTCCTTTATTAAACTCTTTCCACAACTGTAAACTTATATTAGTTAAATCAGAATCTATAGAAGAGTCCACATCATTAACATCTAATAGAAAGTTTTTATAAGGAGAATCTTCTAAGGCTTCTATGTTCTTTTTAGAAAAAGAGTAGTTACCTGATTTATTCTTATCTAAAGGTATGTTCTTATACTCTACTAGTTTTTTAGCAAAAGATCCTTTATTTTTATAAGGGAACTTAGTTTTAGCTTGTTGTATTACCCAATGTTTTACTTTATTGAACTTTAGTAAATCATTAACTACCTGCTCTCTATAAGACTCTATGTGTAAAGATATTTCATCTCCCGTACTTTTTATGAAGTCTATATCCAGTAAAACCCCTCTTCTTTCCATAGGGACAGTTACTTCCTTATATACAGGCATAACTTCTTCATTAAAAAAGAAATCCCTCATACCCTCCTTGTCTATCCTAAACACAAAGTAGGCGGCTAATCTAAGAGTTAAGTCGGTATCAGCACAAGCATATTTTGAAAGTAAATCAAAATCAGCCTTGTATAATTCAAAGTCAGTAGAAGACACTTTACCTCCATTCTTTACTATACTTTCTTTTAAGTCTATCTGTTCTTGATTAGCTTCATCATCCTCATCTAATTGCAAATCCTTCTTAAGCATTTGTGCCAAAGACTTCAAAGCAAAAGGTTTACCAAAACCTATCGCACCTTCCTCCATAATAGTATGCGCAGCTAAAGTAGTCTCACAATAAAGATAAGGAAGTAAGTCTACTCCATATTGGTAAAATATTATAGAAGTATCAAAAGAACCGTTATGTGTGATTATCTTTTTATTATTCTCTACCAGACATAAGAAAACTTTTTTTAAAAAGTCAGAACCTTTTACTCTCCCTATATAAAAATCATCGAAAGAATCAGTTTCTAAATTGTATATTAAAGTAGGGATATAAAAAGATATACCCGCTTTAGTACAAAAAGATGCTCCAATTATTCTATCTTTTCTAACATTCAAGCCAGTGGTTTCTGTATCCACTGCTACTGCATTGGCCTCTTTTAATAAAGATATACATCTAATAACATCTTCCTTATTCTTTACAGTAAAATAATCTTTATGTACTCTTCTTTGTTCAGACATGTTTTCTTCTATATCTAGGATTTCCGAATACTTTTATAGCTATTATTTTTCCTATACCAGAAGACACTACATAAACAGCCATCATAATAGTATCTCCAGATAAAACAGCATTCACACCTATTGTCGTAGCTATTAGCCACAAAGTAGACATAAAGATAGTGATAATAGTTAAATATACTACTTTATTTTCATAACTATATTTTATATCAAAAACTTTTAAAATAGACTGTATTATCTGCAATACAGCCACTATTATATAATCCATATACCTACGCTCTATTAGCTTCCAACAATTCTATGAGTTTTTCTAAATCTTCTCTATCAGTAAATCTAAAATCTTCATACTCAAATATTTCTACATACCAAGAATTATCATCTAATATTTCATCGTTGGATGCTGTAATAAGAGAAAAATTCTTGAAGTCATATGTGTAGTAATAGAATGCATCATTACATCCCGACTCTTCTTGGGATACTTCTATTTTATCGAAGTTTAAATCAATTAAATCTTGTTCTTTCATAACATTATTTTATTTAAAATTCACCATATAAATCATACTTTTTAGGCTTCGGCTTCTCTACCTGTATTACATCGTGCTTAATAACGAAGAGTTCTCCATTTAAAGGAGACAGTCTGTAGTCCCCTTTGTAATCATTGTTCCTCATATACTCACTCATAACCTCTATAATGCCTTCTATAACTTCTCCATTTACAGGTTTATTATTCTCATCCACTAACATCCATCTATCTCCTGGAGGCACTCTATTTGCTATGAGTATATTTGTTTCCTGTATTTGCTCCATTATTATAAATGTTTTGAGTTTTTACAATTAAGTAAGCATCAAAAAAAGAATCAAAAAAATCTACATTATGTTCTCTATTAAGTTCATAAGCTAGATCTATTACTTGTTTCCTTATTCCTTTCTTTTCAGCTTTAAACAATAAGTCTTCTAAAGATTTACTGTTGTAATGTCTTCTCATTCTATTATATTAATTAGGTTATTTCTAAGCTCCATCTGTTCTTCTGACCAACTAACATTCTCTAATAACCAATTAATATATCTCTTAGGCATCCTACTAATAGGTATACCTTTATATTTTCCAAAAGTCATAATAACTTCATCAGATGTAGATTCCATACTAAACTCGTGTATAGGTACTGAAGTAAGTTTTTGTTCTTTCTTTCCGTACAGCTCCCATCTTCCTTTATCATCTTGTTTATATACCAGATCCTCAACCTTACCAAATCTTTCTAAAGAACCCACCAAATCTATAACCAGTACATCTTTTTTGTCAGGGTGTATTCTTGTTCCTCTCCCCACAAATTGATACCACCAAGAAAGAGAAGACGTAGGTCTTGCACATATAAGACAATCTAATTCTGGATAATCAAACCCTACTGTAAGTATATTAACTTGAACAACAACTTTTATGTTCCCAGATTTAAAGTTATCTACTATATAATCTCTATCTACTTTATTAAGTTTGCTGTGCAGTACAGCAGAACCTGGTATCTTTTTTGACAAAGACTCGGCTTCTTGTATACTAGGTACAGCTATAAGTATAGATTTTCTGTCAGTCAAAGAGCTAACTTTATCTATTATAGTTTGCTCTACATTAGATACTCTATAGGCATAGTTTATAGAGTCTTCAGTATAATCAGACTTTGAAGTATTAAATAGTAAGAAATCAGTATCGAACTTAACAGACTCATAAACTATAGGAGTCCAGTATTTAAGTTCTAGTATTTCTTTTATCTGAGCTACATAGATTATATCTTTAAAAAAATTACCCTTACTTGATCTGTTAGTAAGCATTACTAGTTTAGAAAAGTTATTACCATCTAAATCTCTATTAGTCTGTAACTTTAAAGGAGTAGCAGTAAGGCCTAAGATATGAGATGCGTTTATAGCGTTTAAGAATTTCCTCAACATACCTGAAGGCTCTCTTGGGAATCTATCACACTCATCTATTATTATTTTTTTTATCCCTAGTTCTTTTACTTTTTTAGATGCTTTTACTATAGAGCCTATAGTTGCGTAAGTGACGTTCCCTATCTCTTTAGTATTCATTGATGCAGAAAATATATTAGCCTCTCCGCCCAAATTTATATACTTGTTGTAGTTCTGTTCTAGTAATTCTTTTGATGGTTGCAGAACGATAACCTTGTCTTGTATCCTGTCAGCTATACTCGCTATTACCACAGACTTCCCAAAAGCAGTAGGAGCCACTATAATAGAAGGCTTTGCGTCCTTACTATTAAAAAACTCTACACCTTTATTTACAGGTTCTATTTGATTTGATCGTAACTTCATTATTTATCTTTTTCTTTATAACTAATACCGTACTCCTGTATAAATCTATCCTTAAAAGCCTCTCCCACACCTATGTATACTATCTCGTACTCATAGGGAAGAAGAGGCTTTTTTTTGGATATACTTAACAAATCGTCTAAAGTATTTTCTGTAAATATACTAATTTTTTCTTTACTTTTTTTTGACTCCTTATAAACAACAACTAAAAACATTACTCACAACTTACACATTCTAAAATATTTCTTGAAAACATTTGTGCAGAGTTTTGACTAAACTGGTAGTACAGAGTTTTGATACCTTCCTCCCAAGCATATAAATATAGTTGATTAATATCTTTAGCAGGTATTGAAGGGTGTATTTGTAAATTTAAACTCTGAGACTGGTCTATATACTTCTGCCTCTGTGCTGCTTGTAAAATTATTTCCTTTGGAGAAATCTCTACAAAAGTTTTGAACACTTCTTTTGTAGGAAAATCTAAGTGCTGTACGGATCCATCTTTTTTAAGAATGCTATCCCAAACTTCTTCGGTATCTAAACTATACTTTTCTAACTCTGCTTTTAAGAAAGGATTCTTATATACAGTCTTTATCTTTGCTAAATCTTTTACGAAGTAATTAGACTTAATAGGCTCAATACCCATAGATACTTGACCTAAAATAAAAGAACTTGATTTTGTAGGAGCAATAGCCATTAAAGTAGAGTTAGCATATCCATCTCTAACACATTGATACTTTGTAGGCATAGACATATATAAATCTTGAGAAGCCTTATCTGTACGCTCTTTTAATGTACTAAAAATCTTATGATTGTATTGCTTTGCTTGTAAGGACTCAAAAGCTATATTTTTAGACTGAAGTAAAGAGTGATACCCTAAAACTCCTACACCTATTGCCCTATGTTCTCTTGCGAATCTATGAGCTTTCTTCATTCCTGGTAAATCCCAAGCCTTTTGTATGAACTCATCCATTACTGCATTTAAAAAATAAACATAGGTTTCTACAGCATCTGTTTTCTCTATCTCATCCCAATGTAGTAAGTTTATAGATCCTATGCAACAAACAAAAGATACATCATCATCTGAAGGGAGCATTATCTCCGAACAATTAAAAGTTTTCAACCCATTTGAAACAAAAATATGCTCATCAGTATAAACAGTCGGACAGTATACTGGTTCATTTTCTAATTTTTCTATGGATATTACCTTTGCTCTTTTTTTAGAATTATCTCTGTAATCTCTTGACTCTATAACCACACCTTTTCTTGTTAGGAAAGATGTTTTTTCTTCTATTTTTAAAGCATCATTTTTATTTGAAAATATTAATCGCCAACAATCTTGAGTATTATAATATTTATGACCACCTTTACCATCAGGCAATAAAGTTTCTCCTGCATGTCTTAATATTTTTATAGAAGAAGAGAGTCCTAAATTTGTAAATAATACTTGTAATTCTTCCAAAAAGCCTCTGTTGATACAAGCATAACTTATTTGTAATGGATTACCGTTAGAAGTTCCTAAATTTGCTGTACCATCTGCATATAAAAGACCTCTTAAATATGACCATACAGTCTCTTCATTAGCCTCCCATACCCAAGATGGAACATACCCTTTTTCAAAGTTTAATGCTTTTTTTAAAGTTCTTGAAGTTAATCGTTTCTTTCTAACTGTAGATTGGTTAGTACAGCACTCAACGAACTCAGCTGGTTTTCTTTTTCTTACAGAATTAGTTTTGCCCGTTTGATTAACTACTTGATAAGTATCACAACCATATTCATAATGTATTTTATTAAATTTTTCTTGGATTTCATCTACTAAATCAAAATCATTTTCCCATATATCAATCATAATCGAATCTTTATGCTGTGTTCCATCTGCTTGATATAATCCTAATAAAAATGCTTCATCTTTCATATCTACTGTTCCGAAGATACCTTTATTAGTTTGAGTAGCAACATAATCTCCTATTCTTAAATCTTTAGCCTCTACTCTTACTATATCTTTTTTAGTATCATTTAACACAGCTATTCCGTGATTAGGACTTACTTTTTGAGACATTCCATTTGAATAAGTTATTTTAAGAACTTCTGAATTATCATCCCTTAATAACATTTTTGATGCTTTAACTTCTTTCTCTCCATCAAACAAAATTAGCTCCTCCTCACTTTCATAGAGTTCTTGTACTGTTAAATACCCTTTTGAGGTAACAACCCTTTGATCAGAAGTTAAACATAGATTAGACGCTTTTATAGTATAAGGTAAATACTTGTAAGGAGTATTAAGGTTAGCTGTAGTTCTGAACATAATATAAGGAAGTCCAATCTCTCCTCTTCTTTGTATAATCTTCGCCCAAACTTTTCTCTTATAGGAATCCCCATCTTTCATATGTTGTAACCACTCATCTCCAACAGTAACTCCATACTGTAAATTTTGAATAGGATTACCTTCTGTGGCAATATCTAAAAATTCCAAAATATCATCGTGTTCTACGGGTAAGTATACAGCACAAGCACCTCGTCTTGCTTCAGCTTGTTTACACACATCTATAACAGTATCATAAAGTTTAGCATAATGTACTGGTCCATCAGCCTTACCGCCAGTTCTTATAGAAGCACCTCTTGGCCGTATATCACCTAAATAAGCAGAAGTTCCTCCTCCATATTTTGACATCATTCCAATCTCTTTTGTAACATCTAACATAGAATCCATACTATCATCAACATAGGAGCCATAACAACTTATAGGCAGTCCTTTATCTTTAGCGAAATTAACCCACACAGGAGTAGAAAGACTATAAAAACCTCTTGACATATAGTCTTCAAACTTTTCAGAGAACCCTTGGATACCTAATAATCTTTCAGCAGCATCTGCTATTTCCTTAATTCTTTCTTCGGCAGATTCTTGTATATACCCTCTTGATAAGAAAGTTCTTGCATCATCATTAAGCCAATAATATTTATCGTACGACATTTCTTTAATCTTTTAATTTAAAATAAATCATCTTCAGTAATAGACTTCTGTTTTTTAGAATAGTCTATTTGTCTCTTATAGAAAAAGTCTCCTTCCTTAGTAGAAGTTACCTCTACATCAAACCACTTAGTTTTTTCTAATTCAGTCGCATCTACAGCAAATAAAGGTTTTATTCCAATCTTCTCCAAAGAATTATTAAATCTATTCATAATAAAATGTTGAATAGTCTTCTTTGATAAAAATTCTAATTCTCCATTTTCGAATATCCAATCTAAAATCTTACACTCTGCTTTATAGGCTTTATTACATGCAGAATAAATTAAAGAAGTAAAGTCATCATCAAACCACTCTGGATACTCTTTTCTTATTATATTAATTATCTCCGCACCAAAATTACCATGTATATCTTCTTCTTTAGAAGTAGCTTCTACAACATTAGATATGCCTTTGAATATGTTCTTTTCTTTATTAAAAGACATCATAATAAGGAACTGGCTAAACAAAGAAACATGCTCAATGAATAGAGAAAATAATAATACAGATTTAGTATACATTTTATCGTCTCTACTTCTAGTACCATCTAAATATTTAGACAAATAGGCAATACGATCTTTAATAGCAGGAATATCCACAACAGTCCTAAACTCATCTTCTAATCCTAAAATTCTAAGTAAACGTGCATAGGCATCTTTATGCCTTACCTCACTCTCGGCAAAAGTCATACCCACATCACCTATCTCAGTAATAGGCATGCGTTTGTACATATCTGCCCAAAAGGTTTTTACATTAACCTCTATCTGAGATATTGCCAGCATAGTCTTTTTTATGATACTCCGCTCTAACTCAGATACATTCACTTTAAAATCGTTAATGTCTGTAGTAAAGTTATACTCTGTATCAATCCAATAGGAGTGTCTAATAGCGTCTTTATATTCAAGTAAAGACGGGTAGTCGTATGGTAGAATGTTAGTTCTACCATCGAAAATTCTTCTCTTTTCCATAGCAGTTATTTTAAAATGAATGCAACTATAAATATAAAACTATAACCTAAAAACAAGACTAAAATAATAAAAAATTAATCAAAACTAAAATTAGAAACATCAAAACTACCACTCACAGCAGGACGTGATACAGCATTATCTATAGGATTCTCCAGAACTTCTATATCTCCTATAGAAGCGTTGAACCTACAAGGAAAGGTCATACCATCAGGACCAAACCTATTTTTTATTATATGCATGTTAGCGATACCAGAAGTCTTATCCTCTGTCCTTCTAGCCAAAGATATTATAAAATCACCAGTAGCTATCTTAGAATAATCTTCTGCTATCCTATTGGCTTGTATTACTTCCTCATCAATAGAAGACCTATTACTTTGAGAAGCAGTCCATACAGGACAGTTGTACTCACTAGACAGCTCCCTAAGACTCATATAAATTTGGTTTAACTCTGTTCTTAACTCCTTATGTCCTCCTTTCAACAAATCAGCATAATCAACTATAATAAGATCAGGAACTATTTCATTAGCAATACACCTATCTAAATGTCCTCTTATAGTATTAATAGAAGCTCCTTTAGAAGGATAATCTTGTACAACAATATTACCTTTAAGAGATTCTACTATCTTCCTAACCTCTTCTTTATTTACTTCTAGTTCTGAGTTTTGAAACTTACTAAAAATACTATCATATCTTTTAGAAGTGTAGATCTTATTTAACTCTAAAGTATAGTGTACTACTGTCTTTCCTTCTTTTGCGGCGGATGCTCCTAAAGAACTAAGTACCCAAGACTTACCTGCTCCAGAAGGAGCCACTACTATACCTAACTCTCCTGGACCTAAGCCTCCTTGACTTATCCTATTAATAGGACTCCAGGGAGTTTTTACTGCATACCTACTCTCTTCCGAATACCTAAGATCAAAGGAATCTTTATAAACATGTCCGATATCTTTAGACATGCCTATTTTATGTGCCTTATCTATCAGTACCTTAACTGAATCAAAATCGTTCTTTTCTAGTAAAGGAATAGAATCTTTTATAGCTATTCTCAAAGCATTGTTCTTACAGAACTGTAATACTTTATCTTTTACATAAGATAGATCTGAGGACTTTAACTGTTCATTAGCATCTTTAAGAAACAAGAAAGCTTCAGTTTTGAAGTTATCATCTCGCCCAGAATTTACTATCTCAGTCTTTATAACTGTAGAAGATGGTGACTTTTTGTATTCCTCATAGTAGCTCAATATAGAAGATACTACCCAAGAATATGAAGGATTAACAAAGTACTCTGGCTTGAGTATGTCTGATGCCTGTGCCAAAAAAGAACTATCTTCTAATATGGAAGCGACTACTTTTGTCTCAAAGTCCCTTCCATAAACATTAAAACTATCTGTCATATCTACTTTTTAAATATACGTAACCAAAAATTCATTTCATCTCTATCGACATTAAAACCGAAGTCGCTCAATTTACTAAAAAAAGATTTAGCATCAAAATCAAAAGGATCTTTTTCTATTATGTTGCTAATTAAAGTTTTGTTCATAGAAGATATAGAAGGTTCTAGTAACTGCATAAGATTATAGTTTCTGTCTATAGTAAGTTTATTATTTACTATATTCTCAAATATTTTATCTTTCTTACCTGAGCTAAGAGCTTCTTCTGCTTTCTCTATAACAGTTTCTACATCTAGGACAGTATCTTTAGAGTCTAGGTCAAAATGTTTGTTTAAGCCCTTCTCGCCAACATATTTTACACCTTTAATATTATCAGATCTGTCGCCAGTAAAGCATCTTAAAGTTAAGTAGTTCAAAGGTAAATACCCATACTCAGAGACCATTCTATCTTTATCTATAAGTTGTTTTTTTACATGGCTATAGATAAAAGTATTATCATCTATTAAATGTAAAAAATCTTTATCTGTACTAACAATTATTTTAAGATACTCCTCAGAACTAAACACCTCTCTACATAAATAAGATATACAGTCATCAGCCTCTATATAATCTACAGATAATACCTTAATAGGCAAATAAGATAAAGTTTCAAATAATTGAGAGAACTGATAAGCTCTCTCATTATTTTCATCTACAGCACCTTTTGTATCTGGAAATCTATTATATTTTGAAGAAGGAGTTCTATAGGACTTATATTCTTTTAGCAACTTCTTTCTCCTAAGACTTCCTCCTTTGCCATCAAAGACAATAAATATCTCTTTAGGTATGTAATCTTTACACACTTTCTTAAGATTCTGAAAAAAACCATAAACACCTCCTATAAGATATCCCGTAGAATCTATTCTAGGATTAACCTCATAGTGTCTTATAAACAAGTTAAAACCGTCTATAATTACTACGTTACTCTTATTAGAGGTGTATTGGTTTTCTCTAAACTTTTTATAGTGTTCTAAAATGCTATCGTCCATACTATTAGTCAAAGTCTAATATACTATCAGCATCTAAAGGCTTACTAGAATCTTCCTGGTAAGAGATCTTTTCAAAAGTACTATCTGGATCATAAGGGATGACCATAGCTTTCTCAAGTTCATCTAAAAGATACTCGTTATATAAAGGATCGCTAAATACTAAATCTACAAAATCTTTATTTTGAAATTTAATAGTATCATGTTTCTCCCCAGTAACTTTGTCTTTATACGTAAAAGAGTTCCAAGCACCAGTCTTACTTATAATGTTATAGTCAACTAAAGCTTCTAAAATACTATCAATATCATCCATACCTCTAGAAAAGTAGATACTGTAATTAACTTTTCTTTTGGGAGGTCCTAATCTATTTTTATCAATAGTAGCTTCTGTCTTATAACCTAAAAGCTCAGTGCCTTGTGTAGGTATCTTACCTACCCTCTTCAAACGTATACGAACAGAAGCGGCAAATGGAATAGCCTTACCCCCACTTGTAATATATTTATCAGGGCTAAAAGGACCTGCATTAAGATTAATTCTTAACTGATTAGTAAATACTAAAGTTACCTTCTTAATACCTACAAAGTTAGTCATCTTTCTCATAGCCTTACTGATTATAATAGACTTGTCAGTAGCATATCCGTCTTTTTGATAATCAGACTCAAACTCCTTTTTTGTAGTAGCCCCCATAATAGAGTCTACGATAATAGTTAAAGGAATATCCTTACTCTTCTCTCTAAAAGAATGAATAACTTTTTCTATTGTTTCAAAAATATCCTCTATAGCCGATAAAGGTATTAGAATAAGTCGATCTAAATCTACACCTATAGCAGAGAAAAACTCCTTACTTACAGCACTTTCAGTATCTATGTAGACTACTTGACCGCCTTTTTGTTGTGTAGACTTAGTAAGGTGAGCGGCTAATAAAGATTTACCGCTACCTTCTAATCCGTATATCTCAGTAATCCTACCTACAGGTATACCACCATTCCTCCTATTTGCAATAGCATAATCTAAAGGAGTACATCCAGTGGACACAAAATCTGTAACACTAGAAACGGCTTCCTCCTCTTCTCCTAAAAAGTAAGCCTTGTTGTCTGAGTTCTTGTAGTGCTTATTCAGCTCATCAGTCAACATCCTACCTATATTCAGAAGGGCATCCCCCTCAACTTTATTTTTTTTAGACATTTTTACTATTTAAATTATTTAAAAATCAAAATTTTTAACCAAATCATCAAAGCTAGAGGAGTTATCACTATTAGTAGAAATAGCAGAACTATCAAATTGTGGAGCGGTATCGGTAACAAAAACTTTACTAGGATCTGTGTATCCTAATTTTCTATCTAATAAAGTCTGAATCTCTTCAATAGAATACTTCTTATACAAATCTTGAATATTAGGAAAAGCTTTAAGTTTCTCTATAAAAGAAGGATCTGAAAAAGCCTGGCTTGGTTGCGAAGCAAACTGTACCTTATAAGCATAATTAGGACTTTTTGAGTAGCGAATATTAATATCTCTACCCTCTTTCAAGTCTAAGAAATTACTGCCAACTAAACTAATCTGGTCAACAAGATCATTAAAAATACTACTGTGCAAAGCCCACAGCTTAATCCCTTTATCCTCCTGACCTCTAATCAATATAGGACAGTAAAACTTCTCTACTGAAGTGTACTCTCTATCTGCAAGTTCGATCTTACTAGGGTCTCCAGACTCTCGTAAAGAGTCTCCAAACCTATCAATAGGGTCATTATCCCCAAAAGTTCTAGGAGATAGAAGTACCCTAACATCTTTTAGAAAGTTAAAATGAAAAAACATCCTAACAAAAGGCATGTCCTTTTGGTGTACATAAGGAAGAATCCTAACAGTAGACGTACCTTCTGGAGGTGTCCATAGATAATCTCCAATAGAGTTAGTTCTTTTTTTAAAACCAATAGAAGAATTTCTCAATTTGTGCAATGCGGTCAAATTAATTTCTGACATAACTTAAAATTTAATAATTAAAAAATATCTACAAATATAAAGATTTTTCGAAAACTATGTTAACCATTTCTAAATTTCCTTCTTTTATTATCAATAAAGTGTTTGCGTAACTATTCCAATCTACTTGGTAGGACTTATCTAACACTCCATTATTAACTCTTTTTATTAAAGCATTCAAAGCGTTAATAGTATAGAAACTATTACTCTGTACTTTTCTATGTACTAGTATAGTGTGCTTTGCTAGACCGCCTCTAATATTATCCTCAATGTTATAGAATAGTATGTAGTTGTCGTAAGCATCCTCCTCAGAGTACAGATATATTCTGTTGTTACTTATTTTGTAAAAAGTAGACACATAGTCCATAGTTAAACTCAAAGAAGCTTTTGGGCTAAATGTGCATAATAGTTGTTTTTTCATAGTTTTTAAGTGTTTCTCCTCAAAAAGAATACGTCTCCATATCCTTGTAGTTTTTACCTATCTTTACTTTTGATTTAATAATTTTATCTTTTATTTCGGATATTACTTCTTTCTTATCGTTAACATTAAAGTCTATTAGTATAGAATCATACGTATACATTATTATCTTAGATCTTCTGTCTTTTAATATGTTATAGACTTTATATATAAATAGCATAGAAAATTCCGTTTCTATCATTTGTATGAAATAATTAAATAGTTTTGATTTTTTCATCTCGCCCAAATTTTCTTTGCTAAGTACCCTACCAGACAAAGGACTGACTAAATAACCTAGTTCACTATACTCTTTCCATATACTATCTTTATACTCAGAAGCTTTAGCAAAAAAAGGAATGTCCATAGCCTGTACATCATCAGAGTAGAGATACTTAAACGTAATAGACTTACTCTTAATATACTCTTGCTCCGTTAAACTGTCTTTGTTAAAGTAATACCTGCCTAAATAATTATGCACACTACCTTCTTTCGGCAATTCGTAACCCATCAAATGCGATATAAGCCTAATATGATAGGCATCGAAATCAAACTCCAATAAGTAACCTCCATCAAATCTACTTATAAAACACCGTCTACTGTCATCTGTTTTATTTAAAGCACTAAAATTCACATTATCGAAAGTATTAGAAGGTCTCCCAGTAATATTGTGTAAGCTGTAAAAAGATTTTACTAAACTCTCAGAATAAGACTTATTAAAAACAGTATTAAATAAATCTAAATCTACTTTTAAACCATTACTTTCTATGTAAGTCACGCACTTATAGACTACATTGGAGTAAAACTTATCAGCTTTACTTATAGTAAAATCAAAAACTAAAAACTTTTTAATTAAAGTTTCGCAAAACTCTTTTACTCTCATAAAAGGAATGTACCTATAAAAATCATCTATATGAGAATAGAACTTTTTAAAAGTATTAAAAATACTAAAGTCTACAAAAGAGTCCAAGGGTTTATTATACCTTAACCAGTAAAAGGTCTCTAAATCATAGGAATCGGCATCATAAAATCTATCGAAAAGTCTTTTATTAAGTACCACACAAGTGCCTTCTATCTTAGGAAGATCTACGTTTTTAATATCTGTTAAAGATATAGGATAGTGATTTGTAACACTGCTACCTGTATCGCATATCGCAATATGAGATATGTTCGATTCTAAATAATGAGAATTGCTTGTAGGCAAACAGATAACTAATTTCATTAAACATAACTTTATAACAAACAAATATACTTCTTTATTTATAAAATTCTAATAAATTTGATAGAAATTTTTTAATACCAGGAAATATTTTCTCAGACTTATCTAAAACTATCATATTAGCATTTGCCACATAACTCTTATTTCCTGTTATAGTCCAAAAAAGTTCTAAGCTGTTATAAGACTTCTCGTCAATTTTTGTAGAAGAAGGATTAGGAGATACTGCGTTATAATCATCCTCATTAACTTCTATTATAGAATTTTCGGGAGAAGTTCTCTTCTGTAAAAAGTATCTTATTACATACCCATACCTATAATCATAATCAGTAGGAGAAGGTTTATAGGAAGAAGGAGACTTATAGCCTCCTTTTATGTTAGTTCTCATCCTAACTGTTTCTGTATTATGTACATAATAAGGTACAAGTACTTTTCTTTTTTTAGTGTTAGGAGAGTAAGTGTACGCAATATTAGTACCTTTCTCTATATAATAAGATCCTTTGTACGGCTGTCCGTCTAATGTATAAAAATCGCCTAATTTAGATTGTAATATATCCATAAATTAAACATAAGGTGTTAATCTTGCTTGTACTGTTGTGGTCCAAAATCCTGGAGCTTCTATCCTATCTTCTATGTCTAAAGCAACAAAACCTACTTTATTATCAGGTCGTGCAAAAGAAGGTAAGTTTTTAGATGAAAATATGTTTCCAGCTATTATAGGAAATACACCTTCCATCTCTATATTCATAGAAATATCAAAATACTCAACAAAATCAAATTTCTCGAAAGGAGAACCTTGTAGTAACTTTAAAGCCATAGAAACTTTTCTGTACTCTGCTAAAGTTGATACGGTATCTTGTACTGTAGTAGGATCAAAGTTTTTACTAGCCATCTTAGCATAGCAACCATCATTAACTTGATCGCTTGTTAGTTTAGCTTTTAGCTCTATAAGTCTTATAAACAACTCATTTAAGGCAGTATCGTCTTGAGAATATTTACCGCTAGTTCCAGAACCTTCCTCTAAACCAGGAATTAAAGATAGTGCCAATAAGTTGTCTGGTAGTTTACCGTCCAAAGAAACTCTAAAAGTACTGCCATCCCCCTTTACAGGGTCTAACATATTTAAAGGAGCATCGTCCCATATAGTATTAGTGTCCGTTATTATAAGTTTCTGAGCCTCTCTGGGGTCTTTTACTTTACTAGGCTCATAGTTCTTCAAAGATAAATTAACGTAGCCTCCTGACGCTCTATTGATCTTATCAAATAACACACTAAAAAAAGTATTAACTTTTAATATATTGTCTGACTCCCTATCCATTCTAAGACTATTCTTCTTCTTATCATCAGATTCTTTTTGTCTTTTTTCTATAACATCTAATAAAGGGCTTATAACAGAACGCCTGTCTATGAGTATCTTCTTGTGATTTAATTTAGCTTGTCCTAAGTCTACACACTCAGCAAAGTCAGATACACCTCCAGGAGTAATATTAAAGTCCTTTCCTGCTTCACAATCGCCATCTACACAATACTTACCACAAGCTCCTGTAAAGTCTAAGAATAGAACCTCTATAGGATTAGCTGATCTAAAATGTCCTAAGTCTTTAGTTATTTTTGAGTAATGCCTATCATTATCCTCGAACACTATCCTATAATCTAACTGTTGACCACATTTATCTACGACAGTTCTAAGTACTGTACTATTAATCAACCAGACAACATACTCTAAAGAAAGATACTCATGAGCATCACTCTCTATACCTGACTGCTCTCCTGTCTGATTAAACACTCTACCTAATAGATTTGGTGCTTTAGAACCTTTAAAAGGAGAAAAGATCTTCCCAACTTTATCAGGAGTCTCTATACCTTCTCTAGAACCGTCTGTAAATAGTTCTGGTTCTTCTCCGTTCTTTTTATCTTGTGTTACTAACAGTTCATTATTTTTAGTATACTGAAGGTCGTGCATTATCTTCTCTATAATATTAGAGACTTCTGTATATCCGTCTTGACCTACTCTTTGAAACTTGAACTTTTGCCCTTTGAAGATGCCTTTTAAATCCCTCATTCCAAAAATATCTAACTCACATATAGCATTAGCAGGGCCTATTGCTGTAAACTTACATTGGTAAGTATTTAATTCAGAATTAGTAAAACCTCCAGCTAATACCATAGCACCGTTAAGTTCATGATTAGTAGCACCTCTTCCCCCATAAGTAGCACCATTACCCCACTCTATCTTCAAAGGTTTTCTTTCAGGATGTCTTCTTAAATAAGCTCTAGCATATCTTTCGAAATCCTCAAAAGTATACACTTCAAACTCTACCTCAACTTCTAAAGTTAAGTTTACTCTAGGAGCATATCCAGTAACTCTTCTAATAGTTATAGATTTTAAAGAAGCTTCTTTAGGTCTACCGTGACTTTGATCGTATTTTCCCTGAAAGCCTTCTCTGTTCATAACAATCTCAGGAGCATTAGTTCCTGGGATAGTTATCTTAGCCCAAGCAGGAAGTCTTCTAGAGTAATTTCCTGTTGTATCAATACCTCCATTAAGCATCCTCTGATGTTCTGCTTTTCTAGTATCTAATATAGACTTAACCTGACTATCAAAAGGCTGCCTTAATAAACTCATACTATTGCGATATTTCAGTTAAAAATAACTCGTCTACAGGAAAAGGTATTCTTAATCTTATACCTGGAGGTACATTAAATGTTCCTTTCCCTAAATTGTTTGCTCTAGCTATTACCCACCAAAAGGTCTGATTATCATAATATTCATAAGCTAGTATATCTAGTCTATGGTTTGATTTACTATATATGTAAATATCAGACTCTCTATAAGGTATAGTAGGATAGTAAGTAGAAGATATTCTTTGTTTGTTAGATAAGTTATCTCGTATAATATCTGAGTATAGTTGGTATCTTTTCATCTCGGCAACTTTTTAGTAGTTATAAAGTTTGTTAGAAGATTGAGGCATCCGCTTACCTACCCACACGATAGTCATGTTTGCTCTAGTTAATAAAGGTAAATCATCTATCCAACTAGTTTTATCATTTTCCCATTGGTATTGTAAAGAGGTCACATACCCAATCTCATTCAAAAATAAGTTACCTATACTAAACTTTAAGAAATGTCCTTGATATGAGTTAGTAGAGCTAAAATATTGCGGAGCAGTAGATTTAGCTAAATTATCTAATTTTCTAAAAATAGCTTTAGTATCATTTGTTCCTCCAGTAGCAACAACATTAAAATCTAAGTCAACTTCTTTTACATACTGGCTATAAAGTATTTTAGGATCCGCTCTACCCACTTCCATAAACTGTTGCCAAGAAGGGCTAAATCTAGACCCTATACTGTTTATATCTGCCTCAAACTCTATAACACCTACTCCAGGGTCTGGTAAAAGTTCAAACTCAAAATTAAATCCCTGATATCTAGCTATAGTATATGCCATAATAATTATGCTGATGTTTGTCTTTGGATCTTAGAAACTTCTCTAACAGTGCCGTTATCAAACTGTATGTACATTTTCTTATCTTGAGCTACTGACATTCTATTTAAATTAATTAGTTCTCTCATATTATTATTTAACATAGCCATATCGTTAGAAGTTTCTTTCTGCGCTGCTTCTTTCTTTACAGATGCTATACTAGATTGAACAACAGGATCAGAAGTAGGTACATTAGCTGTTATCTGAGAAGGTGTTGTTGGAATTTCTTTTTTATCAAACATACCTGCATCCTTAGCCATTAATGCTCCATCTATAGCTAAAGAAGCTGCTGTACCTATGCCTGGTAAAGTACTTGCTATACCTGATAGTGCTTCTCCTACTCCACCTAAAATATCCCCTTCAGTAAACCTTTCTATTGAAGATATAGCACCCATCACCAAACCTACTCCAGGAATCTTTTTAAGTGCAGTCTTACCCAACCCCTTAGCTAAACCTTTACCAGCCCCTCTACCTAAAATACCAGTAAGACCTCCTGTACCACCCATAAGACCCATACTTCCTTTACCTATTTTAGAAAATAAACCTTTTCCTGCATCGGCTACTTTAGAAAATAAACCCTTACTAGCACCAGCTATCCTAGACAAAGATCCTTTAGGTATAATAGAAGATGCTGTAGAAGCAGCTCCTATTAGGCCTAAACCTCTTCCTCCTAAACGTCTAGCACCTCTCATAGCTCCCCTATAAGCACTTCTAGCTCTTACTCTTGCTCTAGGAGCCGTTCTTCTTCTTCCTGTTGTGGGAGAATCTGCTATGTCCCTACCACTCGGTCTTGTTGGTCGTGTCCTTTCAGTAACCCCTTTTGAGTCTTTAGATATAGGCCTACCTTTATCATCCAGTAATTGGGTCATAGTTTCCTCTATACCAGATCCAATACTACCTGGACAACAATCCTTAATTAAATCTCTTATCTCTATTAGAACATCTAATTGAGACTTAGCACTGTCTGCTAAACCTCCAGAATCTATAGTATCCCCAACTAACTTCCCTATTTTAGTACCAGAAAATAATTTACCTAACTTAGTATTCGACAAAATACTAGATAAATAAGAACTTGACCCACCAGTCTTTCCATCTTTTCCTTTTTTACCAAGCGTCCCTAAAAGACCTCCTAGTTTACTAAAACCCTTAACATATGTTTTAGGATTTAAGATACTAAATAGCATACTTCTAAGAGGTTTAAAAGCTACCATAACAAGACCAATCCCTCCCACAAGTCCTTTGATCCAATTATTTGTATTAGAAGATAAGTTTGATATAGTATTATCCCAACCTATAAGAGTTTGGTGTATACTACTGAAAAAAGATCCTATCGCACCTCCAGTTATTTCGTTTAAACTATCAGCTAAAAATCTGACTACAAAACTCATAGACTCAAATACAAATTTCATAACCTTTAAAGGAAAGAGTAAAACACCTATAATTTTAGCTAACGTGCCAAATAAAGGAACTAAAGTTTCAGCTATAGGTAGTATACTTTCTACTAATGCCATCTTTATTTTCTGAATAGCATTATCAAACTCTTTAGTTTTATTTACCTGTTTACTAGCTATCTTTAACTGATCTGCACTCATATCAGTTATCCCCTCTACATCTTTTAAGTTATTTGCTATCTTCTCTCGCTCTTCTGTAGATAAGTGTCCTAGTTCTTTTTGTATATATAAACTTCTTTGTAGTTCTGAGACCTCCATACCTGCTGCTTTAGCAAGAAGGATTCTCTGAGGTACAGTCATCTCAGTAAATTCAGCATAACTTCCTACTTGCTTAGAGACCTCCTCCATCATCTTACCAGTCTTGCCCTCTAAAGCATAACGCCTAGCAGCATTCATATCCACTAACCTACCTAAAGCAACAGAAGCTTCCATCTGAGAAGTTAAACTTCCTTGTATATCAAACAAATGCTCGGATACTTTAGCTGCTTGAGCAAGTGAATATCCTAACTTTCTTACCTCAACAGCAGCTCTCATAGCCCTTTCAGGCATACCAGCAAAGTTCCTTGCAACAAACTCTGAGTTATCTACTAAGTCTTTAGCAACTATTCCTGGAGCAATACCGTTAGCCTCAGCCATAGAACCTAACATATACTGCATCTTAGTAGACAACTCTTCAGCGTCTTTCATAGGCATAGCTCCAGCTAACTGTAAAAAAGTATTATGAAGTTTACCTGCTGTATCAGCACTATAGCCAAATACTACAGACATGTCTGATACTTTGCCTATTAAAGATTCAGTATAGTTTAACTGTTTACCAGTTTCTGAAACTAGTTGTGATTGTATAGATAATATATCTTCTAAAGAAGAGTACTGATTAGCATAAGCTGTTTGTGTTTGTAATGAGTTTTTGTATAGGATGTAAGACTGATCTGCTGATAAACCTGTTCTTTCTGCAATCTCGCCAACTTTTTGGTCAATACCTTTAAATAGCTTATACACTCCTGCCATAATTAAAGCAAAAGCTGTAAAAGCTGTTCCTATACCTCCAAGACCTCTGGTTAAAACATTTAACCCTTGGTTAGCAGACTCAAAAATATTTCCTGTTTCTAAAAAAGTGTTATAGGCTGTATCTAATGCTTCTTCGGCAATAGCATTAGCTCTCATAAAAGCTTTAGATAGCCTCTGTCCTATTACAGGAATTAAGTTAGATATCATAGCATACTTAGTATACATGTCTCTAACGTCTCTCTTAGAATCCTCTAATATATCATTATATTTTAAATGTATATAGTATTGCTGTTTTTGAAGCATTAAAGAGAGTTTAGTGTTGTCCACTAACTGTTTTACTGCATCTACATTATCATCATATACATCACTTTGACTTGTTATAGTATCTAAAAGTTTACTAGCAGATTCCCCCATACCTTCAAGATAACCTAATAGCTCAGAGTAACTCCCTTCAGATATTGCAATAGCATCTAATATTCTATCTTGTTCGCTTATCTGAATATTTAATATTCTGTTGGTCTGTTCTAGTATTCCTTTTGTTTTTATTAGTTTTTCAAAATTACCTTTTTTTGTTTTTTCTACCTTTTCTTCTATAGTCTGTTGTTCTTTCACTTCGTCTGTCTGCTCTTCTAATAACTTTAATATTTTCGCATAAACACCTTCTGACTGTTCTAACCCCTCTACAATAGCAGCAGATTGTTGTGCATAACTATTTAATTTTCTAATTAGATCGGCTAAAGCTCTATTAGATCCTCTATTAGCGGTGTTAATATCATTAATTGCATCTTCTATCTGCTCATACCTACTTATCAGCTCTCCTAAGTCTTTTAACTGCTCTTTAGGTATGCCTGCCATCTGAGACATCTTTGTAACAATACCTTCTACTTCTCTTTTAACTCTATTAAAAGAAGTAGGACCTTGTCTAGAATAGTTACGAAGATCTTCTAGCAGTTGTTTAAGTTCGTCTATAGGAGGTAAATTAGAATTTGCCATCTACACTTATTTTAGATTAGGATACTTCTTTCTTATTCTTTTTATTTGATCCTTATATCTATCTTGATTATATTTATAATCGTGTATCATGGCTTCTAATTCAGGATCTTTTGTTGCATTGTACAATCTCCGCAACATTTTCACCTGCTTACCAAAAGACAACAAAGATAATAGAGACGCTAATAAACCTTCTTTTAAAACCTCAGATTTATCTTGCTTCATAATAGTACATTTACTATAAATAGTATTTATTAGTATTTTTTAATAGCTACTCTTCTTAGGTTGGCTTTCTTTTATATACTTCTTTATCTGCTCTATATACAACCTCCTTAAAGATATAGGCATATTATATACTTCAGTAAAAGATAAAGAACCTTTACTGTGATAAGCTAAATCTAAAATCTCTTTATAGAAGCTAAGTTTATACTTTTGCGTCAGGCCAAAAAAACTGTACCCCGATGGGAACTTCAGCGGGAAATGTTTCACCAGTCTCTCTATCTGTCACCTCCACTGACAGGTCTATCCCAGGCTGTACTTCATCAATATACCTTCTTAAGGCTCTAGCATCATAAGCCATAAGCCCTTCTTCAACAAACTGTCTAATAGCCCTCTCATCTCTATTACCATCAACAGAAACGATTTGATAAACGAATTGAGTAGAAGCACTCTTTGTTTGACCGCTAAAAGCTTTTTTATTTTTTTCAACCTCAGCAGAGTACCTCTCTTGATCTGCTTTAGTTAGCATTTTAAAAGAAACTTTTACTCCAGATTTAGGAAGTTCAAAATCAAACTCATTCACATTTGCTTCTTTTAGAAACCTATCCTCTAAATAGTTTAGCTTTAATTGAGTTAAATCTATCTCAGTTCTTTGCTGTTTACCGCTAGGAGTCTCTATAAAAGCATCGTAATCATTACCATAACCGTAAATTCTGGCTGCTACTGTTAACGCATCTATATCTCCAATCAGCATATCAGATAAATTAACATTAGGAGTTACTATAAGAGACTGTAGAAATTTATCTATTACAACTCCTTTTCTTATAAAAGACTCAGTAGTTAAGATATCTTCCTCTTTAGCAGTCATGTACTTTACCTCTATAGTCCCACTACTTAATGGGCTATCTTTTGAATAAAGCAGTCCTCTAGAAGGCAAATCAATAATTTCTGTAGGTACTTTGTAGGTAGTAACTTCTTGTGGCTGATTTTCTGCATTAGCAGAAGAAGGGATAGCACTGCCATCCCTTTTCGGTAATTCATTTTCTATTTTCATAAATTAATTTAAAACTATTATAAAACTTTGAATAATATTTTAAGATAGAGGATAATGATAAGCCCAATCATAAGATATAGTAGCCTCTAACAACACTAAATCATCAGAAGAAACGTCAACACTACCCCAATTAACACTAGCAAAAAAAGCTCCATTTAATTGCCAAAACTCACCAGTATCGTTTCCTTGTGGATCAACATACTTAAGCTTTATTTGTTTTTTGTAGATAGTCATAAATTGATCTCTCTTTGATAAAGCATTGTGATGTTCTCTATTTATCCATCCGTGAGCTTTAGTAGCCCCAGTAGGCCCAGCCAAACCAGGAGATGTATTTATAGGATCGTAAAAAGTTACAGAAATATCCTGCCATCTTGATTTACCCTTTATTTTATATTCAGAGTTAATGGTATCTACTGTTACAGGATTATTCTCTAAACTAGGTAAATCCGCAGTTCTTATTAAGTAAGAACCAGCCGAACCATCCTGGAACCAATCTGGGATAGTCATTATAAACCTGTTTTGTTGCTTCATGTCAACAAACTGGAACCCGTTTCGGTATAAAGCTGGATCTGAGTATGCCATTTTTAATTAATTTTATTTACTATAAATATAGTTTAATTTATTTTTTTACTCATTTGTATCAGTAGGGAAAACTGCTCCCGTAGGTAATACAAAGAAATCAATAATTACAAATTCAGCAGTTCTAGTAGGCTTCAAGTAAATAGCACCTCTTAATTCATTTCTATCAATTACTTCTGGTGTATTATTACTTTCATCCATTACTACCCTAAAGTCGTACAAACCTTCTTTTTGTCTAACATCGTTAAAGTACGGTGTTACTATGTCTATGAATCTGTCTCTAGTCGCTACCGTATTCTGTTCAAATACTAAGTATCTAGAAGAAGATGCAACAAATTTCTTAGCTGCAATAAGTAATCTTCTTACGTTAATTCTATCTAAAGCAGAACGCTTCTTCTGTAGTGTTTTTTGTCCCCATACAACAACACCATCTCTTGGATAGGTTGCGATTGGGTTAATATTACTTGCATATAGGTCATCTCTGTCTGCGGTAGTTAATTTCTTCTCAGCTTGAACAGCTATCTCAATTCCACCTCTATTCAAACCTGCTGGCGCAAACCAAGGAAATTTAACATAGTCGTTAAAAGTTAACACTCCAGCAACTACACAAGAAGGCGGAATCCAAACGTTTCTGTTTAAGTCTGGGTCGGATACTTGTATCCAAGGATAGTACATAGCTGCGTAGTTAGAAGTTCTTCCTTCAGCAGTAGATCTTGCAGAACCTACAGAATCCCCATATCGAGTAGGGTCAACTACTATAAATACATCCCCTCTTTCCTCACAAGTTGCAATAGCATACGTTACAATATCACTATGCTGTCCTGCTGCATTGTCTACAATACCTGGCATAAACAACATGTTGATATCATATTCATCTGCATGAGATAAAATGTCAATAGCATCATAATAGGCTGTAGATCCAGAGATACCAGCAGCACTTTCGTGTAAGTTAAATCCTTGAGTATTCTCTTTTACAATATCCCCATAAAAGGCTCTTGGGTGGTGTACATACCCGTCACTACCAAAAGCAAATGTACCAGACACAGCAGCTGGTAATGAACCAGACAATGCTCCATCTCTAACTCTACCTGCCTCATCAATATAATTCAAAGTATCATTTCCTAACATCTCTACTCTAATAAATCTAGATCGGTTAGGATAAGAGCCTGATAATTGTAAATAAGGTCTTCCTGTCCCACTTCCTCTTAGAGTATAGAATTGATCCCCAATTACTCTTGGTACATACCCAGGATCATTAGGGTCTAACGACAAGTTATTATACTGTTCAATAATTACTTTCCTTCCTGTTCTATCATCACCTCTTCTAAGTATTAAATTAAATGTACCTCTTCTATGATTTACATTATTAATTTCCCATCTAAAGTTATGTCTACTTCCAGAAGTATTTAATAATCCTAAACTATCTTCGTCTGCTGGAGAGGCTATACCGTTAGTAGCAGCTAACCCAGCACCACTATTTCCATACTCACCTTCAAACATCAAATGAACTCTAAAGGAAGGGTCAGATGATCCAGAGAATACAGATCCTGTAAGTGTGTTTCTAAAAGCTAAGGACGCACTAGAATTAATACCTTCTACTGTAGAGGTAGGACTTGCCAAAGAAGCAGAAATTAATGCCCACTCATCTCCACCAGAAAGATACTCATTAAGATGCGTTTGGTAAGATCCAGATTTTACAATATTAGAATATCCAATAGTAGCATCACTATTTACAATTCTAAGTACAGTTAAATTCTCACCATACCTTAAATACTCTTGTGCAGTATAGTTAGTAAGAAATTTATACTCTTTTGCTACTGCTCCAGATCCTGATATAAAAGAGTTACCAAAAGCTCTAATAAATTCAGCATAATTAGATACTGTGGTAGGTCTAAATGCAGGTCCATAGAGAGTTGGTCCTATTACAGCACCACCTATAGCGGCAATCTCCTGTGGGAGAAAACTTAAGTCTTTTTCTCTTGTAAAAACACCTGGAGATACAAATCTATCAGCCATTTTATTTTTTGTTTATAGTTTATAATTCAAACATCTATCTATAAATATAGTATAAATTTTCCAAAATTAAGTGTTAGGCTTCTCGCCAGGAAAATTAGTGACCGCATTTATATCAAAAGATGACTGGTCTGTTCTAAATACCAATCTCTTTATAGAGTGTGCTTTTTGTATAGTAGATTTTCTTAACTCAAACTCTTGCTGTAATCTTCCATCCACAGATAAAGGTATAGTAGCTTGAACAAGTCTTTCAGAGTCAGTAGGGTTTATAGTATCAAAAGAAATATCCCCTACTCTAGTCCTAAACTTCCAAGAATCTCCCCACACAAAATTACTAGTAGGTATTATAGTTTGAACTAAATTGTTCATCTGCTCTACTAAATGTGTGTACAAAATTAACTCATACTCTACTACATAAAATTCAGGAACTACAGAAATATAAAACTCATTAGAAAAATTACTATTCTGTAGCTCATTATGTCTATCTCTTATATTCTCAAAATTTCTTTCATTTATAGGTCTTATAATAATATTAGACTCATAAGGAGCCATATTTACGTCTAACTTCTTAAACCTCTCATCCTCAGACATAGAAAGTCTTCTTATAACTCCATAAGGAGCTAATGCTTTACCTTGCCTATCTCTCATATATCCTCTGCCCTGAATTTGTGACCATATCTCTCCAGAAGCATATACTATCGGAACATCTATCATAACCTCATTCTGATCTACTTGTAAGTCTATCTCATTTCTAAGAAAGTACATTATTGCGTAGTCTATATCATATATTGTAATAGAAGGTGTTTTGAAGGTATCATTATCCCTTCTAGTTTCATAAGCTCTATTGATAGTTGCATTATTAGAAGAAAATGGTATGTTAGGATTTTCTGGCATTACATAGAATTTGGTAAGTCATAAATACTTGTTCTTGGTGTAGAAACGTTTTCTATATTTAGTCTATCAGGTGTTGTTTTAAATCCTGTGGCTACTATAGATACATTATACCCAAATTCATCTGATCCATCATCTACTGTTATAGGTAAAGTTTCTGGATTTCTTCCTGTCCACAATTGATTAATTGTTATTAAGTTTAACTCATAGTACTCAGCATCCCACTTTACAATATCTCCTTCTTTTAGTACAAAGTTTTTTTCTTTTAGCTCATCTCTTAAGAAAGCAAATCTAATAGTTTTAGCAAATGTTGTATAGTCATCTCCCGCAAAATCTTTAGCATCCCTAGTTATTAGACAGTTAAACTTTAAAGGATTAAAGAATACTTTTTTAGAAGATTCTCCGTAAATATTTATTTTTGTATACTGTGTAGCAATCTTATACACGACAACTTGAGTGTTAATAATATCATTTATTAACTCCTTATTTATTCTTCTAACTAAGCTAACATCTCTAGAGCCGCCAAATAGTGCCATATTATCCTATATAAAATCTTAAAGGTACTTTGTTAATCTCATTTTGTAAAGCATCAGACTCAGCCTGCTTTCTCTCCAATAAACTCTGCCTAGAGAACTCATTGAGAATTTCTCTTAACTCTTCTATTAAAGCAGTCTTCTCAGATTCAGCAGCACTCAAAAGAGCATCTCCATTTAAAGTTATATCAGACTCAGGTATAGGTATAGAAGAGTACTTGCTTCTTACATACCCTAACATCTCTTTAGCTATAGCCAAAGTATATCTTTTAATCCACTGCTTACCCATAGAGTTAATTCTAGAGTAAACCATATTACCGTAAGGTACATTGGAGTAGTCACTGACTCTACCCTTACCTCTCTTTAAAGGATTTCTCTCTAAATTATCTAGAGTATACTCGAAGTGTAGTGTGTAGTCTCTAGTAGGTATAGGGAATAGTTTTAGTCTATTATTTATCAACTCAAAACTATAAGCACTCTTTCTAATTAAATCATTAAACTCTATACCCTGTATTCTGAGAAGATCGTGATTTAAAGGATACAATACAAAACTAACAGCAGGTGTATAACCTCCCCACTCGAAACCTTCTAACAAACCTTGCATACCTAAACCAGTCCCAGCATAAGGATCTTGATACCTTATCAAGGCTGGCATAGGATAATGATGTACTTTTCTTATAGTAAATTTATCAGTCTGAAAAGATCCAGACTCTAGTTGTACTGTATTGTTTTTTGTAAAGTCATAAACTTGTACGTCCTTCTTTACCTCTATACTTCCTGTATAATAAGTTACATTACCTCCAACACCTACAGAAGTACCATAATGCTCAGATAAATCAAAAACAGAAGCATTTGTAGGATCTACAAACTCCTGAGATAAACTTTCAGATCCAGTATTAGCACCTAATAAATACAGTAAGTTATCTCTACTTACATAAGTATTTACCTGATTACCGTACTCAGATATAGCCTCCTCAAAAGCAGCAAAGAAATTAGTCTGCTGTAATTCTACATCTACAATAGGATATCCCAATCTTCTAGCGCACCATACCGCTACTGTGTCAGCATCTTGCTGAAAAGAATAGTCATCATCATAATACCCAAAAGGAGTGTCTCCTGGGAAGAAAGATGCTGATCCTGGCCATATTGGTATGTCTGCCATAATCTTTTATTATAAATATAATCTTTGTAAACAAAAAAACCCCATCCGAAGACAGGGTTTCAAAAAGCGGGGTTGGTCGGGGTTCAGTTCTTACGCTTGAGGTTCTGTTTTAAAGTGAGAAGCTGTCTTTAATCCTAAAGTTACTAATTGGTCAACAATGACCAACCATTCTTCGATAAGACCTTCCAACACATCATTACTCAAGTCAAACTCTTCGTTAAATACCTTAACAAGTTCTTTTCTTTCGGTAGAATCAACATCCTTTAGTTCAGCAAGTGCAGCAGGTAGTGAGCCGTATACAGCAACAACCTTCATTACAAATACTTGTACGATTGCAAAGATTTCTGCTGTGTCGATGTTACCATCCTTATTAGCATCAATTTTAGTTAATGCTGTGATAAGTTGTGCAACTGTTCTGATAGTAGGTGTTAATTTTTCGATACCAATAGTAGACATAGTTTTATTTGTTTTGTTTTGTTATAATAATTAAGTTCCTTTATTATAAATAGATATGTTTTTTAGAAAAGAGTGTTAAGGGGGTATTAATTTTTAGGGTTGCTTCTCCCCAACTTTTTCTACGATAGTAACCGTAGGTTTTTTAGAGTTAGTTAATTGGTTAAAATACTCTTGTGCTATACTATACTGCTGTTTTGTACTCATAGGTAATCGTGAGTAATAGTACATAGGTTCATAGTGATAAGCAGAACGATAAGTTGAACAAGAGGATAAAACTACTGTAACTACTAATAGTTTAAGTAGTGTTTTCATAATAATTAATAGTTTGGTTATGTCTATATAAGTATATAACTGTTTTAGTTTTTTAGGCTTCTCGCAAACTTTTTATAAATAATCCTAATATCCCATTCTATAAATTAGAAATTCTGTATTTTGTCATCTTGACAAGTTTTATAATTTATCTACGAGTTCTGTAACTTCTTCAAAATCAAATATATCCTCATCTTCATAAGGACATTGTAAAGGGTTGCCATCTATTGCATACTCTTCGAAATAGGTTGTTCTATTTTTTGCTGTTAGTTTTTCTTTATTAGATAAAACATTCTTATGTATATCATAGCTATATACATTAGGTGATGTTGTATTCCATAAAACAACAGAAGGTAACTGATAAGCAGCTGCTGCATGTTGCAAAGAGCTGTCTATTAAAATTCTTTTAGTAGTCAATCTTAACAAAGTAAACAACTCTAATAAAGAGTGTGTTTGTACATACTCTGCACCCTGTACTAAGTTATTCTTATGCTTACAAACCTGCATAATATGATATGTATCTTTATATTTATCTACTAATTTCTGTACAAGACTTAAAGGCATATCTCTTGCCCAACTTTTAATGTTGTAAGGATTAACTTCATTATCATTAGGTATCATACCACCATTACTGTGAATAAGCATAATAGGCTTGTTTCTTCTAAACTTCTGCAATACAATTTCTCTTATTCTATAAGAACTGTACAACTTAGGTAGTTGGTTATTATAGTCAAGATTTAAACATTCATACCAACTTTTAATCAAGTGCTGTTCCTGTTTTATATGTCCTGTAACATGATAAGGGTCGTGCATAAGTATTACAACATCTTTACCTTCAATATAATCTTGATAAAAGTAATCGGTATTACCTAACTGATAAACTCTATCTACTAATGGATGAAATTCAAATACTTCTGTCCAAGCACATACTACAATTAGTTTTCTGTCTGGGTATTTATCATTAATACCTTCTAACACAGCTGTTGCTGCAATATGTTTACCTACTCCACCTGCAATGTGGAAAATTACAAACTTTTCTTGACTGTCAAAACTCATATTATATTAATTTATAAATTACCAATATCCCAAGGCAAAGAATCTACTTCTTGTTCTGGGTTTAATTTTCTTTCTATTTCTCTAATTATTCTTGTCTGCATGTGTGTTGGGTCTACATTTGCTATTAACCACTCTATAACGTTTTGTTCTGTTAATTGGTCAAATGGTATAAATCCTTCTTGTGTAGGTGTTGGTAAAGGACTTACTCCTTCAAACTTACCTTGCTCTCCACTAACACTATCAATTCCAACGTAATGATATTTTACTCTAATGACTACATCTTGCAAACTATCTACTGTTTGCTTAAATAAACTAATTATTTTCCAACTATATGTAATATTCATTTTTATATATTTTGTGGTTTAATAGGCCAATCTTCATCTTGTAAAAAAGGATAATTAGCATGAGTAGTAATATCTCTTAAAGCCTGTCTGTATACTTGCCAATATACAGGCATAGGTGTACTGGTATCTACTGCTCTGATTACTATCCAATCAGTTTCTTGAAGTAGTATATTTCTCTTATTATTTACTTCTTCTATAGTATTATCATATTCAGCTTGCTGTATTTGTTCAGCAGTAGAGGGTATTGATGAACTTCCAAAACCTATAGGTTTACCTTCATCCCATAACCCTACTGTCCACCCTACTTCTAACATAACACCATCCTCAATAAAGTAGCTGTTTTCTACTTCTGTTTGATGTATTTCAGTTATTATATTATTTTCTATTTTTATATACATAGTTTAATATTTTACATAAAACCAAGTATCACCAGCACATTGTCTACAAACAGTAATTGATGTAGATGTACTACTAATACAACGTAATCGTAAGTAATTGTAATTAGACCAACCATTGTTGCTAACATATGTAGCCATATAATTATCTGCATTAACAAACCCCGTATCATAATTACTGTTATTAATGCTTACAAATAAACTTTTACCTGGACTTACTGTACAGCTTGAAAAACCGTTTACAACAATGCAATATTGACATTGACCACCGCCACTTGCAGGTAATCCACAATAATTAGCAGCACATATTGTATTAAAGTTAGATGTACTTGCAGGGTCTACATAATACCCAGTGTTGTTTGAATCATAGAAGATAGGAGCATATAGGTTATAAGCTACTCTGACGTTGTTATCTCCGTTACCTACGCTGAACAACTCAGTTGCCATATTGTAGTCATTGTAAAACCTGGTGCCTTGGTAACTTGTATTCGCTCCTATTTTAATGCCAGTGTGGTATGCGATTCTCAGGTCAGGGTAGGGGTATGACCAAGTTCCACCTTCCTGAAATATGGCGTAGGCGCAATCACCGTGACTTGTGTTATATCCAGCACCAAACATTAGGACATGATTAGTTTGGCTGCAGTTATTTTTAACAAACCCTGTGCTGTCGATGCCATCTAAAGTATCTGCATCACTACTACCTACACCACTCCAAGATGTTCCATTATATACCTCTACACCACTTGATGTAGTATTCCATCTCATCATACCTGCTTGTGGTGTACCAGGTCTTTGTGCATCTGTACCTGCGGGTAATTTTAAATATCCTGTATCATTTACAACGGTATTTTTAAGTGTTGCCATTTAGTAAATCTTTTAGTTTATTTATTTGTTTGTCCTGCTCCTGCACTTTTTTAACAAGTAGAGGTATTAGTTTTGTGTACTTTACACCTTGTAGTTCATCTTCCCCACTTTTTGTAACAAGAGTAGTATCTAAATCATAAACTTCTTCTGCTATAAACCCATATTCTGTTTCTTTAGAGTCTTTCCAATCAAAAGAGACAGGTCTTAACTTATCTATAATAGATGTATCTTCTATAGTATTTATATTTTCCTTAAATCTTAATGCAGATGTTTCTACAATGGTAGTAACTGTAGCTGTACCGTTCACTTCAAGTTTGGTGGATGGAGACGTAGTACCTATACCTACGTTGTTAGAGTTTCCTTTAAGTACAATTCCTATGCCTTGCCTTGTCTGAAAAGCAAGGCCATAATAACCATACATTCCAAAAGAATTTTCACTTCCAAAGTCGGTAACTGAGAATTTTAGATATCCATGCACATTATAATTTTGGTCTAAACTAAGTATATTACCAGTATTTACTATTAAGCTACCGTTGAATCTACCACTCCCATTTACATCCAAGTTCGCAGCAGGAGTAGTAGTACCTATCCCTACGTTGCCGTTTCCTAAAATAGTCATCTTAGTGGTATTTGTTCCGTTGGCTGCTTTTGTATTAAAATCCAAAACAGACTCACTTGCGTCTGCAGCTTGAGATATTATTACTCCGTGTCTTTTAAAAGGAGAATTATCATTGTAAAAATCAAATAAAATAGCATCAGTAAGCCCAAGCGATAAAGCACTATTAGTTCCTCTTGTACCAACTTGCAATTTAGATAAAGGATTAGTCGTACCAATTCCTACGTTTGTACCATTATCATAAATAACAGAATTAGTTTGAGATGTACTTCCATTCCACTTTGATATATATCCTGATGTTCCTGTGCCTGTTAGAGTTCCTGTACAAGTTGTGTATCCACTTGGGTTTGTAGCTAAATAAAACGCACTTGCTTGATTACCATCCAACAAATCTGCATCAAGTCCACTACCTGCTCCATCCACAGTCTTAATGCAAGTAAGCATTTCATTTGCGGTATAAGTAGTATCTGTTGTACAGTACCCTGCCCCATTCGTAAGTTGGTTGTTATTGGTGGGTATTGTAGGTTTATTAGTAAAGTTATTATAATCTAAATAATAAGAACCTTGTTGTCCATCTAATAAGTCTGCATCAAGTCCATTTCCTGACCCTTCATCTGATGTTGTAAGCACTCTTTTATTTATTACACTCTGAGTTGTAATGCCTGATAGTGATGTCTCTTGGGTTATGTTCCATCCTGATGTAATATCCATCAGGCTACTATAGAAACTTGGATGAGACATTACATCTACGGTTACATGCCCATAAGACCAAGAAGATGATGTATCACCTACTATAATATAATCATAATTAGAATCATAACCTAAACTTATATCTTTGTTTCCATTACCGATTTTTATAACTCCATTATTATACCATCCTGATGTCCAATCATGTCCTGAAACATAGTAAATTGTAGCAGCTGTTGAGTTATATTCATATACAGTAATTCTCAATACTAACATACTATAATTGCCAATATGCAAACCAGGTATTTGTATTTTTATAGCACCTGTAGTTGTCGAAGGAGCTGACCAATGTGCAACTGAAATAGCTGTTCTGTTATTAACAGATATTTGATTTGATGATTCAATATTACCCGATACAGATAGAGTTCCATTGAACGTATCAGAAGTATCACTTCTCAAAAATTGAGAAGAATCTAAACCATCCAAAGTATCCGCATCAAGTCCACTACCTGCTCCATCCACAGTCTTAATGCAAGTAAGCATTTCATTTGCGGTATAAGTGGTATTAGTGTCTGTAGTGCAATATGTTGCTGTTGTTACAGCCGTAACGTGACCTAAAGCATCTACTGTGATAGATGCTATACCTGCACTACCTTGCGCACCTGTTAATGTAGACGTATCAGCGTGAGATACGGTTACTGTTCCACTTGTACCTCCTCCTGTGAGTCCTGTTCCTGCTGTTACTCCTGTTATATCACCTATGCAAGTTGTGTATCCTTCTAAAGAATGGTCTCCCCAACTGTAAGCAGTATCAGCATTAGTACCTTGAGCTGCCGTAGCATAAGCGGTAGAATTTGTTGTTGCAGCAGTACCTAATCCTAAGTTTGTCCTTGCTGTTACAACATTTGTTAAATCTGATAAGTTTGAAGATTTTGCTAATTTAGTACCTACCGTAGTGGTAAGTGAAACTAAAGCATCTTGGTCATTAGATAACGAAGCTGACAGTTCTCCTAACGTATCTAATGCAGAACCCGCAGTTCCTATTATAGTATCAATTCTACCCTGTACAAATGCAGTTGTTGCAATTTTAGTAGAATCGTCAGTTCCTGTTTGGGTAGGTGCTGTTGGATTTCCTGTCAAAGCAGCATTTGTAAACATCGTTGCCTTAGACTCGTTTGTAACATTACCTAAACCAACATCAGATGCTGTAGTTCCTTGCGCTCTTAAATTAGCATAAGTTCCTGATTGTGAAAATGCATCTACATCTGTTATTTTAGCAGATGTAATAGAACCACTTAAAACAGACTCTGTATTCAGTTTTGCTTTAACTAAAGCATCTGTATAACCTACTTTTGCTGTATTTGCAACTACAGAAGTATTATTAGAAACCTCTGTATCAAAATCTGATATTCTTACTGCTGTTAAATTACCTGTAGCAGAAGAAAGAGTTATTTGAGCAGAACCTGATACAACTCCTATACTATTAATATAAGATAAAGTATCGGAGTTAGTATAATGAGTTAAATCACTTATTTGGGATTCTGTTATAGAAAGTTGGGCAGAAGAACTCACAATCCCATTAGGTATATCTGTAATACCTGTATAAGATATTTGTGCAGAAGAACTCACCAAGGTCTTACCCTCCAAGGTAGATAATCGTGTATCATTGTTCTGTATATCAGAAGCAAGTGAGGCAGAGGTAGACGTAAATGCTCCTGATATCTCTGTAGAAAGTTGGGCAGAAGAACTCACAACTCCTATAAAGGTAGTTGCTCTTATAGAACCACTTGTATTTAATGAACCTGATATTGTTAGATTACCTATGGTACGCATACGGTATAGTTTGTTTTATATATAAATAGAGCCTCTCCCGCACATTTTACACTTGACGTATCTCATAAATACGAGAGGTCGGGTCTGCCTGTGTTAGTTCATCGGCATAGGCTTGTGCCTCTGCCTCTGTATCAAACTCATCTATCGTATCTGTACTATTTAGTTTCTGTACCCATACCTGTCTTTTTGCCCAATGAGGGTCATTAGCATTAAATGGGGCAGGTATTAGTTGTTTGTAAATTCTGTATTTTGTCATAGTTACAGTAATTTTTGTATTTTAATAGTTTTAGTTTCATTGTAGTAAAAACTACTATCTAAACTTTTTGTAAAGGTTATAGGGGTTGGTAAACCTTCTATATTAGTTAGTACAAATCTTCCTAAAGTTTTTATGAGGTACGCTCCCGCACTTTTTTGGGGGAGCGGAACAAAACTACTATCTACTTCAGTAACAACTCCTGTTTCAGTAAAATCTAAATAATAACTAACATCCCCTACATCTACCTGCCAAATTCCATCAAAATTACTACCGTACTTATCAGCCATAACAGCATAATAACCACTACTACCCAAAGAATCTAATAATCTATTAACCGTTGGGTATATCTCATTCACATCTAAATTTTTTAAGACTGTGGCTTGGTTATACCAAATCCTACTCTCTACCGTTTCTATCAACTTAACTAAATAATCTACAGCCTGTTGTGTTGTAAACCTTCTATCAATAGGAGATATTACAGTCTGCTCTATATTTGGATAGTATGTACCTTCATACAAAATATAATAATCAGAAGATATAGTAGCATCAGATGTTCCCGATGACTGTAATAAACCTAACACAACAGAACTTTCAGAGTTATAAGATTCTATATAAATTGTGTCAGGAATCTGTCCTTTTACAGTAGACGTAATAAGAAAAAGAACAGTAAAAATAACGATGTGAAATGCTGTTTTCATAAGTATATTAATTTATTTATTTTCTAATGTTTCTATTCTACTTACTAAAGTTTGTAGTAGAGTTTCTAATTCTTGTATCTTTTGTTCTTGGGTTTCTATAATCGTTTGTTGTTCTTGAATAGCTTTAGTTAGTATTGGTATTAAATCTGTTGTAGCCATAGATTTAACATTATCATCAGCTGTTGTTACTATGTTAGGTAATACAGATTCTACTTCTTGGGCAATAAAACCAATATTAGTTCTTGTACCATATTCTTCATTAATCCAATTATATGTTATCGGTCTTAACTGTTTAACTATATCTAATCCTAATTCTAAATCATTTATATTCTTTTTATAATTAACATCAGATAAGTTATTATATGCTCCTACACCTGCAACAGAACCATTAACATGAAGTTTGTAGGATGGTGAAGTAGTACCAATTCCTACGTTGCCTCGAACATACATATTACCATTATCGTACATAATGACATTATTGTATAAATTATCAACACTATTCCATCTAAATCCGTAATTAGGAGCGCCAACGAAATATGCGTCATCAGTTAGGGCAGATTTGCCGTTTAGTTTAATACCTCCGTTAACATCAAGCTTATAATCTGGGCTTGTTGTACCAATTCCTACGTTGCCGTTTGCATCAATGCGCATTGATTCATTAGAAGCAACACTAAACTTTATGGTATTAGGGTCTGTGGCGGCACCACCTCCTGCTACTGTTATTCTTGATTGATACCCTGATGTTGACCCAGCCTCTATGTATGTTGTTGTTGCATCTGCCCCAGAACCTACTGTAGTAGTATAAGGATATCCTCTTCCACTTAAATTTCCACTTTCTGATAATCTAATACCACCATCTACATCAAGTTTGGCACTTGGCGAAGTCGTACCAATTCCTACGTTGCCAGATGAACCTTCAATGTACATCTTAGCTGTCGGTGTATTACCACTTACAAAAGCAAAACCACCACCATCCACATCACTTCTGGTTTGAAACATAAGGGTTTGGGGCGCCATGCCGCTAACTGATGAGGAAGCTTTGTAAACATATGCGTCTGCACTATTTTGGTCTATAAATGAAGCAATAGCATAATTCCCAAACTGTAAGGTGTTTGCAATACCAGTTGCGTCATTGAGCGAGGAGTATGGACCGACAACAAAATTACTTGCGATAGCCCGACCTACAACGTGTAATGGGGCATTTGGATTTAATTGGCCAATTCCTACGTTGTTGCTAAAGGTGGCTGCACCTGTGGAGGCTATGGTGAGGGATGGAGTTGTGTAAGTAGTCCCTCCGTTAGTAGTTGATGGTGTAATCTGAAAAGCATTACCAACTGTATTGTCTTTCTCAATTTTCCAATTTACTGAAGTGCCAGCAGTACCTCCTCTTAATTCAATACCATTAGAATTTTGTGCTCCTGTGTTTTGAAATATAGCGGAAGTACCACCTGCTGTGCTTGATGCTGTTAATGTATTACTAAACCTACCCGTTCCGTTAACATCTAACTTATACCCATTATTTGTAGAATTACCTATTCTAACATTTCCTCTTAGGTAAGCTCCACCATCATCTTCAACATAAAAGTTGTAATTAGAACCTAAGTCCAGTACACTAAACCCTAATGTTCCTGATGTAGTTCCTCCACCCCATACATTAGTTCTTCCCCTTACATCTAACTTAGCTAACGGATTAGTCGTACCTATTCCTACGTTGCCATCTGTATGAATACGCATTTTCTCACCACCTCCTGCAAGAAACCTTAAATATCCCCAAGTAGAAGTAGTTCTATTGTAAGATTGCAACGCTGTACCGCTTGATTCTGAAAAAAGCTCTAAATCAGTGTTAGAGCCATCTTTAATGGCAAGTTTGGCATTTGGCGTACTCGTACCAATTCCTACGTTGCCGTTGGCTAATGTTGTAAGAATTGTGCCTACCCCACTTCTTGCACCTTGTAATTCAAATATTCTTTGTGTTGTTTGTTGGTCACTTCTATCATCCCTAAATAAGAATATGGGTGAATTACTGGAGTACCCTGCAGCAACTGCTTGAAATAAACTTTCATTAGTTAATGTTGCGCTGCTATTATTTGTGTATATAAATCCTCTATATTCAGGTCCAGGTGTATTGCCTACAATATGTAATTTTCCTGTTATTGCATCCGTACCAATTCCTACGTTGCCAGATGAAGTTATATTTAGAATATTATTACCACCAGCATAATTTACTCCCCAAAGAGTGGAACTTTGAGCATATACGCCCCAATAATCTCCACCAGTTACATCACCATCAGAACCATCCATCCAAAGAATCGAACCATTATTATATTCATCAAACAAAATTGATGAACTGCCTTTTTTTGCAAAAATATTTCCACCCTCGATGTGCAATTTTACAGATGGACTTACCGTACCAATTCCAACCCTATTATTAGTCGCATCGACATACAACGTATTATCATCAAAATTAGCATCTCCCACCACACTAAAGACATTGTTAAGATATCTAAGGTTGTTGGTAAACTCTAAGTTCTTCTGACTATTAGTTAGAAGTAAAGAACCAATAGAATCCGATTGCGGTAGCTGAGTAAAGCGTAATCGTGGAGGTCCTTGTGAGTACACCGATATAGATAAGAATAGGAAGATTAAACCTATATATAATTTTTTTAATTGAAATTGTACCATACGACATCAATTTGGTCTCCTAAAGATGCGGAGAAGGTTAAGTTAATTGTATCTGTTGTCTTAGAAGATATATATGTTTTATTTATAAACTGTCCGTTATAGTAGATAAGTATTTTATCATTACTGCTCGGCAAACTTCCCGAAGTTACCGTAATACTATTAGTAGAAGAACCTAACGTAAAGTTCTCCTGATGCATCGAAAGAACCGAGGTTATTTGTGAGCCATCTCCCACAAAATTTGAAGCTGATACTGTACCTATAAAATTATGCGTATCATCTAAAGAGTTTCCAAACTGTGTAGAACCACTCTGATAAATTATAGATGCTGATACGACCTCTGTATGAAACTCTTGAGCAGTTAAGATTCCTCCGACTGTGAAGTTTCCTGGTACTGTTTGATTAGAAAGTTGGGCAGAGGAACTAACAAGTCCACTCGGTTTATTTAAAACATTAGTCCAATCTATAGAACCACTTACAATATGACCCCCATTTGTTACAACAGCGTATCCTGTTGTTGGAGCAGAGAATCCTACCTGAACATTATTAGAGTCTAATATCTGTATAGAATCAGGTATAATATAGTTTTTAGTATTGTCATATACAGATACTAATATATTTTCTGTTTCTAAGTTGTGTGTTATTGTAGTAGATGTAACAGATGTAAAAGAGCCTGTTATTGCTTGTGACCTTAATACTGCTATTCCTGTTAGACCACTTCCATCACCTTGAAAACTTCCACTAAAACTTCCACTATAGATGTAACTGCTCCCCGACAAAATGTGGGCGAGAGGCTTCTTAATAGCTCTATTACCTTCCCCCCAAAAGACCTCTCCGTTAAGTAAATTAGGAACATCATTACTTCTACCTGCTCCTAAGACAATACCCGCTCCATTGGAAGGATGTATCTTAGTCACAATACCTAAATTCTGTATAAGATTAGACCCTGTAGGCTTTACGTTTGTATATCCACTATTCTCCCCAACATATATAACCTGCCCACTCTCAAAAGTAGAGGTATCAACACCTTGTATTAAACCACTTATAATAGCATACCCTTCATCGCCATCTGCTAAATCCTCATTTAAAACTAAGGTGGCAGGCATTGTGGCAGGATTAGATGCGGAAGCTGCTATAATACCGACAAGATTACCTGAAGTTCCTGACCCTGTGGCGTGAACAGGAGTCCCTTTGTATAAAGTAGTTCCTGATACATTTTTTACAACTTCATAAGTCGTATCTACAGAACCAAAAGATAGATTACCTAAACCATCGGTTTGTATTACTTGATTTGCAGTACCATCTACGGTAGGATAAATTATACCACTCGCTGTTAGAGCAGTTGTTGCATTAACACTATTAAGTACAGCGTCAGAACCACTGACGATTACCTTTTTCCAATTAGGCATTTAACTGTTTTTTACTATGGTTGGTTACGGTAATTTACCGCCCACTTCCCATAAGGGCCAATAATAAAATTATATAAAAAAATGTTTAACATAATCTATATGCTAAACATTATTTCTTTTTAGATTGTTGGAGATAGTCTTCTTGTAATTTAACTATTAAATTATAGATAAACTCTATCTCTTTTATCTTAAATGTTTGTTCTCCTAATACCTTAATTACAAATTCTAATTCTTCAGGAGTATAAAATATTTCTCTTTTTGGTTCTTCTTCCACACTTTTTGTAGTAACTGGTGTAACTACTTTTGTAGAACCTTTCTTAATTACTGTTGGCAAAACTCTTATAATTTTTGAAATGAACAATTTTATAATTTATGCAAAGATGTATATTTCTCCTCCTTCGACTTTTATGTTACCATTCTTTTGATACTCTGAAATGTCGGTGTGAGGTCCATCAACATCTACTACAGCAGCAGCATACGCAGTAGTGTCAGCAGTAGTTGCTGTACTGCTTACTGATTGGTTGAATCCCCATCTAACTCTGTCAGCCTCATAAAAGAATGCGTGTCCTAACCCTAACCCTTCATCAATGATAATACCACCTTCATCAGGGTTAGCAGAACCACTATTTAATAAAATAAACTTATCTTCTACAAATAAGTTAGCAGTATTGATATAAGTTAAATCACCATTAACTGCTAAATCTCCATCAACAAATAGATTTCCTGTAATAGATGCAGTAGGAACAGTAAGACTGTTTGTAATAGTTACATCATCAGGCAATCCAACAGTTACTGTACCTAAAGTTCTAGAAACAGTAGTTTCATTTGTAGTTCCGTTAATCGCTAAAACAGCACCATCAAGAGAGTTTGCTAAAGTAATATTTCCAGAAGTAGCTACAAAATCTCCACTATCAAAAGATGCGATACCTTTATTATTATCAGTAGTAGCGTATTCACCAGAAAAAGTTATATTCTGATTTGATACAGTAATATCAATACCTTCCCCAGCAGTAACAGTTAAGTCTTGAGTAAGAAGATCCACAGATCCGTAAGTTTCACCGCCATCCGAACCTGTTATATTTAAAGTAGTAACAAGTCCTGTCAAACCAGACCCATCACCTACAAATGATCCAGAAAACAGTGATCCAGAAACAACAGACGCAGCAGTTATATCTAAAATACTACCATCATAAGTTAATCCACTACTTTCTAAAGACCCGCCAGTTCCAATAAGAACTAAGTTGTCATTAGTAAGACTTGACGCTGTTATCTCGTTTACATGTATATTAGAACCACTAACGAGTACTTTTTTCCATTGAGCCATTATGCTATAGTTTTATCTTTACTATAAATATATAAGAATTAAATAAAAATCTAATCTTCTGTACCTACCCAAAAATTTGCTTGACTATACGCCAAACCTCCTGCTACTGGGGGAGGTAATTCATCAAACTCTCCTAATTTTAAAACACCATCAGATGTTACAGTTACTGCATTAAAAGACCCTGACCTTATTATAAAAAAATCTAGACCTGCAATTACACTAGGTCTTTGTAGCTCTATAGAACCTGTTATCTCAGCCTTACCGTAAAAAGGAAACAAAGACTGGGATACTGCTTGATTAAAGTTAACAATAGAAGATGTAGGTATATTATATATAGCGTTACCGTCTCCTATTAGAGTTGTTGCAGATAATGATCCAGTTATTTGTACATTGTTAGTAGTAGATATAAAACTACCTGTAGGTCTAAATAAAGTACCACCATCATATCCTCTAGGTCCTCTCTTACCTTGAGAAGCTACAGTTACAACCTTAGTATCTGGTTTTACTATTACTACATTGTTAGGAGTCTTACCAGACTTTATGTTTACCTGCTCATCATCTTTTGATACTATAATTCTCTTAGACATCAGTAAGTTACTTCTTTACTAAGTTTAATTTTTCCTTGTAGTACTCTATTAACTACTTCACAAGTACCACTCCCGCTCACAATCTCTAAATCATAGTAAGCCTGATCAAATGTAAACGCAGAAGAAGATAAGGCACTAATACTAATGCCTATACTACCAGAACTAGCAGGCTGTATTTCTCCGTTAACTTCTGGAGTTAAGTCTAATCCTGTTCCGCAAGGTGTTAATGTAGATGTTAAAGATGCATACAAAACACTTCCTTTAGGAGAGTCTCTTATCTGCATCCTTGCTGTATATTCAGTTAAGTCAAAAGGAGTTCCGTCAGAATCTTTATAGTCTATTCTAAAGTCAACAGTAGTGCCTTGTTCAATAATAAAGTTATATATGCCAGCAGCCATACTATTCTTTATATATAAATAGTATGAAAACTTTTATTATTATACCTCTATACTAATAACTTCACCTTTCCAGAACTCTTGTAGATCGTCTTTTTTAGTTTTTAACTTCTCCCACACAATTTTCTCATATTCTTGATCCACTTTACCAAGTAAATGAGTATCTTTTACCAAGGTTATTGGTAAAACCCTTCTTCTAAAAGAATCTTCATCTGGATACACCTCAAATATAGAAACTAATCTTATTTTGTGTTTCCAAGATATACGTTCTTCCCCATCTTCTCCGTTAATAATATGCTCAAAATCCTCCCTAGTAATAGAGTAAGTTTTTAGAACAAGAATAACAGACTCCAAATTTACTGTCTCTTGCTTCCAAGGCATTTTAAAAACTAGCATTTTAAGTTGTTTTTACTATTGTTTCTAAATCATAAATGTCATTAGTATCATAAGGACACTGAATTGGGTCTCCCCAAAGCTCATAGTCATATAAGTAAGCTTTTATATTCTTAAATCCTTCCATATACTCCCTTTTAGGAGTGATATTATTGTGTAGGCTATATCCAAAAACCGTAGGAGATGTTCCATTCCACAATACTGTAGAAGGAAGTCTAAAGGCAGCTGCTGCATGCTGTAGACATGAGTCTATTAAAATCCTCTTATCAGCTATCCTAAGTAAAGATATTAGCTCTAAATTGTATTGAGGACCTACTATATGCTCTACTCCAGGAATCCTATTCTCTTTACTCTTACAAATTTGAATAATGTGATGTGTTTTAGAGAAATGTTTAACTATACCTTCAGCTATAGGCAAAGGCATATCTCTAGACCAACTTACTAGTTGATTAACGTCATAGTTATTATCAGCGTTGTAAGGACCTCCATTTGTATGTAAAAGAAGAATAGGCTTATTTCTATTAGAGTATTTTTGTATAACTAACTCTGCCATTCTATAAGGAGTATATAAGTTAGGAAGTTCATTATCATACTCTAATCCAAAGGCCTCGCACCAACTTTCTATAAGATGTCTCCTTTGATGAATATGGTCAGTAGTAGCATAAGGATCATTTTTTAAGATAATAGTATCCTTACCTCTTACATAATCATCATAAAAATAGGGGGTATTTCCTAAGCCATACACCCTCCAACAATCAGGGTTCCATAGGAACACCTCTGGATAACCACATACTACAATAATTTTTCTATCGCTATACTTCTTTTTTACAGCCTTTAAAACTGCCGTAGCTGCTATGTGTTTCCCTAAACCTCCCTCTATATGTACAATTACATATTTTTCGGTATATGCAAAATCAGTAAAAACTGTATCCACTTCTTCATGCTCCTCTAAAAATAATGGATCTCCTGGTAACTCCATAATAACGAATTTAATTTATGAATAATATAATCTTAAAACTTCTTTTAAAGCTGGGTGTCTATGGTTTTCTAATAATTCTACAATATAAACATAAGAACTATTCTCTAAGTTCTTTATTTTTGATAGTCCACTATCTTCATTATACTTTAAATCCACCTGTCTATAATCTCCGCAAAACATCATTTGACTGTCTTTACCTAATCTACCTATACACATAGCAGTTTGCTCTACAGTAAGGTTTTGACACTCATCAACAATACAAACAGCATTGTCAAAAGTAAGACCTCTAAAGTGAGACAAAGATACTATCTCTATAGCACCATCTTCAAACATTTTCTCTATTATGTTATCTTTTGAATAAACCTTTCTTATGTTGTCCATTATAGGTATTAACCAAGGCTCCATTTTCTCCTGAATACTTCCAGGTAAAAACCCAATATTCTCAGAAGATACTGTAGGTCTAGTAATGACTATCCTATTTATCTCCCTTTTAAAGTACTTATCCAAAGCAATCTGTATACTCAGTAGAGTCTTACCAGTTCCTGCTTCTCCAAAGATAAAATTATAAGGGTGTTTTAGTATCTGTTCCTTCGCTAACTTCTGCTCTTCAGATAAAGATATTGAAAACTTTACACTACTCTTAGGTGCTTTCTTCTCGATGTTTTCTGCCATCTATTTTATAGGTTTTGTGTCATATATAAATATACACCTAAAACAAAAAAACCCTGGCAAAAAGCCAGGGTTTAAAAAATATCTATAAGCGACAGAAAACCTTAAATAGTCTCTAGACCTCCTACATAAATCTTTCCATAAAATTCAGGTCTCACAATCTTCTTAGCATAGCGAGTCTGGATTCCTTTTCTTGGAGTGAAGTTTTCAGGGTCTAATACTGTAGGTGTCATCATAATTGGAATATAAGGAGCATAAACAGCACCAGTTTCCAAGAATTGAGATCCTCTATATCCCATCAAAATAGTATTCTCAGTCATATAAGGATTCTTATAAACTGTATATCTGCTATTAAGAGTACCTACTTTCTGAACACCCATTGCATACTGATCTTTAGTTCCATCAGTATTAGCAGCGTATCCAGGGATTGACTCAAGAACAGTAGATACAGTTGGAGAAACTACCATAAAGTTAGCTCCACCACCCTTCAATACTAATCTGTGAATCTCGTTAGATACTTTCTGTAGTTTAGTTCCTAAAGTCTGGAACCATTCTCCTTGAGAGTTGTAGTATCCACCAGTTCCTGCTGACTGCTGAGTAAATCCGTTTCCATTCCATACTTCATTGTTTCTAGCAGACCAGTACTCAACAGTTTGAGCATTCTTAATAAGCATATCAAGAATTTCCAAATCAATTTCGTGAGAAATATACTCAGAAATCATAGCAGTTAATTCTGCCTCAGCATCCAAAGAATGATATGCGTTCAAATCCTGAGCAAATTCATCAGTCCACTTAGTCTTTAACTTACGAGTCTTAGCCGTAATCTCTTCAGATCTAAGTTCTAAATTAATTTCTGGAATATCTAACTGAGAGTCAAATGTTGCAGAAGCTTGTCCTGCTTCAAAATCACCTCTTTCAATAAACGTAGGCTGCTTAGTATAAGTTACTACAGCGTTAGCAATATCTCCAGCATCAGTAGTCACTGCTACAATAAATTCGATATTGTTTGATGCATCAACTTTTGTAAATGCAGGGTAGTAAGATAAAATACCGCTACCACTAATTGCAAATGCTCTAACAGCCTCCATATCAGGCGCACTAAGAGATGATGTAGCAACAGTTACTTTAGCAATATTAGTTCCTGCACTTGCAAGAGAAGAAGATACTACAGCATCATAGTTCAAAGCAGCATCCCAAGCAGCAGTTGTAGAAATAGATGCACTTGTATAAGATACAGATGCAGACACATCATTAGATGTATAAGAGAATCTACCTGCTCCGTAGAAACCTCCAGTACCTGGAGTTCCTCTTCTAGAATCAGTTACACCGAATACAGAATCTTCTTGAGAAGTTCTTCCAGATCCAGTCTGGAACCCACCTTGGTTTGTTCCATATTTGAAATCAAGGAAGAATACAAGACCTGTAGGCATGTTCATAGGTTGTACAGAAACCATATCTTTAGCAGAGATCTCTGTAAATACACGTCTAACAAGTGGAAGTGCTACACCTGCCCACTCCTCAGAGTTGGCTTCAGTACCAGTTCTGTTGGCTTCAACAACTAATTGTCTAGCTTGATTCTCTAACAAGATAGCCATATTAGACCTTTCCTGTTTTCTATCATCAAGACCTTCCAACAAACCTAGCTTTTCCCACTTCTTAGTAAGACCAGCGACCTCAGCCTTTCTAGTCTTATTAAAATCGGTTGGCAAAAAGGATTGAATGTTCATTTTTTCTTAATTAAATTTTTTAAATTAAATAATTCCTGCAAGTTGTTGTAATCTGCTAACTACCTTATTCTCCTCTAAAACCTTTTCTTTAGCAGGCTTCGTGTTGCTTAATGTAGCTTTAGAAGCTCTAGACTCCTTAAGTCTAGCAACTTTCTTGTTAGGATTAGACTTAATTTCTTTGAGAGTAGTACTTAAAGAAGCGTAGAGTAATTTTGTCTCTCTAATAGTAGTCGCTCTGTCAAAAGTTTCTAAAATAGAAACCTTCTGGCTCTCATTAAGATTATAAGATCTAAAAATCTTTCCTGAATAAAGGAGCTTGGAGTTGATTAACATTGCCTCATTCATTTTTCCTTTAAGGAAAGAAATTGTTTTGTAAGCTTCTTTTAACTCGTCTTCTAGTTCTTCCACCTGTTCTTTTGTAGGTGCAGGCTCTCCATCTTCCATTTCCTCTTCTCCACCTTCCATCTCAGCAATCAATTCATTGATATACTCTTCGATGTCTTTGTCTTTCTTGCCGTAGCCCTCACCTTTCATCTCAGGCTCTTCTTCTTCCATATCCTCGCCTTCCATCATCTCATCTTCGCCTTCTACTTCTTTTTCTAACTCAGCAATAATTTCATCTAAGTCATCTCCATACATACTGTCTGGATCTTCCTCTTCGTCTATTGCCTCGCCTTCCATATCTTCTCCCTCTGCTTCATCCATAGTCTCTTCTTTACCTTCTAAGTCTTCTTCATCAACTTCAAAGATAGTTTCATCCATTGTCTCTTCCGCATCTTCTAACTCCTCTTCTTCAAATAAGTCATCTCCCTCAGCAAGTCTGTTGGAGATCATATTTTTAATTTGAGGAGCAAATGTTTCTGCTAGACTAGCCTTAGCATTCTCAATAGCGATATCTCTGAGAGCTTTAGCTTCTGCGATTGATTCTTTAATTAAATCGGCCATTTGTTATAATTTTTTTGTAAATTAAGATATTATAAATCTTAAAAAAATATTCTAATTCTTATTTAGGTATATATTATAGATATACCATCTACTATATAAGTATATAGTAATTACAAAAAAATTACAAAAAATAAGATTTTTTTTTAGTTACAGGGACAATATTCCCCTATATCACATATTATATCAGTGATTAGTTTATTTATTTTTGCTGTCTTGTTGTTTGCATCTCCCACACTTTCTCTAACAGGATTCATAAATGCTCCATGAGTCGAAGGGTTAGAAACAAAGTCAAAACATACTAATTCGAAATCTTCTTGTACTTGCAAATACTTCTGCCTATCTTCTGTAAATACTTCTTTTACAGAACCTACTCCTCTAGAACTAATACCCAAAGTAACTCCAGACTCTAGTAATGATTTTAGAATATTACCAGAAGGTGTAGGGAGTACCTCTACCTTACCCATAAGATCATCTCCTTCCCACCACATTTTTATAACATTATGGGAAGCATTTGCTAAATTAACTACAGATGAATTACCACTCCAAAAACTTTTTTTATTATCTCTACAGTAAAAAGTTTCATTATCTGTATTTATGCAATAAACATTACCCTCGTAATCTACTTCTTCAACATCTATAAATCTAAAATCTAAATGAATGTATTTAGACTTCTCAAACCAAAGCCTATATAGCGTCTTTTTATTTTTATGTTGTATCACTCTTCCAGCAAAATTATAATCTTTTTTAGACACTTGCTCTTTTATAACCCCAGAAGATCCTACTTTAATTAATATCTCATTTAAGTCTTCTATCATACCTTTTGAAACAGTAAAAACAGAACACCTATCATACCCATTACTCCTAACTATAGTACCATCTCCTTTTATATACCACTCTAAGAAAATATCTAATAATTCTGGATGGCTATCTTTTATAAATTCAGGTATTCTTTTAGTATACACATTCCCAAAATCTTTTAAAAAAGTATGCAATCTCTGATCAGATACTTTTAACATAACGCTTTTCAAAGACTTGGGATACTCTTTCCAATGTAGTTCATCACTTAATTCTTTTAGTATAGACTTAAACTCATCTAAAACTTCTCCTTTGTTTTGAGTAAAAGTTATAGAATTAGATCTCCCTGATTTATCCACACCTCCTTCAGCAAAATAGAATCCCAAAAAGGCGAAAAAAGCTTTAGTGTTCAGAACTAAAGGTTTAGATTGCTCTTCAGATCTTTTCTTAGAAGACCTTTTATTAGTTTCTACAGGATCTATAGTAAAAGAATCTTCATAAGCATCTTTTCTCCAAATACCTGTTTTAGGTATAGCTAAATGAGATACCTTTATTTTTTTAGATAAATCTAATATTTCTTGTGCAGTAATAAAAGTGTTCACACCATTTCTATCTGTGACTATAAATTTATGATTAGGAGTTACAGTCGTATTAATGTTTTTACCTTTTATTACCACCATCTTACCTTTATACGGCTCATTTATTACTTTATTTATAGACTTTACTTCTATTTCATTAGTAAATCTATTTAAAGTAAAAACTTTTTCAGAACCAGACAAATCTTTAAGATACTTCCATCCATCTGTTGTCATTAATTCAGCTGAAGATGTTAGGCACTCTGGGTGGTCCAATTCACCCAATGCTCTATTTTGAGCTACAAACTCCTGATTGTACTTTTCAGCTTCTCTTTGTAAAACATCTTTAGGGTAAACTCTACCATTCTGATTCTTTGCTCCAGCTCTTTGTAATACTCCAGAGACTAGTATCTTGCCATTAATAGAAATACTCTCCTGTATTATACTAGGAGAAATATTAAATGGTATATATTCTACTAATAAATCTTTCATCTTTATTTATTTTTTTTACTGCTATAAGCTTTGATTGTATTTTTATAAGATTTTTTAGCTTTCTTAAAAGGGAGTTGATAAATTATATCATCTTGTTTCTTCTTATCTGATTTTCTTGCAGGCTTAGACATAAATATATTAGGAGATTGATATCCAGCTACATTTGCAGAAACATTCTCTTCAACTAATTCTGTAGGCAATTCTGCTATAATAACTTTAGGAGTAAAACCCATAGCAGCTGCTGTAGATAATCTAGTATTACCAGCAACTAAATGATACCTATCTCCAAACTTTAAAATAAGAGGTCTTTCGTATGTATCATTCTCAAATTTACGTTTTAGTTTATCAGGATTGGTCTTATTATATGTATTAGCAACTTTATATGCTGCATCCATATCACCCTTCTTAATATCGTTTGATTCTGTATTTTCTAGCTTCTCCCACACTTTTTTATCTAAAGTAACCTCATCAGCATCATAAAACAACTTCTTTAAACTATCAACACTTATCTCTATGCCCTCATTTCTTTTTAAGTCCTGAGCCACTCTCTGTAATTCGCCTAACTCTCTATCTATAGAGGTATTCTCTAGTAGAACATTAAGTTGATACACTAAAGAGTTTCTATTCATAAAAATTACTTAAGCTCCTCTACTAATTGATGATATCTTATTAAAGAAAGGTACTGAGATTCTGTTACAAAGTTTACATTCTTTATCTCAGGAAGTAGGTTCAGTATTTCTTTTAGTTTTATAATAAGAACTGTATCTTTTGTATTAGCTATAGACTTTTTAATAGATTCGCTAATATAATCTACTTGTTCTGCTATAAACTTCTTTGTGTCTAAACTATCAACTGAGTTGAATATAAAGTGTCTTAGTATAGCTTTTTGGTTTTCGTTTAAACTACTAAACTTGTTATTAAACTTCTCCACCAAAAGTTTAAAGGTCAGAGCCTTCATCTCAGGATCTAGACCTTCCAATAACTCACTCTTCTCTTGGCTATGCTCTTTTCTCTCACTTATAATAAAGTTAGCTACATATAGTTTATTCTTAAGATATAAGTTAGGATTTTCAGAATCTTTATACTCAAACAAATTAAATAAAGATGCATATACTTTATAATTATCTACTTGAGTTTTTAAGAATAAATCTCTATCAAAATTCTCGTTTATTTCTTTTATTAGATTATATTTATCTTTTTGTAGCTTATCGTCATCTATAAACTTTCTACTGCTTATAGCTGATTCTACTATTTGTAAAGCAAAGTTAGAATCTTTTTCCTTAGCTTCTAATATAGAATTATATAGTTTTAACTCCTCCATTAAAGGAGAATCTTTTCTAAAATATTTCTTTATAATAGAAACACTAGTAGGTTTTTTTCCTTGAAGTACATCACTGGTCATTTGTCTTATGAGCAACTCATACAACAGACCAGTATTCTTTAACTTCTTATGCTTAAATTTTTTAGTCATATTTATGACATTTGTTTATATATAAGTATATCAATCTTCTCCTAACATTTCATTTAAAGGCTCTTTTTTAAATTTCTTATTCAAAGAGTCTATTAAATCTTTTGTTTCATTAAAACCTCTTGTAGAAAATCCAGTATCAGACATTGTTCTTTGGAAACCTAAAGGGTCTCTGCCATTGGCTTTATCCCTATCTGTACCAAACTTTCTTAAAGATTTAGGTCTACCTCCCTTATCCACATACTTATCATCCTTTTCTAAATCAAATGCAGTTATCTTATCATCCTCTTTTCCTATCTGCATCTGTGCTATAGAATGCGGAGTTCCTTTTACTTCTCCCGACTTTTTAGGGTCATTACCTTCACTCTCCATTTGAGTAAGTCTCCAGTTAGTAGCTTGATCTTGAAGTATCAAATCTTCTTCATCCTTCCATTCGTCAGTAGATAAATTAAGAACATTCTCAAATATAGCTTTCCTAGAAACCATCTTAGAATCCTTCATAGCATTAACAAGATTCATCTTCTCGGTCATTATCTCAACCCTCTGTCTTTCATATACAATAGAAGGATTATTTAGTTTAAGTTCAAAGTCAATTAAAGAAGCATCAGTATATCCTTGTAAGAATAAATGTATAACTGCAATCTTATTTAATTCAGACTCAAATATACTTTGTATCCTTTCTATAGTTCTAGCAAATCTAACATCTTCAGCAGCTAATAAAGCTTTGCCATCCAGGTTCTCATCGAATCCTAAGAAAGCTCTTGGTATTTTTAGAGCAGCCATCATCTTCTGCTTAATATAGTCAACATCCTCGATAAACCCTTCATTTCCAAGACCTTCTAAAGTCTCTATCTCTGTACCAGCATCTCCACCCCTAACAGGAATGTAAATATCCTCAACCATATTTTGAAGATTAAACTTCAAATTATACTGCCCTGTCTTCTCGTCAATATAAGGAATCTTTTTTGTACTGTCTATAATCTTCTGCATATACTGGTCTATATCATTAGGAGATAAGTTCCCAACAGACACTTTATAGACTCGTCTTTGAGGCGCACGCATAATTCTATGAATCATCATAGCATCTTCCATAAGGGCTAATCTTTTAAACTCTTTTCTCGCAGGCTCCAACATAGACCTACCATAAGGAAGAAAATTAGTATCAGAGAGAAGTCTAAAATGAGCAATTTCATAATATGCGTATTCATCTCTAAGTAAAGGATTTCTATTAGTAAGAGGATCGTACCTAAACCTTACATCATAGGGATTATAGTTTGGAAAAGTCTGGTCAGAAGTATTCATATTATTTTGAACTACTTCCATCCCCTCAAGTCTTTGTACATCATACGAAGACATAGGAATAACATTAACAACCCCTAACTCTTCATCTAAATCAAGAGCTAAGTAAAAGTCACCATATTTACAAGCATTTCTAACCCAAGGCCATAGATTAAACTCTATGTTTAGAATATCATAAAATAAGTTATGTAGTATTTGTTTTATTTTATCATCTTCCGAACTTATATGTAAGATAGTCCCATCTCCAGATTTAACTGTAGTCTCATCTGCGTATATATCTAAAGCAGAAGCTAATATAGGATCTTCATCCATAGCCTCGTAGTCTCGGTAAAGTTCTAATTTTGTAGCAAAAAAGTTAGTAGAAGCATTGGGAGTATAGTATCCGTGAGACTTATAGGTATGAACTCCTGTATATCTACCTCTATAGGCACTATCTCTAGTACCAACAGACTGCATTTTTGAAGTATCGAATACCTTAACTTTTCTTTTTCCTGTTCTCCTAACTATAACTTGAGTTGAGAAAAGACTTGCTAACCTACTTCTAAAAGAATTATTTTCCATAAATTTTATTGTATAACTATAAATATGTAATATTAATTATAAAAGCCACCTAAGATCTTCTGTTTCATTATTAGGAAGTTTCTGAGTATATTCCTGTCTTCCTGTATTGTTTGGCGTATAAACGGTTCTTGTAAAAGTATCCAAAGTTTTCTTATGTAACTCTATACCCTGCTGTCTTAATCTCAAAGCAGTATCTCTTATCCAAAAGGCCATAGCCCAAGACATTGTCAAATCATCATTATAACCTTTTTGTGCCTCTGCTCTTCCATTCTTCCATATAAAAGTTTCAAACTCATCCAAAGAACGCTTACTCCTACATATAGGCAGTTTTTCTCTAAAATAAGTTTCTAGTTTAGATACCATAACAGGTCTAGTTTTCATATTTATAGAAACTCCAGGAGTCATCTTAGACTTATCCTGAACATCATAACCTCCTATAAGATGCTTAGCCGCATCGACATAAGGGTCATTCTTATAATGATAAAATAAGTTTTCATAATTCCTGTCTATAGCAACTTGCACGGTATCCCAGCCAATACCGTTATTATCTATAACAAGTAAAGCATTATTCCATTCAGAAGCCACTGCAACTAACATATTACCATAATCCCTAGTAGATATAGCACCTTTATACTCTGCTACTTGTGTTACATTTTCTACATCAATAACTACAAAAGCACTTTCATCTTCTCCATCACCTCTAGCAACATCAGCAGACACTATATAAGTTTTACTGTATGAAGGATATTCCCATATCCAATAGTTGCCATCAAAACCTCTTGTCTCTACAGGTTCTTGTTCATAAGTATCCCTATACCATTGAATTAAAGTACCTTCTAATACTGAATGTCCAGAAGTTAAAAAGGAGCAGTCATTTTCTTGGGCTGCCATTTTAGGACCTAATAGATCATCTTGAGCATCTCGCCAACTTTTATCCCTCTCAGGATGTACATACCAAGGAAGTCTTATAGGTAAAAATTCTTTACCTTGCTCTGCTTCTACCCATTTTTTATGGAATAAGTTACCAGTACCGTTAGGAGAAGATATTAGTATAGCACTACCACCAGTAGACAGTGTAGATTGTGCTGCTGCCCAAATGTCATCTATAATGTCAATATGCGCTGCTTCGTCTATAACTAATAAGGACAAAGCTTCAGAACGACCTGCATCCACAGAGGCTGCTACAGCTTTTACCTGAGAACCATTCTTAAACCTTAAAGAAAGTTTATTATCTTCTATAGCTTCTCCCTTTAGCCACATAGGTAAATTTTCGTGCATCACCCGAACTTTTGTAACTAAGTTCTTTGCAACCTCTTGTTTTGTAGCTACTACTAAAACATTAAAATCAGAATTAAAGAGCATTTTATATAGAACATAACCAGCGGTTAAAGTGGATAATCCTAGCTGCCTTCCTTTATTTATTATAACATATCTATTCTCCTCAAAGTCGAATAAACACTGTTCCTGGAAAGAGTATAAATTAAAGTTTACTTTACCTTTTTTAGGGTGCTGTACCTTACAATACTTCTTCATGAAGTGTATAGGGTCTATACTACACCTTTTATACTCTTCCGCTATTATCTGTTTTAAGGTCTTTTTAGCCATATAACTATTTCACATTTGCCACAATAGTAGAAGAAAAGTATATAGTACCTGCTCCTACTACAAACCATACTATAGGTTTATCCCAAAAAGGTCTTTTAGTTGTTTTTATATATTCTTGATACGATTCTATATTCTTCTCCAGTAATGAGTATTGAGCATTTCTTACTGCTATATACCTCTCATTGTAATCAACTAAATCATTTAGTTGTGAATTATTATACTTATACTGCTCAGCCAATCTTAAATTAAGTTCATTTTTTCTACTTAATATTTCTACCTCAGTTTCTAAAGAGTCTATATACTCATAAATTCTAACAAGTTGATCTGAAGTAAAAACAGTGTCTGCTTGTTGGCCGTAAGATACAAAAACTGTAAGCAAAAACGTAATTAAAATATATAACTTTTTCATTATAAGTTTTTTAGTTTATTAGAGATATCTTTTAAAGATTTAGTATTCTTATCGCTTTCTTTTTTTATATTATTTTTTTCTTGCTGTATTTTCTCTATCTCTTCTTCTATGTCTTTTATACTTTTTTTCTTATCTTGTATCTCATTCTCTATATTATTTTTTAGATCATCTAGTTCTTTTTTCTTATCATCATTATCGTCTATATCTTTTTTTACTTTCTTGTCCGCAACATTTTTCCTAGTACCTAAAAAAATCTGCAAAGTAAGAACACTCACAATTACTATAGACAGAAAGTTTTTTATAAGATTATCAATGCCTCCAGAACTGGATGTATTTTTTTTCTTAAATAATAAATACAATAATATTAATATAAGTAAACCTCCGCCAGCATAATAATAGAACTGTGGCTGTTTAATAAATTCCAGTGCTTGGTTAATTATTTGCATCTTCTTCTTTTTGTAAAGGACCTAATATGTCATTTTTTAACTTCTCAAAGTCTCTATCTATCTTTTCTAATAGAGCTTGTTTATTTTCTGATTTCCAGACCTCTTTACTTCCGTCTTCCTCTACGTATTCTATAGACTCTAGTGCTTTTTTTATAATCTCTTTTTCTACTTCTGCATCCTTAAAAAAAGATGTAGCCGATTCTAAATGCCTCTTTCTCTCATACTCCTTAAACTCTCCATTAGCTTTAAGATAAGTTTCATACCTAGCTAAACAATCTAAACACATACCATGAACGTCTCTTATCTTTTTATCATGTATAGTATATTTAGCTGTTTTCTTTTTTTCACAGTTATCGTAACAGTTAGGATAAGTGTTTAACTCCTCCCGAACTTTATCCAGTATTTTAGTAATCTTTCTCCTCTTAACTCTATACCCCTGTTTCTGCTCCCATTCTACCACATCTCCATTAGGCATAGTCTCTTCCCATATCTCCCCTACCTTTCTAGTTTTAGTATCTTGTTTTTTTTCGTATCCTACCGTTGTTTTTCTTTGAAAACGGTGAGTGCCTGCCAACATCTCCTTGACAGCTTTTATGTTCTGTAACTTAGACATATGTTATGTTTAATTAATTAGAAAAATATCTTCTCAGCTTATTACTTAACGTTTGACTATCAGCCTTCGGTAATTCCTTAATCAAGTCAATAATAACCTCAGCCTTTTCTTCTTGATTTGAAATATTACCTACTAATCTTTTAAAATTTTTACCAGCAGTAGTTTTAAACAAAGCAGACACTAATTCGCTAGACTCAGGCTCTTCTTCTTTTGGTTCCTCATCTTTCGGCTCTTCTTTTGGTTCTTCCTCTTTAGGCTCTTCTTCCTTAGCTTCAACATCTTTTGGATCCTCAGCAGGAGTTTTTTCTTCTTCTTCTCTTATCTCTTTTAAAATAGTCAACAATTCATATAATTCTCTAACGTCTTCATTCGTAAACTTTCTTTCAGCCATAGACTGCTGCTGATTAGGTCTCGGCTTTTGACTAGGTAAATCACGTGTAATATTTAATACCTGCTGCTTTGTTATTTTACCTGTATTATATAAAGAATGGAGTAAGTCTTGCAATAATGCTAATACTTTATCTTTAGTTAATTCTTTAGTTTCTAACCCTTGCTTTAAAAAATCAAAACCTCTGTTTATCTTTTGTCCTAATTTTTTTAAGTCTGCTTCTGAAAGTTGTCTCCTTTTCATTATAGTTTTGTTTTATAATAAATATTTACTATAAATATACCATAAAAAAGTTTTATTATCTATAAGGAGTTCCTCCCGCCCACATTACCAAACTTTTTCTAACTCCTCTGGTGATAGGAGATACTCTATGCATAAAAAAACTAGGGAAAACAGCAGCATTTCCTATACCTTTAGGCATAGTTAAAAAACTTGTACCGCCTAACCACATCTGTAAGTCACCTCCCTCAAAATCATCTGCCTCGCATATTTGTACAGAAATAGAAATTTTCCTATAAGAAGCCTCCCCAGATCCTACATCCATATGCCAATCATAATGCCCGTTTTCTGTAGCGTAGTACTCAGTATACTGTATCATATCAAACATAGTGGTTATATCTAAATTCCACATAGAATTATTTGCAATATTCATTATATCAAATAATCTATAATACAACCATTCCCAATCCTGGTTTTTTGGTATCCATTTAATAATAGAGGTTCTTATATTAGTTTCTCTACTGCTATCATCTATAATAGCGTCTTGAGAGGGTATATACTCTACAGAAGTTAGTATGCTATCTATCTCGTCCTTAGTTAAGGCATCATTAAGAAAATAGTAATTACCAAAATTACTTTGTCTAGATTTAAAAAAATAAGATGTTACCATAAATAGTTTTTATTTTATTAAAGTACACTATTCGCAAAATTACTCATAACTATCTTCATCAAACTTTTTCTTCCAAAATGAATCTGGATACCATGATGCCATAAAAGTATGTTTAGCAATGTTACTATCAAAATAGTCCCAATCAATGTACCCTATATTATTTTCATCACATTTTTTTAAAATATCTTTATAATCACAATGTTTCTCTAGCCCTAAATAATCATATATACATTTTGCATACCAATGAGGTCCTAACCACATTTTTTTTTCATTAATTGTTTTTAACATATATGATACAAACTTACCTTTCTTGTTTGAAATATAGAGACATGAATTAAAGTCTTCTACTTTGGATTTTTTCTGATATACTATATAGTCATCTTTACTATCTAACTTAAGATTATCTATATTTGCTAATAATTTGTAATCAACATCTAAATAAATACCGCCATGCAGATAAAGAACGTACACTCTTAGTAAATCACTTTTCATCGCAGGATGGTCTAAAGAATCAAATACTGATCTTAAAATTTTAGGCATATCAGGTATATTACTATCATTCCAAAAAAAGTAATTGTATTCTTTATGCTCTTTTTCTATTTCTTGCATATATTCTTTTATGTGTTTAGGTATTCTTTTATTACCTAACCATATTTGATGTATATTTTTTAACATCCACAAAGATATCTATAATATTACTTAATATTTTATAAAACTGTTTTTTTCTCTATTTTCTGCACCCACTCATAATACTTTTTTGACGCAGTGTTATTTCGTATAGACAAGTTTAAATTGTATGGAAATTTATTTGTAAACTTTGCTTTAAAAAATAGACCCCCTTTATCATCAGTAACCCCCGCATTATGCATTATATTGTATTTATAATAGTCTTCTTCTGTTGATGTCCCCCAACTAAAATCTAAATCTGGATCACATCTAGTAATATAGCCTCTTTTCCAAGCGTTCCATAAAACTGCCCACATATCTGCACACCATATTTGTATCTCGTGATAATCTGGATCCTTTTTTTTCTTTTCACTGTTTAAACTTGTTACCTCTACAAACAGATTTTCGGAGTCTTTTTCTACATCTTCCCAATACTCCCTGTCTACATTCTTCATAATATATTGTGCGCCTATACTGTTATCATTATTTTTTATAATAATGTCTGGATCAATGTCTATAATATCTATCATTTTGTTAAAGATATCATTTCCTTTTCCTATAATGTAGTCATAACTTATGTACCATTTAGTATCACTACCGTACCAGGTATCGTCCTTTTTGTACTTGTCTAAATCAAGAGGTCTTGTAAAGATTATGTCGCAATCGTGGTAAAAAATCACTTCGTTTTCCAGATACGGGTGATTTTCCCAATGCTGTTTTAAGATATTAGGCCTGATACTGCTTATATAGTTTTTGGTCTCTCTAGTATCTTTATAAAAGAAGAATCTTGCAGCATAACCATGTCTTAATTTATCCCATTCTTTAGGTATAGTATCTTCTACATAACATACAACATCAACGTAATTTAGGTTTATCCCTATCTCTATCATATTATTCAATAAAACTTCTACTTGCCATGAGTAGTATTTTATTGCGGGCTGCGCCATTATAAACCTGATCATAATCTTTATTTTAAATTAAGTGCCTCCACCTTCGCCTCCACCTTCGCAAATAGCACATGAACTGAATACCTGATCTACTATTTCTGTAGCAGTGCCTGTACTTGTGCTTAATACTGCCCAGCATTGAGAACCTCCTCCAACGATTGTAACAGAAGATCCGTCTCCTGTCGGGCTAGGAGTTAGAAGCACTGTAGATTCTACTACTCTTTGCTGATCTAACAAGGTACATCTTCCTATAAGGTACTTATAAGTTGTAGGTGCAGCTGTAGTCGTAGTAGTCGTAGTTGTAGGTGCAGCTGTAGTCGTAGTAGTCGTAGTAGTTGTAGTAGTTGTAGGTGCGTCTGTTGTCGTAGTAGTTGTAGTAGTTGTAGGTGCGTCTGTTGTCGTAGTAGTCGTAGTAGTTGTAGTAGTTGTAGGTGCGTCTGTTGTCGTAGTAGTAGTTATTCCGTAACAAGTAAAGCAATCACTATAGAAAGTAGATTGTATTTGTCCTAGATCTGTACCTACAGGAGTTCCTGATGTTATTCTGTAGCAATACCCATCTCCTAAAGTCACATAATCATTTATAGATGGCTGTGTCTCGTAATTCCATCTGTACCCTTGTCTTAGTATTATATCATTTGAACAATCTGAGAAGTATCTTAATAGTCTGTAGTATATTTTGAAAGGCGCTATTGTTGTCGTAGTAGTTGTAGTAGTAGTAGTGGTAGTATACCCACAATTAGTACTATTTGGTATAGTATATGAGTAAACTTCATAAGTTCCACAGTTCCCGTCAGCATATACGTTATAAACATACTCATCAAAACCTACACACTCGCTCCTCGTGCCTAGAGGAGTTCCTGCTGGTGTACAAGTTGTGGTGGTAGTCGTAGTAGTTGTAGTAGGTGCAGATGTTGTCGTAGTAGTTGTAGTTATACCATAGCACTCCTCACAGCTACCGTATGGAGTCATAGGCTCTAACTCTATATTAGTAGGTGTAGAAAAGAATCTAGGGGCAGGAGGACTGCCAAATGACTGTATCTCATAGCAAAAAGCACCATCTCCCCACACATCTCCAACAGTATAGGGATTCAAACTACCAGAACAAACAGAAAAATCAACATAAAGAATAGAGGTATCCAAAGTACAGTCAGTACTGTTTAGCTTGTATAAGCTTACCCATTTGCATATATTAGGATAATTTCTAAACTGTTCAGAAGCAGATACATCAGTAGAAGGAGTATTTATAGTACCTGCATATACAGGATCATAATAAGAAGCAACAGAAACAGAAATTAGGTCTGTAAAACTATCTGATGTACTTGTATCTCCACCATGCGAATTAATAGCACCTTCAATGCTCTCTGGATCATTAGCATTAGGATCAAACATTTTAAAATCACCAGAAGTAGGGACGGGCATTGTTAACCTAATTTAGTTTCCAAACAATTTAATTTATTATTTAGTTCAAGTATAGCCTTATGCATGTGAGCTAATATATGATTTTCTTTTATAGTTAAAAAACCTTCACTATCTTCCTGTACAGAATAAGGTAATACCGAACACACCTCTTGTGCTATAAAACCAGCGTCACATATACCTTTTTTTAGATAAGTATATGAGTTAAATTTTTGTAGTACATCTAGCCCACTTTTTATAGGCTCTATATCTTTCTTTAATCTCTTATCAGAGGTTGTTATAAAGTTAGCAGCAGTTATTTCTCCACAAGCATTAGTTTGAACTATAGTCGAAGCAGTATCTGTTTGAGTTGTAGTTATAGCATGACAATGAACCCCATCCGATATAATATTTGTAGTAGTAGTATCTAAAGTTCCAGGATCAGTACCAAGACTTGTCTGTATACTCCCAGATATTTGAGCATTTAATTGATCTAAAGATGTATATACAACTTCTGCACTACCTCCTTGATAAGTTCCTGTAGGGTTATTTATAGCTAATATATGAGTAGGAGACTGCTCTGCGGTTAGATTGCACGCATAAAAAGGACCTACTAAACCTACACCTAAAGAAGATGGAGGTAGTATATTAGAGTTTAATGCTGTAGAGCAAAAAATATACGCACAGTTTTGGAAAGCAACCGTTTGAGCTGTAGTTGACCCTCTCACAGTAACAGAACAAAGACTGTCTACAGAACATATAGTTACACATCCAGGTGTTGATTGGTTTAAAGTAAAGGAATTGTCCCCATAGACACACACACCATCTAAACCTGTTACGCTTATTGTAGGATCGTTCACAGTAGGAACTGTTGTACAGTACCTACCATCTAAGTCTACTGTAACACTTCCTCCTAATATCCTGTTTAAAGTTAACTCTCCATTACTTGTATTAAAAGAAGCATTGCAGACGTAGTTATTTGTATCTGTATCCGTAGTACAGTACCTACCATCTAAGTCTACTGTAACACTTCCTCCTAATATCCTGTTTAAAGTTAACTCTCCATTACTTGTATTAAAAGAAGCATTGCAGACGTAGTTATTTGTATCTGTATCCGTAGTACAGTACCTTCCGTCAAAATTTACAACTACATCACCTAGTCCTAATCTGTTTAAAGTTAACTCTCCATTACTTGTATTAAAAGAAGCATTGCAGACGTAGTTATTTGTATCTGTAGTACAGTAGGTTGCAGTGGATATAGCAGTAATGTGTCCGAGTGAATCAACGGTTATGGAGGAGATGCCATTTGTACCGTATGATCCTAAAAGTGTTGATGTATCTTTATGTGAGACAGTTAAAGTCTCATTAGAAGTTTGGTCTAGTGTAAAATCACCGATCACTGTATTTATACCAGTACCGTCTCCTTGTAATGTTATTGTACAATTAGATGCTTGAGAAGTAGAATATCTACCATCTAAACAAGCTGATAAATCAGAAAGACCTAATCTATTTAAAGTTAAACACCCGTTGGTAGTGTTAAAAGACACTCCACAGACATAATTGTTCGTATCTAATGAAGAAATAGGAACAAATACAGAAGAAGTAGACTGTCTAAACAACTCTATAGTAGCTGTTGCTCCGTCAAAAGATCCTGATATTAGACTTCCTGATACATTTAAAGGGTTACTATCAGAGTATATAGTTATAATACTACCAGAGTCAGTCGCTTGTTCAAAGAGTTCTATTGAACCGCTCCCCAACAAAGTTATAGTTCCAGAGCTTCCTAAAGAAGAAGTACCTACGGTAGTTACCGTATCGGAGTCAGAAGTAGCATATCTACCATCTAAGTCTACTGTAACACTTCCTCCTAATATCCTGTTTAAAGTTAACTCTCCATTACTTGTATTAAAGGAAGCTCCAGAAACATAGTCATCTGTAGGAGACCCTCCTTCAGTATCCCCTATTGAGCTAGTAGCTTCTGTTTCTATACAAGTAACATGTCCGTAAGTATCTAAACATATACTTTTTATGTAAAGACTTCCATTTGAAACTATACTACTTTGAGTAGAGGTGTCTTCATGACATATTGTTAGAGACTTTCCGCCAACATTTAAAGACATATCTATAGCACCCCCCTCTACAAAAGAAAACGTATCCTCTGTTTTAACATCAGTCTCATCCCCTCCTTCAGACATATAAAAAATACTAGAACCAGATATAGCCGTTTGTATTAAGGTACTACTATTAAAAGTATTTATTACCAAAGACTCATCTATAGTAACGTCACTATTAAGAGTTATACTCTGAGTAGTTAATTTTATATTAGCAGGTTTACCGTTTTTACCTATAAAATCTACTACAAAAACATACTCCTCATTTATCTTATTTACTGGCAGACTGTCTAAAGGAACAAGAGTACAAAACTCATTAGGAGTATTATTAGTTTTTGAAGAAGGTTCTAATTTAATATTAGAAAAATCCCAAGTACCTATATCTAAAACGATATACAGTTTTACTTTATCTGAGTCTGAAGCTGCTGTAAACTTGTATTCTAGTCCAGTTTGAGTCTCTCCATCTCCCCCAGTTATTGTCTCTATAAGAGTTCCAAAAGTATTAGAAGTTTGTGTAAACTCTTCTACAGCTGGTCCACTAATATATAGTTGTGCTTTAGGTGTCTTTCCTGTAGCGTCTTTTCTAGAATGAGCGTTTAAAATTATTTTATAAACATTCCCTGCTTTTGCAGATCCTAAATACTGATCTTTTACAGATATAGCCGTTACCTGAGTACCATCTACTGGAGCTGATGTAGACAAACTGTGCATGAGTTTATCATCACTATGGGTAGGTGTTGGAGCAGAACCTAGTGACTGATAGTTGAAGTCACTTAAAGAATCGGTAGCTGTTGCTACTGTTTGATATGTTTCTGCTGTATAATAATTAGATACATCTGCACTAGATGATACATCTCCCGCACTTTTATACTCTATACCAGTCCTAGGATCCATTGTAAAAGAACCTGTATCCTGCATTTTATTCGGATACTGCACATCAAAATCTCCCAACAACATAGCATCTCCTACAGCACCCACAGGCTTAGCAGACACTCTCACTTTATCTACCTGTCCATTAGAAGTCGCTACATTATCAAAACAAAGCTGGGCATAGCAAGTAACTTTTTGACCTCCTGTAGTAGAAACAGACTTATTATACTTTATAGTATACGAAGAAGATGTAAAATCTTGAACGAAAAGACTCAGCTGCGGATTACTATAAGAAAAAGAGTTATCTATTCGTACAGTAGTTGAGTTTAATACTTCTATTATAGTAGCGGTAAAATCTGGTAATACTCCTATAACAGACAGTAATTGAGTAGGTACAAAAGAATTTATGTTAGGAGTTATGGTAATAGTAGACCCTACCATATCAGCCGTAAACTCAGCCGCAGAACTAACCAAAGTAGGAAACCCATCAGAATTAGATGTAGGACTTCCTAAAGTGGTATTAGATTGAGAGTTATTTACTTGAGAAATAGGTCTGCTGGAAGTACTAGATTTTGTAGTAGGCTTATCTGCTATATTCGGAGAAAAGGTGCTAGAAGTTGTTACAGAATTGTAAGTTAAAGTGCCTGTACCAGTATGCTCTGTAGGCCTTTCTACACCACCTTTATCCTGATAAGGAAGACACTTAGACTGCACATTTACAGAAATATCTTTCTTATCTTTTTCAAATACTAAATCTTCAGGATCTTCTGGAGTCTCTTCATCTTCTAATTTTTTTATAGAAGATATACCTCTCCAAATAACATTAGGATAAGAAGTATCTAACTGCTGACCAGTATCAGCATCATAAAAAGCAGTACCTCTTATAAAAAACCTACAAACCCCTGATAATGTCTCCTCTGTTATAGTTATATGTAAGATATTAGAGCCATTAGGAGTAATTTGATTAGGATACTCTACCTGTACTCTATTACCATTTCTATCTAAAACTTCTACTTCTAACTTAGTTCCTGGTACTATAGCTACACTAGGAGATAAGGTAATGGTGTTTTTACCTAACTTTAGTTCTGTAAAGTTTTTAGATACTCCAAAGTATTTTACACTATAAGTATCTCCATCCCATATAGCACCTGTATCTATAAAAGACTTTATAGCCATTTAGTTTCTTTACTATAAATATAATTTTTATAGACTTTCTAGTAAAGAACTGAATAGAATATCTTTTTCTGTTATTAGTTTTGAGTTTTTGATCATCTCCCAAACTTTTTTGTGTCCAAGAGATGAAGGGTCTTCATTATAGGGCAACTCTACATTAAAAACAGTCTTACCTATACTAATAAGATACTGAGCTATAGCCATAACAGAACTCTTAGCATCACCATCTAGACAGATATAGTAAGTAGAGTTGCTGGATTTTAGTATCTTATTCTTTATCCTCTTGTTAAGAATCTTACCCAACAGAGGAATAGAGTTATAACGAACAGATATAGCATCTAGCATGCCTTCTACTATAACAATAGGATCGTTCCAGTTAATAAATATATCGAAAAATACCTGACTTTTAGGGTGTTTAGGGTTTAAGTACATGCCCGTTTTAGGATTCTTAAACACATAGTAGTTAAGATACCCAGAACTACTGTAACTAGGTATGACTATATTACCTAAATTTTTTCCAGAATAAATATATCCTATTTTATACCGTATAATATCTTCATCAGTTAGACCTCTAGATAAAAGATAATCGTAACATATTTTAGCAATAACACTGTCCTCTTCTTTAGTCAGTAGAGAAAAGTGGTCGGGAAGAGTTATCACTTGCTCAGAAAAGTCAAAAACCTTATTATTATAGTTTTCGTATGTTTTTATCTTATGTATATCGTCTTTCCCTGCCCGCATCTTTTTCAAAAGATAAGAAACACCTTTCCCCCTCGTATGGCATACCCAACAGTTCCATAGACCAGTATCTAAATCTACCTCCAATTTTTGCTTGTGGTGATTACAAAAAGGACAATGAAAAGCATAATTATTATCCTTCTTTTGGGTCATATCTCCTAGATACTTTTTAAGTATATCTAGTTGAGAGTTCTGATTTTGCATAACTTTTATACATCTTTACTATAAAACCTTCCTAATATGTTAGTGTTAAAATAGTCATCTCTTTCTAAAACCCCTCTTTTAAACTGTTCTTTAGCCTCTAAATAAGATAACTGTTTTTTACTAGTTGCGAATATAAGTATTTTTCTTGTAAATTCAGACTGCTTACCTTCTTTTATCATAGATTTAATTTCATCATTAGATCCATAGTATGTTTTCCAGTCTGATTCTTTTATTACTCTTCTCGCTCGCTTTTTGCCTTTTAAAGGAGGTAACTTTTTATTGTGGTGTAATATCTTTTTACCTATATACTTTTTATCGGAAGGAATATGAGTTATCTCATATATAAAACCTATAGCACCTTTAGGCATATCTTCTAAAGAATCTACAGGCTTATTCTTGTGTATCCACATACTTTCTAACTTCAATTATAACAGAACCACTTCCTTTTATGAGTCTGTGGTAAGTTTCTTTAGGTATAAACACCCCATCTATGTTTTGAGGTAGTTGGTTTTCTAATTGTATTTGCCAATCGCTCATCTCCCCAACAATTTGTAATAGCCTATCTTCTCTATCTCTATGCCATACTAAATCTTCTTCATCTATATCACTACTGAAAACTCTTACGGACTTATCATACGTTCCTATTAGCTCTTCAAAAGGTTGTTCCATATCTACCAATATCCTGAATAGTTTTTACTTCCTCCCAGGGTTTTCCAAAATCTTGGGATTCTGCATGACCAATATCCTGGAGATGTCCTATCTTTTTTATTTTTACAATCGTGCCTATCTGCAAATGCTTTTCTTCTCTTTGGGTCATCTAACTTTACAGACAACTTACCACCCCCATCTTTAGCACCAAAAGATACTTTTTTTATGTTTTTGGATTGTGGGTCTCTTACATACACATAAAACTTCTTACTACCCCCTCTCTTTGGCTTTCCTAATTGAACGTCTTTTCCTTGATACTCCGCTTCTACCATTGGCATATCGAGAGGAACTTTGTTTCCTTCGTATAGTCCGTATTCTCCAATATCTGTGGTTTCTAATAGATTTATGTCCTCTTCGCATAACTGTATTTTACCTTTATTGTGTAAGGTACGACATTCTCTAAATAATTCCAAAAATTTATCAGAAGAATACCTATAGATGTTTTCCATAATAGGTATCTTATTGTCTATGTGGTATTGTAGACCTTCTGATATTGGTAATAGTTCTTTGAGTTTTATCATACTTTTATGGATTATTTTTTAAGTATTCTTTTTCTTTTCTATATAAAACTTTTTTAATTCTTCAGAAGAATCTTGTAATTGTTGGTTTGTTAGAAAACCCCCATTTTCAACTGTCTTTTCTACATATAATTTTTTTAATTCGTCAGAAGAATTGTTGTATTGTTGGTCTCCGAGATGATACCCATTTTCAACTCTTTTCTCTATATATAATTTTCTTAATTCGTCAGAAGAATCATTATATTGTCGGTTTGTTAGAAAATTCCCATTTTCAACTGTTTTCTCTATATAAAACTTTTTTAATTCGTCAGAAGAATTTTTGTATTGTTGGATTGATAGAAGAAACCCTCTTTCAGTTATCTTTTCTATATATAATTTTTTTAATTCGTCAGAAGAATCTTCGTATTGTTGGTCTGATAGAGTATAGCCTATTTCAACCATCTTTTCTATATAAAACTTTTTTAATTCGTCAGAAGCATCTTCGTATTGTTGGTCTGATATCTCATAGCCTTTTTCAACTCTCTTTTCTATATATAATTTTTTTAATTCGTCAAAAACATCTTTGTATTGTTCGTTTGTTAGATAAAACCCATCTTTAACTCTCTTTTCTATATATAATTTTCTTAATTCGTCAGAAGCATCTTCGTATTGTTGGTCTGTTAAATCATAGCCTTTTTCAACTCTCTTTTCTATATATAATTTTTTTAATTCGTCAGAAGCATCTTTGTATAGTTCGTTTGGTAGATTATAGCTACTTTTAGCCATATTTTCTATATAAAACTTTTTTAATTCGTCAGAAGTATTTTTGTATTGTTGGTCTGTTAGATAAAACCCATCTTTAACTCTATTTTCTATATATAATTTTCTTAATTCGTCAGAAGCATCTTCGTATTGTTGGTCTGTTAGAGGATGGCCTTTTTCAGCTATCTTTTTTATATATAATTTTTTTAATTCGTCAGAAGCATCTTCGTAATGTTCGTCTGATATCTCATAGCCTTTTTCAACTTTCTTTTCTATGTAAGATTGTTTTTTATCTTTTGGTAAAACATTATAGATATCACTACTAATATATTGACTAATATCCGAAACCTTGTCAATAAAATAATCTAACTCATTTTTTGGAAGTTTCTTTATATCGTTTACATCTATATCCTCAAGTTTTTCTAATCCAACTTTGTTCATAAGATGAATGTTGCGTAAATTTTTAGTTTTAAATTTACCAGATTTTATTCTTTTTAGAATATTTTTATTATTAATCAATGTCCAAGTTTTACCATCATCTAAACTGTATCTTAACGGCTCGACATTGTTTCTATCATATATAATACAAGTATAAGCATCCCTGTATCCATCATATACTACTCCTCTAAAATATGGTACAACATCTTTTTTACTTGAATCATAAAACTTTTTATATATTTCTCCAGGTTTTTCTGGCCAATCTTTCATTTTAGTAATAAGAGTTCTTACCTCTTCAGTATTTTTGTAAGTATTCCACTTACCTTTAAGTATTTTTTTAAGCTGAGACTCTACAGAGTAGTCAGTTCCATACACTTTTTTAGCAGGTTCTTTATCTAATATTAAAAAATCTTTTAAGTTTAAAACTCTCGACTCTATTATTATATCACCATAGTTTTTAGAATAACTCGTTTGAGTTCCTTCAAACTTATAGTTAGTATAAATTCCAGGACCATAGTAATCACCGTGACCTATCCTCCAACCATCAGCAGCAACTCCTTTAGGCACTTCTTTATAACTTTCAGTTCTATGATATACTATCATCCTACCTGCTGTAATGTCCTCAAATAACTTTAACTTATCTTTTAAAGAAGGCATTATATCCTTCTTTATCTTTTGAAAATATTTATCATTACCGATAAAATATTTTTTTGCGTCACCAACATCTGAGTATTTTAAAGTTATACTACCATCCTTATTTATTTGAGTATCAACTCCACCAAAAACGCTTTTAGGTATAAACTTATAAATCATCTTTAACATTAACTTGGAAGGAGTTTTAAACCCTTTCTTTTCAGCCATAGACTTTATATCGGAACTTACCATCCCCCAAACAGGAACATTCTTAGATTCTAATTCATTTAATCCTTTTAAAATATCTCGCATATTACCTGCAACGCCTACTAACTTATATAGACCTGACCTTTGAGGTCTTACTGCTACAAAACCTTTCTCTGTTCCATAAAACTCCCAGTTGTTTGCTCTACTTAAGAACTTATCCTTAGACCAAGATGTGCCTAATGATTTTTCATAAGAATCCTTAAATATAGAAAATATTCTATCTTTTGCGTCATCGTCAAGACCTTTAAAATTAAATACTTCTTCATTTAAGGTATTTATAAGCTCTTCTAATTTAGATTCTATTAGTAGGTTGTAGGTTTTCATATCTACTTAGTTTCTATATCTAACACAAACGCATTAGTTTTTGCATTAAAATCATTATTTAAAAGTTTGGTCGCTCTACTGTAACCATCTAATAAATTCCCGTTATAAACTACTAATTCTAAATTTAAATCATCTTCATCCATATCATAACCGTAATATCTATCTTCTCCTGA